ATTAGTAAATAAGAGTTTAAAAAAGAAAGGGTTGGAGAAATTTACGTTACAAGATATGCGAAAAGAGTATTTTGACATTGTAGTAAAAAAGAAACTTGAAAGTCAGGAATGGATTGATTATCATAGGAGTTTACAAGAATTACAAAAGGAAGGCGAATAACTATGAAAGAATCAGTAATCCTAGACAGTGGAAAATATGAAGTTATCTTAGACCAATCTTATGGTGAATTTAATTTCCATGCTTTACGATATGGGACAGAGTAGAGGGACTTAACAGGAGACAATTTAGTTCTTGCTATGTTTAATAAAATTCAGGATTTGAGAGATAAGTTATTGGCGTATGGAATATCTTAAAATGTTAGATTTACTAGAGAGGAAAGTGAACTATACAATGGCAGTTATATATGATTGTATGTATTGTGGAAAAGGAATCAGTTCAGACATGAATTTTGAAGGTAATGCAGTAGATTTTCAAAAATGGTTTCTTGATAAGGTTAAACAATTATCTGATAAATGTGAATGTAGAAAAGAGGATACTGGTTGTCATCATTTACATACTGAATCAACTCATCCTTATGGTTGGATTGCATGTAAAGATTGTGGTAAATTATTAAGTTAAATATTCGTTTTATGATATTTATAAAAAGAGGGAGTTAATCATGAAATATAAAATTGGAGATAGTTTTTATTTGGATGGCCAAAAGGCAATCAGTAATGAATGGTTATTTATATTTAGTATATTAAAGCCAAATTTCATAATACATGAAGCCAAATATTTATGTATTTGTAAAAGAGATATAGCTTCTAATGGTACCTTTAATGATATTTTTTATTCAATTATGGATGATGAAACTTTGGAGAACTTCGGGTATAAACTTCAATAAATAGAGAGAAAGGAAGTTTCAGATGATTTTAGGAAAAGAAGAATTGGTTAACGCATTAAAAAAAGATGGTCTATATATAGGTAAATTAGCCAATGATGGTGACAGTGACGCTCAAGAGATTATGAAATGTTATAAAATGTGGTACGATTGTCTAGGAGATAATATGTTATTTATATTATGTGAGAAAGCTTATCAAAAATGGAAGAGTAAAATCTAATAAATTTTAAAGAAAAGAGAATAAATATGGACTTAAAGAAGGCTCAAGCAACAAAAGGTGGAGTCATACATATCGCATATCTAAAATCCAATATGAGTTTATGTCTACAATATGTTGGTAAAGATGTTCAGGATATTCAAGATAAGAATGTGACTTGTAAAAGATGTATAAATGCATATGCAAAAATTGAAAATAAATAACTCAAAGAACATTCATTTGAAAGGAGAGAATAAGCAATGTTAAATCTAACTCAAGTAGCAGTTATTGATCAAGAAACATTAGATGAATTAATCAATGAAGGTGAGTGTACGTCAATTAACGATGTAAGATTTAGTGATGCTCAATTCGGAGATTACGCACAAACTGCTCTAATTGATGAAGATCAAAAATATATCATATACTGGAATGATAACATTCATGGGAATCCTGACGATTTTATGGATGGGTTTACGAGTGCTTTGCAACATTTGGATATTGAATATTCATTAAAAGAAGAAGTTAAATTAAATAGCGATATGAAAGAATATAAAGGAGTTACATATCGATAACTTGAAAGGATATTTTCATGGGATTAGAAAGATGAATAATTTTATTAAATATAAAAATAAAATATTTGACACACGTAGTTCGATATGTTATAATTAATATGTGGTTGGGTTATGTGAAATAAATAATGAATCGAGGCGAAGAAAGTGAAAGTTAAAATTCTAACCAATGATTTTATCGAAGATATTCCTGTCGGATCATTAATCGAAGCAAAATATTTTAAAAATATGTCATCAGAAGAAAAGGTAAAATGGGCAAATGTTTTAACTGGTGAGGAAGAATCACAGACATTATGGGACGATCTTGATGTATTTGTTCAAGATAGCAAGGGTGAGTGGTTATGGATGTATGAAGATGATGTTGAGATTATTGAGGAATAGATTATAAAGATGGTGAAAATTTGAATAAAGATAATCATGGTAAAGTTGGGAAAGCATTATATTTAAAATATACAGTTGATAAACTTCCTTTAAAAACAGTCAATGGGAAAGAAGTTAAAGATGGAGATATTTATAATCTTGAAAACTCATTAGTTCCAATACATATCGATAATACAACACAAGGAAATTATGAGTGTGTTTGTGAATTTGGAACTGAAGTACACTAATCCAAGGAAAGTTTAGTTTTAGGGATGAAAAGAGGTGAATTATGGGGAAAGTCTATACTATTGCAGTTAAGTTCACATATGACCTATATAAATTATATTTGTTTAAATATAGATTCAAAGGAAAAGATTATTCATATAGATGGATTACTCCAATATTTGCAGAATCTAAGGAAGAAGCAATCGAATTATTTAATAGTAGGCATATGGTTGATAATTGTGAATTAAGTCTTTGGCAATCAGAAGGAAGAAATATTACAAAAGAAGTGGTATGTTATTCATCTACTAAAAATTACTCATTAAATGAACTTCAAAGTTTAATGAATAGTAAAGATTTCTTACATTATTGTAGACAAGAATTAGGGTTAGAGAGAACTATCGAATCTTTAATAAAATAATTTAAAACAGTTATTTCATTTAAGGAGGTGAATCATGGACGAAGACTTTATAAAAAACTTGAAAATCTTTATGGAAGATTATGAAAAATTAAATAAATTTTGCAAGGAAATGTTTAATGATAAACTAATACCAGAAAAAGTTAAGAATGTGTATTCTGAAAAATATAATGCACTTCAAATACATAAGATCGGTAAATAATTAAGGAGGTGACAATCATAAGAAAAGTGAGATTCATTAAAGATTTTAAATCATTTAAAAAAGATACTTATAGAGTTATTATGGAAGAAACTTCATTGCATTATCGCATTCAAGTTAATTTAGATAGCGATGAATTATATTGGTTGCATAAGATAGATTGTGGAGATTTGTTTGTGGTAGTGGAGAGGAGTTAGAGTAAATGCTAAGTGTATTTGAATTAAGTGAAATTACCAATCATTTGAATTATTTAGTGTCAGGTGTTAAAGATAATGGATTATCAAAAGAACAAAATGCAAAAATTATGAATCTAAGTGGAAGATGTTTGGATACTATAGATGAAATTGAAGGGAAGGATGGATAAAATGAAAAAATCAGAATTAAATAGTTCAATGTTGTTTAAAATGAGAGATGAAAAAATTTATGCATTATTACCCGATCATGAAAACGACTTAGTTTTTTACGATGTAGAAGATATTAATGCAGGGTATACTGAAGGAACAGTATTTTTCAATGACATATGTGACGACTTAGAACATTGTGATGATAGCAATTATGATATTATGGCTATTAAACAATATGAAAGCTGTGTAGAAGTTTTATCACAAGTGTTATGTAATAGAGAACCTAAAGAATGGGATTGGGTTGAAGAGATTGAGAAAGAAGATGTAGAAGAAGAATCAAAGGTTGAAAACACTGTACAAAATATTACAATTAATATTACCATTGATTCAAAAATGGATATTAATGATTTTGTGAGAGAATTATCTTCAAAAATCAAAAATATCAGCAATTATTAGACCCTCAAGAAATTTTCATTTTATTGGATTATGTCTAAAATGACTATAAACTTTAATTTTAAGCAAAATTACTAAAAATAACCCTGTAACCGTTGCTATATAAGGGTTTGTGGTCATAAAATATGTATAAATAATTATGTTATATATTCTATCCAATGAAAGTGGAATTTTATGTGGTTTAGTTTTGTTAGAAGTAAGAAATAAAATTTGTTGACATGGAGATTTGATTATGTTATAATTATAGTGGTTAATAATTAAATAATATTTTATAGAGAGGATTGATTGGTTGAAAAACAAAGGCAAGTGTAGGGTTCCTGTAAAAAGAATTTGTGGGCCACCTTCTTTCAATATATTTTAATAGATCATGTGCATTAAATAATAAAACAAATAATAATTGAAAGAAGGAATTAATACATATGTTAAAAGAAACAATGAATAATGTGTTTATCGCTGGAGTTCTCGTTAAAAAAGACTTGACAATTAAAGAAGTAGACAAAAAAGATCAAGATGGTAATGTAATTGGAAAGGAACAAGCTATTAGTGGTGATCTTGTTGTAAGAACTTCAGATGGTAGTGAAATTGAAGTATCTTATTTCTCTAAAAAAGTAAAAAAAGATGGTTCTGGTGAGAATTTAATCTTTAAAGGTTTAGAAACAGTAATGAACGAATATAAAGCATTAGAGCAATTTCCAAATGAAGCAGATAATATTAAAATTGGATCTGGTCAATTCAATGTTCAAGACTACAAAGGTAAAGATGGCGAAGTAAAAACATACTCAGGAGTAAAGGGGAATTTTGCTAATAGAATTGAAGCTAAAGACTTAGAAAAAACTCCCTTGGAATCAAAGTTTGAGATTACAGGAATTATTACTAAGATTGAGGATGAATCATTCAAAGGTGAATTATCTGGAAATAAAAAAGTAACAATGAATGTGCTTGGTTATCAAGGTGCTATCATCCCAGTGGTGACTATTGTACCAAAAGCAATAGCTGAACCCTTCATATCAATTGGATTCTTTGAAGGTGGCTTCGCTAAACTGGTCGGAAAACTTGTAAACACCAAAGAAACTGTTGAAATTGTTGAAAAAATGGCATTTGGTGCTGACAATGTTAGATTAGTTACAAATACTATTAGTCGCAAGGAAGTTACTGGTGGAAATCCAATGGGTACTCCTCCAGAACATGAAATAGATGAAACTGAATATAGTCAAGCATTGACTAAACGTAAACTTAAACTTGATAAAATCAAAAACGAACCTGCTAAAGTAGCTAAACCCTCCACAAATACACCAGTTGGAAATCCTTTTGTTCAAGGAACTACAACTCCTCCAGTTACCTTTAATCCTTTTCAACAACAAAAATAGAAACAAACTTACTTAAAATTGAGAGTTGAAGTAGATTGAAAAATCATCTACTCCAACAAAAATAATAAATTAAATAAGGGGTAATGTATAATATGGCAAATTTAATGGATCTTCAACCAAATAAGGTATCAATGGATTTAACACAATATTCAATGGTTTGGATTGGTAATAGTGGAGAAGGTAAAACATTTACGTTAAAGGAATATCTTGAGTCACTAAGTACAGATGGTAGAAAACCTTTATTTCTAATGTTTGAAGATAGATATCAAAACATCCCAAACATTATGGCGATTAAAATTAATAATGTTGCAGAACTAAAAAGTACGATTTCTCAATTGAAAAATCCTCTTTTGAAAGAAAAGTTCTCCTGCCTTGTAATTGACACAGTAGATAAATTTGAAGAACTTGCTGAACAGTATGTAACAGATGGTCATGATGTAGCGATTCTTGCAGATGTCGGAACATATGGTAAAGGGACTCAATATTTTAAGAAAATTCTACGTGCAATCGGAGACCTAAGAAATCTAGGTTATCCAGTTCATTTTGTTGCACAGTCAGTTCCAGGGCAAGATTCTGATGGAACAAAAAAGATTGACATGAAACTTAGTAAAAATTCACTTTCATACATAAAGGAGGGGGCTTACCTTGTTGGGTTTATGTGGAAGGAATTGATTGAAGGAAAGGAAGAGCGTTTTGTAACTTTTAGTTCAAGTCCTATGCTACCTAATTTAAAAGATACCTTCAACCTCCCCATTAAGATTAATACTAAGGATTTAAGAACAACAGTTGAAACAGCCATAGGGGGATTAGGTGAGGAAAACATTACTGCTAAAACTACTATTGTTCAATATCAAGAAGAAACTACCTTCGAATTTATTAAATCTAGGGGTAGTGAACTTGGAGGAATTCTAGCTAATAATGGATATCTTGAAGAAGCAATGACTGTTTTGAAAAGAAATTTAGGATTAGAAGAAGATGGAGTCACACCTAAGCTCTTTGATGGATTAAAAGAAACACAATTAGATTTGGCTAAGGTGGTTGTGTTTGAATTAGAAGAATTAGTAATTAAATATAAACTACAATAAGTATTGGTTTAATGAGAATAGGGAAGTTTTAATGCTTCCCTTTCTTATATGGGAGGTGTTTATAGTTTGGGAAGAAAGTCTAAATGTAAGGGTTGTGACAAATTAATAATTAAGGAAGAAAAATTTGTTCATAGTAATAAAACATACTGCAAAGAGTGTTACGACCAAATTCAACTTACTGGACAATCATATAATTTATTAATAAAAACAATCTGTGAGTATCTTAATGTTGAAAGACCAACAGGATTGATATTCAAACAAATGAAAGAATATAAAGATCAATTGGGATATTCATATGATGGGATGGTTTATACCATGTGGTATATTAAATCTATCGAGGGTAAATCTTTCTCAGATTCCAAATATGGAATAGCACTAGTGAAATATTCCTATGAAAAAGCGAGAAATTATTTTAATAATCAACAAAAAATTGAAGCAAGTGTTCGGGATAGTAATGATAATGGTGAAGAAAAAATAAATGTAGTAAAAGTAAATATGGATAAAGTGTATGTTAAAAAGAAAGATTTTGTATTTAACTTAGATGAATTGATAAAGGAGGGGTAGTTGATGGATGTACTAGGACTGATGGACAAACGATATATTTTCTTATTATTTGGAGTATATTGTCACAACCCTCGTTTAATTTTAAATAAAAAATATGAAGCCAATGCTAATGATTTCGCAGAATCGTTTCATAAGTTAATTTTTGGTAGTATCCAAAATATTGCAAAAAAATCTAGAGTTAGTAAAATTACTTCCTTGGAAATTGAAAATGAAATATCTCAATTTCCAGCTTCTATGAGTTTGTGGAATATTAATGATGGTGCATTATACATAGAACGTGCTATTGAGGAAACTGCCGATAAAACTCAAAATATTGAATTATATTTTGACACTGTTAGAAAGTTTTCTATTTTAAGAATAGCTACAGAATCCTTGAAGATGGATATTAGTTTTATATACGATGAAAACAATGAAAGTAAATTAGAATTATTTAATAAAATGAATAGTAGACAAGTGTTAGCTCAACTTCTAAATAAATTTAATGAATTTAAGAATCTTTGGGGAAGTAGTTTTAGTGATAATTATAATTTTCATGCTGGAGATGGAATTGTGGGCATTATTGAAGATTGTAAAAATCAAGAAACAAGTTATGGATATCCTATGCAATCTGGTTATATGACTACGATTTTTAGGGGATTAAGACCAAGAAAATGTATGATTAGAAGTTCGGTATCAGGAGGAGGTAAAACAAGAAATTCTCTAGCAGAAGCGTGTAATATATCGTCTGACAAAATATTTGATTGGAATAAACATATTTGGTTGTCCACAGGAGCAAAATCACCTGTATTGTTCATTTCAACAGAATTATCCAAAGAAGAACTACAAACTTGTTTACTGGCTCATATTAGTGGAATAGATGAGGATAGATTGACTGAATGGAAAGATATCACAGAAGAAGAATCAAAAATAGTCTATGAATCGGGAGAAATTGTTAAGGAAAGTTTATTATATGGTGAATATCAACCTGATTTCACAATAGAAACAATAGAAGAAACTATAGAAACATATATTATAAATCAAAATATAACTCATTGTTTTTTCGATTACATAAATGACTCTCCTTCACTTTATGCTTATTATGGACAAAAAACAGGAACAAAACTAAGGACTGATCAAATCTTATTCCTTTTCTCAGCAGCATTAAAGCAATTAGCAAATAAATATGATATCTTCTTAGGTTCTTCAACTCAATTATCCTCCAATTACAAAGAGGAGAAAGATGGCAATGCTCTAAAAGGAAGTAAAGCAATTCTTGAAAAACCAGACTATGGTATTTTAGCTTTACCAGTAACTAGTGCGGATTTACAAAAATTAAAACCTATATTAGATAAGGGTTTTTATCTTGTTCCAACAATGGCATATTACATAATTAAAAATAGGGGAGGAAAGTGGAAGAGTGTTATTGTTTGGACAAAATTAAACCTTGGAACTGTTCGTGAGATTGATTGTTTTGTAACTAATGTAGACTTTGAATTAATTACAGATATAGAACCAACATTTATTGAATTTGCATTAGAAGATGTTGGAGTATGTGAACCAATTGAAGCAGTAACTAGTGCCTCTGAATTGATTACTGAATTTAATAAAATAAACCTTGAAGAATAATAAGGTGGTTTTATGAATGCACAAGAATTAAAATCTAAAATTACAGAGAGTGACATTATTAAGTTGTTGGGCAGAATGGGGTCAGATGAATACATAGACACAGAGGAAGCATTCCTCTTCCGAACCGCATGTCACCACGGACAAAAATATAAACTTTATTACTACAAGGAAAGTAAATATTTCCATTGCTACTCAGAATGCTTTGACAGTTTTGACATTATCGAATTAGTTTGCAGAAATAAAGATTATTCTTTTGGTGAGGCAATTAATTGGATTTGCATTCAACTTGATATTCCAACTTTAACTTGTGGTTTTGGTACACAAAATGGAAAAATAAGTGATTGGGATTTTATTAATAATATTAGAAGAAAAAAGAAAGACTTAATGCCAATTACTAAAAAAGATTTCTATGATGCAAGTATCTTAAATATTTTTCAGAGAATGTATTGGCAAGGTTGGGTAGACGAAGGTATTGATATACCCTCTATGATTAAATATGGAATTCTTTATTGCACATTACAGCAAAAAATAATAATACCTCATTATAATATTGACAACCAATTAATGGGAATAAGAGCTAGATTGATGCTAGAAGAGGAAGTTGAACAATATGGTAAGTATTGTCCTTTTCAAATGAGAAACGTGATGTATTCTCATCCTTTGTCTCAGAATCTTTATGGGATAAATATTAATAAAGAAGCAATTAAGAGGAAAAGTAAAATAATGCTTGTGGAGTCGGAAAAATCTGTCCTTCAATGTTATTCTTTTTTTAAAGAAGATAATTTTGCAGTGGCTCTATGTGGAGGTAGTTTTAGTAATTTTCAAAGGGATTTAATACTTAGTTTAGAAGTCAGAGAAGTTATTATTGCTCTAGATAAAGAATATCAAGAGGTGGATAGTATTGAAGCTAAAAAATGGGCAAACCACATTATTGAAAGATTTGTAAATAAATTAGCTCCTTATTGTATAGTAACAGTTCTATGGGATACGGAAGGATTACTTCCTTACAAAAGTTCCCCCTCAGATATTAATAAGGAAACATTACTAAAGTTAATGGATAGTAAAATATATGTTGGGTGTACGGAAGGTAAATAATAATAATAATGAAAAGAGGAAAATATGAGTAATTTTAAATATAGCCTAAAGGGTAATGTAATAGGATTTAATAATATATTAGATACTGTTTTAAAAAACAGAGACATTATCAATATCCCTGATTTTCTTAATCCTAATGAATCTCACTTAGAATCCGAGGACTTATATGATAATATGGAATTAGGATATAAGTGTTTAATGAGGCATATTGAATTAGGAAGTGATATCGTCATTGTAGTAGACCCAGATTTTGATGGTAGTTCTAGTGCTTCTTTTACCTATCAGTATGCTTCACTTCTAATCGAAAAATTTGGGAGTAAAGCTAAACTTCATTTCGTTATTCACGACGATAAAGCACATGGATTAGATGATATTACAATGACTAAAATCCATAAGTTTGATTGTAGTTTAATAATTTTACCAGATTCATCGAGTAATGACTATGCACAACATAAATATTACAAGAAAAAAGGAATTGACATTTTAGTTTTAGACCATCATGAATGTGATCGATACAGTGAAGATGCAATTGTTATAAATAATCAACTCTCTCAAAAGGTTACGAACAAATCTATGACAGGAGTAGGGGTTTGTTGGAAATTCTTTACATACATTGATAAGAAATTAAACCTAAATTTCGCAGACAATTACCTCGATTTAGTAGCTGTTGGTATGATTGCTGACGTTGCAGATTTAAGGAACTTAGAGAGTCGTTATTTAGTCTTAAAGGGCATCAAACAAATGTCCAAAGAACAAAATAAGAACAAATTCATTTCAGCTTTAGTTAAAGATAAGGCGTATGATATGAAAAATGAAGTATCTATTATCGGAATCGGATTCTATATTGCTCCTCTAGTCAATGCATTAATCAGAATGGGGACATACGAAGAAAAAGAATTAATGTTCAAAGCATTCCTCAATATCGATGAACCACATATTGATAAAATTAGAGGGAAAGGAGAAGTCGAACTATCTCTTCAAGATTACGTTGTACGTATCGCAGGGAAATGTAAGAGAAAACAAAAGAAACTCGTAGATGATGCAATGGAAATAGCTAAAACTCAAGTAAATGATTTTAAATTGGACAATAATGGAATTATAATTCTCAATGCAACTGGACTTACTGAGAAATCATTAAATGGACTATTAGCAAATAAACTTACTAATTTTTATCAAAGACCATGTTTCTTACTTAGTGCTCATGGTAGTAGTTTTGCAGGAAGTGCCAGAGGATATGATAAAAAAGATATTAAAGATGTTAAAAAATGGTGTAATAATAGTGGTTTGTTTGATTATGCTTTGGGTCATCCTAATGCTTGTGGAATTTCAGTTCCTAGTGAAAAAATGGATGAGTTATATACAATGGTTGGAGAGATGGAAGTTTCAAATTTCTTATTGTTTGATGTTGATGCAATTTTTACTGAAAAAACACTAAATAAGATTTTAATTGAATCAGTAGGGAAACATAAAAACATTTGGGGAAACTCAGTAGATGAGCCATTGTTCGCTTTAGAAAATTTATTAATCAATACAAGTGATATTGAATTAATGGGTAAAAACAAAAATACAATTAAGTTTAAATTCAATGGAATCTCATTAATTAAGTTTTTTACCAATGAAGAAAAATTTAATGAAATCAAAAGTCATCCTGCTATTAATCTTACTGCCATTGGTAAATTTAGTGTTAATGAATACATGGGTAAAATTACACCACAAGTTATGATTGAAGAATATATGTATGCTCCAAGTGTAGTAAAATTTAGATTCTAGATTATAAACCAAAATATAATATATTACACTTAATTATATATTTTGAGTGTGATATATTATATAAGAAGGAAGGAGTGAGTAAATGCAGGAATTAGAAACTGACTTGTCTTATTTTTCAGGGCACTGCCACACAGAATTAAGTAATTTGAAATTATCGGATTCGACAAATAAAGTTAAAGCTTTGATTGAGTATGCTGAAAAAATAGGTCTTAATGGTCTGGCTGTCACGGATCATGAGTGTTTAAGTGGTCACATAGAGGCTATAAAAGTAACAAAAGAAATACATAAAACAAATCCTAATTTTACATTGGGATTAGGAAATGAAATCTATTTAATAAATTCAATAGAAGAAGTAAAAGATAATTATATTTCTGGAGTAACTAAATTTCCCCACTTTATACTTATAGCTAAAAATAAAGAAGGTCATTTAGCACTAAGAAAAATGTCAACATTAGCATGGATGAATTCTTTTAGGACTGGGCCTATGGAAAGAACACCTCTCACAACCCAACAGATGGTCGAGGTAATGTTAGAACACAAAGGACAGGTGATTGCATCTTCTGCCTGTTTAGGGTCTCTTATAGGCAATAAATTTAAAGAGTTTCAAGGAGGAAGTTCTACTGCATTGAAGGAGATTGAAGACTTCATTAATGGTTGTAAATATGTTTTTGAAGATGATTTTTATTTAGAGTGCCAACCAAGTTTCCAAGAAGATCAAATAGCTTACAACAAGTTTATTATTGATCTAGGTGTTAAATATAATATTAAAGTTATTTATACTACTGATGCTCATTATTTAACTAAAAATCACAGACAAATTCACGAGTCATTCTTAAACTCAAAACAGGGAGATAGAGAAGTTAGTGCGTTCTACTCTTCAACTTATGTGATGACAAAAGATGAAGTTTGGGATTATTTAAAAGATTACATCGACAGAGAATTATTTGAAGAAATGACAAACAATACTTTAGAAATTGCTAGTAAAATTGAAACATATGATTTAGCACTCGATCCAGTTGTACCGCTAACTCAGATTCCAGAGTTTAATGATAATCATATAATGAAAGATTATATCATTGATTATGAATACATAAATAAATTTTATTACTCTGAATATCTTGTTGATAAATATTTATTGTTTTTAATTCAAGAAGGAATGACTAATAAAAAACAAGAATTCAATAAAATTAATCTAGAAAGAATTGAAGAAGAGTGTAAGCAACTTTGGTTGATTAGTGAAAAGATTAATCAGAGACTAAGTTCTTATTATAGTTTAACGAAAGATTTAGTAGATTTGATTTGGCAAGTAAGCCTCTGTGGAATTGCAAGAGGAAGTGTCACAGGATTCTATATAGCCTATCTCATTGACATTACTCAAATGAATCCAATTACATTTAACTTACCATCATGGAGGCACATTCATAGTAGTAAACCTGAACTGGCCGATATTGATCTGGATTCTAATGCAGCATCCAGACAAAATATTCTAAATGCAATTAAGGATAAGTACGGACATGAAAATACTCTTAATGTAGCCACTTTTAAGACGTTAAAACCTAAGTTAGCTATATTAACTGCTGGAAGAGGCTTAAACTTCAACTACGATGAAATTCAAGCTATTTCTGATATGATTCCAGTAGAAAGAGGGGCGCAATGGAGTCTAAATGATTGTTTATTGGGTAATGAAGAAGATGAAAGAAAACCTATTAAAGAATTAATCAATCTTCTAGAAAACTATCCACAACTAAGAGAGACAGCTTTGGAACTAGAGGGGTTGATTGTGGGAAGAAGTATTCATGCTTCAGGAGTTATTATTTTCCCCAATGGTTATGTTGCTCAGAATTCTATGATGAAGGCTCCCAATGGAGAACCTATTACTTGTTGGAACTTACATGATTCAGAGTATTCAGGGGGACTTAAATTTGATATTCTAACTATTGAGGCTTTAGATCGTATTCACACTTGTATGAACACCTTACTGGAAGAAGGTAAAATGGAATGGAGGGGAACTATTAGAGACACATATAATTATTATTTACACCCTGACGTAATTAATTATACAAACAAGGATATGTGGAAAATGCTTTACAGTGGAGATGTAACAAACGCATTTCAATACGAGGGAACAGTCGGGCATCAAGCACTAATGAAAATTCAACCTCAAACCTTCTTGGAATTAGTTACAGGAAATTCACTTATGAGATTGGCTAATAAGGGTGGCGAACAACCTCTTGATAAATATGTTCGATTTAAGAATGACATCAGCTTATGGTACAAAGAGATGAGGGAATATGGACTAAATGAAGACGAAATTACCGTATTAGAACCTCATTTATTACATTTATATGGGATTGCAGATACGCAAGAAACCGTAATGGAAATTTCAATGGATTCTAAGATTTCAAACTTTACCTTAACACAAGCCAACAAGCTCAGAAAAGGGATCTCAAAGAAATCAAAGAAAACAATCGAAGATTCTAAAAAACTTTTTTTCGAAGAGGGTTTGAAGAATAAAACTAGACAGTTACTATTGGATTATGTTTGGGAATATCAAATTACGCCAAGTCTTGGGTATTCCTTCTCAAGAAATCATGTTAGCCCATATACAGGGATACTTCTTCAAGAAATGAATCTTGCTTATCAATATGGTCATATGTACTGGAAATGCTCTTGCCTAACAGTTAATTCAGGGGCAATCGGAGAAGGGAAAACAACAAACTACGGGAAAATTGCAAAAGCGGTATCAGAAATGAATAATATAGTAGATTCTCCTCATATTAATTATTCTAAGGAAGCTTTTTCTATTTATGAAAATAAAATACTCTATGGATTAAGAGCATTATCGGAAGTTGGTTCAGAAGATATTGCCAAAATATTAGAAACTAGACCATTTGATTCTTACTCTGATTTCATTGAAAGATGTGGAAATCAATTAACTAAGAACGCCGTAGTTAATTTAATAAAATGTGGTTCACTTGATTCCTTTGGAAGTAGAGTTGAATTGATGAATAAATATATTACTTCCATTGTAGAATTTAAAGATTCTTTTACTATGGCAAATATTCCTATGTTAATTGAAAATGGATTAATTTCAAAAACCTATGAGCAAGAAATTATCTTCTATAATATCTATAAGGCAATTTGCACGAAAACAAATTTAGTTATTAAAGAAGATTTACCAGAAGGTTTGAAAGGTGAATGGTATTATGTTCCTAATAATGTACTAGATGTTTTCTTAGATAAGTATAATGAATTAAGAGAAGATTTAGATTACATTCAAGCAAACAATGGTTTATATATGGTTCATAAAGGAAGATTTAAAAAAGGATTGGATAAAAATATTGTTAAAATATCAATGCTTTTAAAAGATACAGAAGTTGCTAAAAAATACAATACTCTTATTTACAATAATACTTATAATAAATATAGTGAAGGAAGTTTAGCAAAGTGGGAAATGGACAGTATGAGTTACTATAAAACGGAACACGAATTATCTAAAGTAAATACCAAACGATATACCATTGATGATTTTAATGATTTACCTGAAGATCCAATTGCCACTGAAACAGGATTCTTTAGAGGAAGAGAATTCAGCAGATATAAATTGAGTCTTATTTTAGGCACAGTTTTGGATAGAGATAAATTAAAGCATACAGTAGAATTATTGACCCCTAGTGGTGTTGTAACATTAAAACTATATGGAGGATTGTTTTTACATTATAATAAAACTCTTTCTGAAACATTATCAGACGGTAAGAAAAAAAGAGTTGAAGAATCATTCTTTAAAAGAGGAAATCAATTGCTTGTATCTGGATTTAGAATGGGAGATCAATTTAAACCAAGGAAATATAAAAATTCTATATTTCAACACTCAATTATGAAAATTACAAAATTAATGGACAATGGTGAAATTATAGTCCAAGAAGAAAGAGCAAGAGTTTAAATTAAGGAGGAACTATGGTAGATAATAAAATAATTAAATGTGAAATAGAATTAGGTAGGATATTCTTTCCTAAAAATTCATATGAGGTTGCTTCTGGTGAACATGCCATCTTTGTAGCCAACATAATAAATAAACTTGAAAATTGTGATGGCTTACCCAAACTATGGGGGCAATCCAAAATTAAATTAAAAGGAAAAGTATGCAAGTTAGAAAGTTATGTAACTTATAAGGTTGCTTGTAGGTTAATCGAAAGACATGAAAAGTATGGAGACACATACGAAATACTTTTTATCAATAAAAAAATAGATTTAACTAATAAGTCACAACAAATTGATTTTTTAGAAGGCATAATTAATCCAAATATAGTATATAAATTATTTGAAAAATATGATGATGTAATTACCTTATTAGAAGATAAAGACATTTCTGCACTTACGTCAATTAATGGAATAGGTCATGCTACCGCGATGAGAATAATTGAAGAATTTGAAGATTGTAAAGACTATTCTCAAATTTATACAGAATTGAGCAATGCCAACTTGAGTGCTAATCTAATAAATAAGTTATTGGATTTTTATAAATCTCCTGACACAGTGGTTGATATTGTTAAAAATAATCCATATAGATTAGTTGAGGTTAGTGGTGTTGGTTTTAAAAAAGCTGATGAAATAGCACAGAAAATGGGTATGATAGGGAATGATTCAAGGAGAGTAAAAGCTTGTATTATAAATACATTGGCTGGAAATGGAGAAATAGGAAGGAGTTACTTACATTTTAGTGAATTAATGAATATTGTTTTTGATCAAATTGGATTTATTGAACAAGATATTATAAATGATGTAGCTAAACAATTAGTTGATAAAAAAGAAATTAATGTTTCTGATGACGGTCAATTAATTGGACTAAAGAGATACTACGATTTAGAAATGAATATTCACAATGAATTAATTAGATTACTAAATGCAGAACGTAGTGAAGAATTTGAACTTGGAGACTGGGAAGATACGATTAAAAGTGTGGAGGAAGAACAAGGTTTTGCTTACACTTCCGAACAAATTGAAGCAGTTAAATTAATTATCGATAAGAATATTGTTGCATTAACTGGATCAGCAGGGTGTGTGGATTGTGATACGGAATATTTTAATGGGGTTGGATGGAAGAAGATTTCCGATTATATTGAAGGTGAAAATGTACTTCAGTATAATAGAGACGGAACAGCAGAGTTAGTATTACCAGAAAGATACATAAAAGAAAAAGAAGAATACTTAAATCATATTAAAAATGAAACTGGGAGCGTTGATCAATGTGTTTGTGATAATCATAATATAGTATATTTAAGTTCCAAAAATAATTTAAATATAAAGAAATGTAGTGATTTGATAGAAATGCACTATGGAAACCAACATGGTTTTTCTGGTAGATTTATTACAACATTCAAATATGATGGAAAGGGGATTGATTTAACTGATGACCAAATTAGATTGATGGTTGCTGTAATAGCAGACGGATCATTAATGATAGGGAATTCAAATTTCACTTGCCGCTTTCATGTTAGAAAAGATAGGAAAAAGAAAAGATTAATAGAATTATTTAAACTCAATAATTTGAAATGGAGAGAAGCAGATTCTGCAGCAGAGGGGTTTTCAGATTTCTATGTAAATCCCCCCAGACTAGAAAAAGAATTCACCGCAGAATATTGGTATAATTGCTCTTATGAACAATTGAAAATAATTGCGTCTGAAGTTTTAAATTGGGATGGCTCTATTAGGAACAATAGAGAAAGTTTTTCCGCAAACGTAAAATCTACTGCCGATTTCGTGCAATTTGTTTTTTCTGCAACTGGGAAAAGAGCAAAATTAGGATTTCAAGACAGAAGGGGGCAATCTTATTTAACGAGTGGAAAACTATATACTAGAAAATCTATAGACTATGATGTACATGTATCACAGAGAGCTATTACGGTAGGTATTCAAGCAAAAGACAAATATAATATAAATAAAATAGAAAAGTATAAAACAATCGATGGATATAAATATTGTTTTACAGTTCCTTCTCATATGTTGATTTTAAGAAGAAATGGAAGTATTTTTATCACTGGTAATTGTGGTAAGACTGCTACTTTAAATGGAATTGTTCAAGTTTTTAAAGATTATATTATATCGGCAGCTGCCCTCTCAGGGAAAGCATCAGTCAGAATTACAGAAGCAACAGGTTTAAAAGCAAGCACCATACATAGACTTTTAGGGTATTCTCATGGTGAATTTACATATAATGAAGAGAATCCACTGGATACAGACGTAGTACTAATCGATGAGACAACGATGATAAATGGTGATATATTTTTAAGTTTACTTAAAGCAATACCAAACGGAGCAAAATTAATCATAGTTGGTGATATAAAACAATTAACTCCAATAGGAAATTGTCAAGTTTTTTCGGACATACTAAATTCAAATGTAATACCAAGTATAACTTTAACTAAAATCCACAGACAAGCAGAAATGTCAGGAATTATTGTTACCTCAATTAAAATTTCTGAACAAGAACAAATACTAAAACCTAAATTTGAAGGTAATTTGATACTTGGAGAACTTCAAGATATGGAATTAGACATCTATAAAGAAGATGATTCTCCATCTGATAGAGTTTTAAAACATTTCTTGAAACATTATAAAATTACCAATGACATCATAGAAACACAAATATTATCTCCAATGAGAACAAGAGGAGATTTATCAACATATAACTTAAATAATAAAATTCAATCAATAATCAATCCAGTAGACGATAAAGATATTTTTATTGAAGTAAAAATTGACAAGGATAAGTTTTATAAAATTAAACTTGGAGATAAAGTTATTAACACTAAAAATAATTATAGGGCAATTAATACTAATGGAGAGATAACTCCAATCTTCAATGGGAATATGGGAATAGTAAAAGAAATTGACAATGGAGTTTGTGTTGTTGATTTTGTGGGAATTGGAGAGATAGTGTTAGATAGAGCAGGGGTTAAGAAATTAGAACTGGCATACGTTTGCACAATTCATCGTTCTCAAGGATCAGGTTTTCATACGGCAATTGTATGTATTGAATCTTCAGCATATGTCCTCCTGAACACAGAAATGCTTTATACTGGCGTTACAAGAGCAAAGAAATATTGTGTATTAGTCGGGCAAAATTCAGCAATAAGAACCGCAATCAAAACGAGAGAAACAAAAAAGAAGCAAACATATTTGAAAGATATGTTTCAGACAATTGTTTAAACCAATAAATAAAATTCCTTGACATCAAATTCCCCACATGCTATAATATAAATAGAGAGGAGGTGAAACAAAAATGAATCCCACAAAACTCATCAATCGAATCGACGGAATTTGGACTACCTGCACTTCTCAAGAATACAATTCCCAAGACACAGCAAACTTCATGTTCAGTAAAAGCGATCTAACCAATACAACTACATATTACAAAAAGATTGGTTAAATAATCATAATTCCTAAACACAAATCATAAAATAATTATCATAACATTAGCAAGAGTTTGATCATACAGATTATTAGAACCACCAATCAAATTCTTGCTAAATCAAAAGAGGTGAATACATATTAAAATTTTACACGGCAGAGATGGCGATTGGATTCAGTGTGACTTTGAAGAGTATAATAAAAACTATATTATAAAAAGGTGACAATTGAATCATTAGAGTTCTATAATAATGAATCAGAAATTAAAAATGAAAGGATGGAAGATTAAAGTTTGGCTAACATATCAATGTGTCAATTTACTGATTGTGAAAAATCTTCTAGTTGTTTGAGAATATTAGCAACACCTGATGCAGAGCAAGTTTACATGAAATTTAAGAATATTTGTGGTGAATTTAATCAATATCAATGGTATTGGCAAGCACCTGATAATTTTATTGTTAAGAAAGAAGGTGATACATAATTTATATAAATAATATTTCTTTACATGGTATTGACTTCCACAAATATGTAGTCATAAAACAAGATGACTTATACAAACATGCACCAGAGCAAGATTCTATTGATTTAAGTAGAATTCTTAAAAATATTAGAATTAGTAGAGTTAAGTTTAATAAAAACCCTAGCAATCAGTATTTGGTTATAAATATTGATGAACCATATGCAGGAGAGGTTATTGAGATTCTGAAGAAAAATAGACATTGGGATTTGTAGGAGGTGTGACATATAATGGATTTTAATAAAGTAAAAGAGGAATATAAAGTTTTATTAAATAAATATCCTAATCTTACAAAAGATGAATTTAAATGGTTAAAAGGGTTGTCGTATTTATTAATTTCAGAAATAGATCACATTATAGAAAGTTGGAGCAATTAAAGAAGATTTTTATCGGATAGTTTATAAGAAAGAAGGTAAAATAAATGGCAAAATATCGTAAGAAACCAGTAATAATTGATGCAATTACATTTGACGAGTTCTTAGAATACGGAAGGAATAATGGAGCAAATATAATATGTGATATGCCTTGGTCATTTAATTATAATGGTCATCCTGTTACTCATGAAAATGATGAATGTTATTTAATTCCTACACTTGAAGGATTTATGTATTTTACGCCACAAGATATGCTTATTATTGGAGTTAGTGAAGAAATTTATCCTTGTAAAATTGATATATTTGAAAAGACATATGATTTGTTAGTGGAATAATAGATATCAATCAAACAATCTTTTTATCGTATTAGATAATGTAAGAATAAAATAAATAATTGGAGGATACATAATTGACTACACTTTATTCAAACGATTGTCCTAAATGTAAAATTCTTAAATTCAAACTTGACAGTAAAAATATTAACTACGAATTATGCTCTGATATAGATATCATGACATCAAAAGGATTCCAATCAACCCCAATGTTAGAAGTTGAAGAAAAAACAATGAATTATTTAGACGCAATAAATTGGGTAAAGGGGCAATAATATTGGATATTAGATTAAAACTTAACAAAAATTTTGTAGCTTGTTTGAATAAAATGGAACAAAAATATGGTGAAAAATTTGAGCGCATCAATGGATTTCACAATGACAATTTAAATTTCAATTCTTTTATTGACAATTTTATAGATAGTAAAACTGTTGCAGATGTTAGTATTGATGCAAATGCTAATAGTAGTACAAAAGATATTAATACATTAAAATCAGATATGACTAAACCTCATTTAAAATTACTTTCTTTCAATAAGATTTTTTATGAAATTACTAAAAAATATGGATTGTCTACAGCAGAAGAATGGTTAGAATCTGAATGGAATGGTGATTATTACTTACATAACGCTACGACCAGTACGTATCTTCCGTATTGTTATGCATACGATTTAGATCAAATTGTAGAAAAAGGATTATATTTTATTGACAAATTTAAGTCAACTCCTGCAAAACATTTAACCACATATAATGACCATGTATTAGAATTTATTAGTTGGACTGCTAATCGTAGTTCTGGTGCAGTTGGCCTACCAAGTTACTTAGTTTATTCGTATTATTATTGGAACAATGATGTTAAGAATAACTTTTTTCTTAAAGATCCTGAATATTATAGGGAACAATGTTTCCAAAAATTCATATATGATTTAAATCAACCATATTTACGTGTGACAGAATGTGCATTTACTAACATTTCTATTATGGATAAAAATTACTTAGTAGAGTTATTTGGAGCAAGACAATTTCCTGATGGAGAATTTGTAATTGATCACATTGATGGGATTATTGAACATCAAAAAGTATTTATGGGAGTGGCAGCTAAAATTAGAGAAAAACTAATGATGACATTTCCGGTATTGACATATTCATTATTGTTCCAAGAAGGTAAATTTGTAGATGAAGAGTTTGCTAGATGGTGCAATAAACACAATATGAAGTGGTTTGATAGTAATTTCTATGTTGGAAATGATGTTACAACCCTCTCAAATTGTTGCAGACTCTTAAGTAACACTTCTAAATTAAATGGATTTATCAATAGTATTGGAGGGACTTCTCTTTCTGTTGGTAGTGTTCAAGTTAATACCACGAATTTACGTAGAATTGCTTTATTATCTAATAAAAATAAAGATAAATATATCAGCCTTTTATCAAAAAGAATTCATTTAAGTATTAAGGTATTAGATGTTGTAAGAAATATCATCAAAAGAAACATTGAGAAAGGACTTCTTCCAAATTATACATATGGACTTGTAAAAATGGATAATCAATATAATACTCTAGGTATTACCGCAATGTATGAAGCAATTAGAGATATGGGGTTAATTCAAGAAGATGCTTTTGGTAGTAATTCTTATACTGAAGAAGGGTTTGATTTTGCTACAAAAATTCTAAGAACTATCAATGAAATTAAAGATAGTTATAGTTTTGATTATAGTATAAATGTTGAAGCTGTTCCGGCTGAACGTGCAAATTCAATTCTATGTACTAAAGATAATCTACTATATCCAGAATTTGAACAAGATTTTCTCTACAGTAATCAATGGATACCATTAATGGAGAATAGCACAATTCAAGAAAAAATAAAACTTGGTGCTGTGTTAGATAAGGAATGTGGAGGAGGCCAGATCCTTCATGTCAATCTACAAGGTAAATTTGCCGGTGAAGAACAATCATGGGATATGTTAAATCATTTAGCCAATTCAGGTATAATCTATTTTGCATATAATGTTCAAATATCTGTGTGTGATGAAGGACATGGATTCTTTGGAAATATTTGTCCAACGTGTGGAAAATCAGTTCAAGATGTCTTTAGTCGCATAGTTGGGTATCTTGTTCCTACACAATCATATAGCAAAGAAAGAAAGCAAGAATTTGATAAGCGCAAATGGTTCTTGTTAGATTAAGAGAGGTATTAAAATGTGGATTAAGAACATAATGGATGAGAATTTCCAAGATTATAAAAAAACATCAATGATGATAGCAACTTGTAAATGTGATTGGAAATGTGCTATAGAAGGAAAATTTGACATTTCAGTTTGTCAAAATTCTAAATTAGCAAATCAGAAAAATATTGAGGTATCTATTAAATCTATTATAAATAGATACCTCAATAACCCCATTACTCAAGCTATCGTTATTGGTGGGTTAGAACCAATGTTGCAATTTGATGAAGTTTTAGAATTTGTAGATGATTTTAGATTAGTATCTGAAGATGATATAGTTATTTACACTGGTTACTATCCTGATGAGTTAATAAATAAATTGTGTAAATTAGTTGAATATAAAAATATTGTTATTAAATTTGGAAGATACAAAGAGGACAGTAGCAATGTATTTGATGATGCGTTGGGTATTTGGTTGTCATCAAATAATCAATATGGAATAAAAATAAGTTAGAAGGAGAAGAGAAAAATAGAGAGATTTTGTGAAATATGTAATAGTAATAAAGGTGTTAGATTTAATGAAAAATTAAATAAAAATATTTGTAAAAGACACTATTGGCAATTATGGAAATTCGGAGAGATATTACAAGACATAGATAAAACAAAACATATTTGTGAAATTTGTGGTAGTGATACAAAAGTTGGCTGTATAGAAGATAAATATTATTGCGGAAGACATTATCAACAAATGAAAACATTTGGTTATACAAAACGGAGAACTAATAGGGATTTAAATGAAATAGTTTTACATGATACATATGCTGAAATAATACTATATAATGAAGATCAAATTGAAGAGGCAAGAGCACCAATAGACATAGAAGATGTAGAAAAGTGTAAAATTCATAGATGGAATTTAACTGTAGAAAAATATGTTGCTAATCACGCTATAGGAAGATTACATAATTATGTAATGAATTTTAAACCTCCTAAAGACAAATCAAAGGTTGTAAATCATATAGACAGAGATAGAAAGAATTGTAGAAAATACAATCTTGAAATTACTACATATCAAATTAATGGAATTAATAAAGGGAAGCAATCTAATAATACTTCTGGATTTCCTGGTGTATCTTGGGATAGTTGTCATAAAAAATGGGAAGCTAATATAAAATTAAATGGTAAGAAGAAGTTTTTAGGTTATCGTGCAAATATAGAAGACGCTATAGAATTAAGAAGAGAAGGAGAAATCAAATACTTTGGTGCAATGGTTAATAGAGACAATGATGTAAACACTGTGTTTAAGAATAAATCATTAAATAATTAATTGGAGGAATATAAATAATGAATATTAAAATCAAATACCACTCAAAGGAAATTGATAAAATTACAAACATTGAAAATAAATCAGATTGGTTTGACCTAAGATCAGCAGAAAATATCTCCCTAAAAGCAGGAGAATTCAAACTAATTTCTCTTGGTGTGTCAATGGAATTACCAGAAGGATATGAGGCGTATGTTATTCCACGCTCAAGTACGTATAAAACATTTGGAATTATTCAAACAAATCATTTAGGACTAATTGATGAAATCTATAAAGGGAATAATGATATTTGGAAATATCCTGCATTAGCAATGCGAGATACAGAGATTAAAATTAATGATCGTATTTGCCAATTTAGGATTCAAAAGAAAATGCCAACTGTAACATTCGATGAAGTTGATGATTTAGAAAATGAAAATCGGGGTGGGTTTGGAAGCACAGGTAGAAAATAAAATTAATTTTAATATGGAGAGATTGAAATATATCTCTCCCACCTCACAAGAAAGGAGCAATAGAACAAATTGCAAATCATAAATTGGGACGAATATTTCATGTCCGTAGCATACATATCGTCACTTAGAAGTAAAGACACAAGAACTCAAGTTGGTGCATGTATTGTCAATAAATCAAATAGAATCATTTCTACTGGATATAATGGTATGCCAAATAATTGTGATGATTCTCAAATGCCTTGGCAAAATAAAGAAGGATTGGAAGGAAAATATCTATATGTAGTCCACTCAGAGCAAAATGCTATTCTTCATGCAAAAGTTGACCTAACTAATTGTATTCTCTACACAACATTATTTCCTTGTAACGAATGTTCAAAAAGTATAATCCAGTCTGGTATATCAGAAATTGTATACTTGAGTAATAAATACAGCGATTCAGAACAAACAATTGCTTCTAGATTTATTCTAGATATAGCAGGAGTTAAATATAGACAATTGGTTAGCAATAGTAAAATCGAGGTTAATTTAACCGATATTAATCAAAATTAATCAAAATATCATATTTTACCTCTTTCATGCTTCCATTTACTCATTAATACTTCCATTTACTACCTAATATGATAGCACCCAATAAAAAATATGTTTCATTTGCTTAGAAAGGAGCAAAAATATGTACTTCATATTACAAGTATACATAGAAGTAGATTCTGAAAAAGATGCTGAAGATATTGCACATGATATTCATGAAATATTAGGTAATAATGGTATTACCAATAGCATTAATGTTATAAATGATACTAATGACGAAGAGGAGGATTTATTAAATGAGAGGAGAATATAGAAAACAATTAGAATATGATTCAAATGAAGATGGAAAAGTTAATTTAGAAGATGCTTTAAATATTATTGAAATTGTAGAAAATGAAGTAAATACAATCAAAGATATGCTTGAAGAATATAGTAATCTTACAGAGATTAAAACAATATATAAACTTATAGAAGAATTGAGCGAAAAATTATATTAAAATAAGAAAGAAGGAATATAACTAATGTTAAAAAATAAATATTCTCTAGATAATATTTTTATTGAACCAAACTATACTGATAAATGGACTCACAATGCTCCTAAAGATAATGATTTTATTATGCTAAATGAAGTAGATGGTACTAATTGTCTTAGTTTTGATTTACAACAAGCAAAATTTATTAGAGATTCACTAAATGAAATAATTGTATATTATGAAAACATGCCATCAGTAGGCGATTTTGTAGAAGTAATTAATGGAATCTTTAAAGGATATTTTGGTAAAATATTTGACGTTGATATTTGTGATTCAAAAAGACCATTAGCAATAAGATTAGATGATAATCCTGAGTTCAATGATTGTACTTGTTTTGTTGGTTTTGCCGATGTTAAGAAAGCAAATAATTAACCAAGTAAAATAATAATTTATGTGAGAGAAAGGAGTATTTATAATATGCGGATTGCATATGGGATGGCATGGATAGCAACAGCCCTCGCAACATCAATTGGAATTTATTATACTAAAGATGCAAATTGTCTTTGGGCAATGTTGATTCCAGGAATGATCAGTATGAAGTCTAATAGTGGTAAAAAAGATAAGGAAGAAACTGATGAATAAAGGAGTTGTTGTTAAAAAATGAAACAATGCATACATTTCGACAGTGGAGTTTGCTATTCACCTGATTGGGAAGAACCTTTTGGAGAAGGATGCTTATTAAACCATAAAGATTCATGTCCTCATCCTAATTATATCCCAAATACTTTAATGACAGGAAAAGATAAATTAATAGAATATCTTCAATTAGAACCAAATTCTCAATTGTATAAATTAATTGGCGTATGTCCAAGTCATGTAAATTTAAATGAGAATCAGCACAACAAATGTATTTTAGGAAGCAACATATTTTGTTCTGAATGTTGGAAATTAGCACTGGATGAGGAATTTTAATGGAAGATAAATTATTAGAATTAAAAGAACAATTCTGTAAATTGTATTGTTTAAATAAAATCGGAATTGAAGATTGGGATGGATATCTTTTAGATAAACAATACGTTTGCCATCTTTGTCAGATAAATGATTATATTAAATTTATCAGAGACGAAATATAATACTCACAATTTTCTTAAATAAACATAAAATAAAATGACAGAAGGGAGGTGACACAAAAAGAAAGGAGAATGGTTCGCAATGAAAGAGTTGAAAGAATGGTTAATTAATGAGATAAATTCTATCAATATAGATTATCATAATGAAAGTACCTATGCGTGGTCAAAAGGGTACAAGAAAGCTTGCTTGGAAATTTTAGATATTATTAAGAAGAAAATCGAGAATGAGGAAAATTAAATGAATCTAAGTATTAGTAATCAATTATATCAATGCACTTGTAGGCCATTTTGTTGTTCGGCTTGGTGTTATCATACTAGTTTCAATTACTTATTTAAACTTGGTAAAGTTGTTTGCTCAAAACCAAATGAATTATGTAAATGGCAAAGAGAAATTAAAAACTATCAAAAAAAAATAGAATTATATACTTCTAATTGATAAATTTATGTTATAATAACTAAAAGAAAGGAAAGGAAAAATTAAATGAAAAGATTTTTAATACAAACAATTAATAAAGAAATTACTCATGATTTTTCATTTCACTTAATTGAAGCTATTAAATATAATAATTGGTTTCAGAATGAAAGAATATATGATTATGATTTAGTTAACGAAATGATAGGATTCAATGCCTTAAATTATATTCCTATAGGTTCTGTGGAATTTGTTCAAGAATTTTTATCTGATTTTCATGGTATTAAAAATGTTAAACCATTAAATATACCTATTAATTTAAGGAATAAACATTTTACAAAACGTGAAATTATTACTGTAAACAACCACAAAGAACCACTTAAAAAGAAATGGTTTGTTAAATCAGATGATAAAATTAAAGGTTTTACAGATATTTTAAATCATGGGAGTATTCTACCTGCAGGTAATTTTATGCTGTCCGAATTAATTAATATTCAATCTGAATGGAGAGCATTTATATATAATGATAAATTAGTAGGATTACAAAATTATGCTGGGGATTTCACATTATTTCCTGACATTAAACTCATGGAAGAAATGATAATTGCAAATAATCATTGGAATTATGATGAAAATTCTGCATATACCTTAGATGTCGGTATTAATAATGAAAATGGGACTTTTATTATTGAATGCCACGATTTTTTCTCTTGTGGATTATATGGGTTTGCTGATTATACTATATTGCCTAGGATGTTTATTACAACATGGAATAAATTGATTCAAATTAAATAATAAAGGAGTAAAATAAATAAATGACAATAAGAACTGAACAAATTGATGTATCATTCAACCTAAAACTCCAAAAAGACTTACAAGAACATGAAGTTATCTGCTCTCACTGTGGAGGCACAGGGCTTCAAGTAGATGATAGTCCTTTTGGCCTTAAAGAAGAAAATAGTAAAATTCATTTTCCATATAAACAACAAACTATTGTAGGTTGTAATCATTGTTATAATGGAGTGCAAAGTAAATGCTTACATTGTGGAGAAATTCTTGATAGAGGTACATCACAATGTAATTGCGATGAAGCAAGATGGAAAAGAGAAGAGGAATTATGGCAAAAAGATTTAGAAGTATGGAATAAAGCAACGAAAATATCATATGAACAAGCATGCAAAGATTATGAAATGGTCTATATTGATAATTATGATAAATATTTATCTCCTGAAGAAATAGAAGAATATTTAGAAGAGCATGATTATATATCTAAATGTGATTTGTGGATTTATGGCACATATATAATGGAATTATCTATTGATGCCTCTGATATTATTGAAGATGCTTGTAGTGATTTACATGAAGATGCTATGGACAATATCTCAGATGAAGACCAAAAAGAACTTCAATCATTATTAGACAAATGGTGTGAAGATAATAAACAAGGAACAATAACATATTATGCTGATTTTAGTGTTGGAATTTTATTGTAGGAAAGAATGGTGATTGAAATAAAACTATGGGAATATGTCCTTGCGAATGATAAAGAATCAGACTTTCTAAAATGGAGAAGTGGAGAAAATGATTTAGGAGACAAATTATTAATTTATGATTATTGTCCTATGTATTTTGACTGTTTAATTGGCACAGGATTTGAAATAGCCTTCAAATCAAAGAATAAAAAAGGTGAATGTAAATATCAAGAAGCAAATCATGAAACTATTAAATTAGAAGATTATGATAGCAAAGAACAATTTGAAAAAGAATTTCTTAAAGAATATAGAATCTGTAGCGAATGTTGGAATAGGGAGATAAAGAGTGAAGTTGATAAAGAATATGAGATATATTTAAAACTTAAAGAAAAATTTGAAAATTAAATAAATCAAAAAAGGAGAAAATTAATATTGAAATTATATAAAATTACCACACAAGAAGAGTTAGATGCCATTAATGCCGATTATTTTAATCATCACCCACAAGAAAAGAACTATAAATGGTCTGGATGTAATTATTACATCAATCAAGGTAATATAGAACATGAACCACTAGGTACTGCTCAGTCTATGCATGATTGTGAGTGGTGTGAAAGATATGATTATTGTGAAGTTAAATTTAATACTCCTATTTGGTTTTGGAATAATGAAATTGAGAGTGATTTAAAGAGTATTATTAATGAATATATAAGAAAAGATGTGATATAATCCAAGAAATAATGATTATCCAAACTAAGAAAGGAAGATGGGAAATGTTTAACGAAACCATTGAAATGAATAATGATTATCATGCTATGAGATCAATTGATTCTATTTTCACGGTTATAGAAAACTTCAGAAAGAAATTTGATTTAGAAATTTTAGATATTAAAAGAGAAACTGACAGTAAACTAGAAAAGTATATATTCGAATTATCACAAACAACAATTACTTTTTCTTTTAACCAATATAATAAAAAGTGTGAAATTATTACATATGATGAATTAAATAAATTTTGTGAGAGATATAATTATCTAAATTACTATTTAACTGATTTTGATTTTAAAATTGATGATGAGGTTTATTACAATCATAAAATGGGAATTGTCACAGAAATTCTAGATGATAATTACATAAATGTATTATTAAATGGAAACGAGATGAATAAAAAAGAATATAAGTGTTGGGGAATGAGATTAAATTAAGGAGTTGATTACAATATTCAATCCTATCTCTAAATTTTACAACAAAATATTACAATTAGGATATGACCAAGGGTACGCTAAAGGAGCAGAGACTGGACAAAAACTAGGATTTAAAAATGGTCAAACCGAAGGATATAATATTGGTTTTGAGAAAGGAGAAATTAATGGTTATCAGAAAGCATATGGTGAAATAACCGAATACGTAAATAAAACTAAACAAGAAAATCCAGATAGAATAGAAACAAATGAGGAACTTACTGATTCAATAATGTTATTCTTAAAATCAATAGCAGAAATTGTAAATACAAAATTTTTTATAAATACATGTTTTGATAATTGTGATTCTAATTTTATTAAAAAATATTTGGACTTTATTGATTATGCAGAAGGTAATTTTGAATTGAAAACAACTTATCCACAAACACACTATTTTCTTCCAGAATTAAAGAATGGTTTTGAGAAAATTTATCAAAATAAATTAGTCGTTGAAGATGCTAAAAAGTTGTTTTAGAAATAAAAGAAAGAAGGAAATTAAAATGAGTGTAGATTTCTTTGATTGCGATGTATGTGGTGAGTCAACTTGTGAATGTGGTTATTATGTAAGTTGTGATTGCGGTAGAAAATGGTGTTCAGATGAATGTGCTGAAGAAGATGGATGGAGAAACGAAGAAGAGAATAAAGACAGCGATGTTTATAGGAGTTGTAAATATTGTAGAGAAGAAGATTTTGAAGATGGGGAATTATTAGAATATGCTTTAAAAAAATTAGACTTATTTAGATCAGAATTAGTAGATATGTATAAAGCAGAAAAATAATATCCCTCGAAAAACCTATTTCGTTGTATTAAAAAAGAAAGGAATAAAATCAATGAAAGAATTAAAAACACTTCAAAAAAGATTGGAAACCGAAAAAGACATAAATGATGCTATTTATTGTACAATTGAGGAAATGAGTGAAGTTACAAAAGTATTAACAAGATTTCTAAGATGTAGTAAAAAATTCTCAATAGACGATTTAACTGAAGAACTTGCACATTCTTTTCTAATGTTAGATGTAATTAAAAACAGATTTAATATAAAAGATGAAGACATACAGCATAAAAATTATTAGCTTTAAAGAAATGTTTTAAGGATAATTAGAAAAGGGGGATATAAAATGTCTATAGGAATAAGAGGTTTTATTGAGTTTTTAATTACAAAAATAAATGAAAAGGTGTACTCAGTTCTGGTTATAGCGAAGAAGAAATACGGAGAGATGTAATAGACATGATTTGGGAAACATATGAGGAGTTCGGCAAATAGAAGATAAAATTTATCGGATATGAAAGGAAGAAATAAAATGGATATAAAAATTATTAATCCATATCAAAACAATAGAGATAGGATTGTAGAATTTGATGGGTTTTCTTCAATTTATCTTAAAGGTGAAGAATTAGATAATTTATTTGAGGAATTAGATAATGAGTTAAACTATGGTGATACAAGAGAAGAATTGCAAAAGCAAATCTTTGAATTAGAAGGTGAAGTTAGTATGTTGCAAAGAGAATTAGGTTTAAGATAATGTTGTAAAAAAATCTAAATAATATTAAAGAAAGGATGTGATTATCATGGATAAAGATGAACGTATTACCTGTACAGATTGTGTAAATTGGAAATTTTCAAAAATGAGTTTAGAATATTTTGGTTCTATTACTGACTGTATAAATTGTCCATGTAATAAATGCAGTTGTTACGACCCTACTAGCACCAGAAGATTTGAAACTCGACCATTATTTATAAGAAAGATTGTCGTTACATAAACATGAATTAAAATGCAAAGTGAAATAAGCAATAGAAAATATAATTCTTATTTCACTTTGCCAACATTTTATGAAATAAATAAATAAACTTAAAGGAGATTGATTAATATGAGAAATAATGTAAATATATTAAACAAAGAAATTTTAACAAATAAAGAACTTGAGGCAAAACATTATGACAGAATGATGGAATTTTTAATTACAGATTTTAAAGGTAAAGATTTTAACGAGTGTGATATTATTTTGAGACAAATCATTAAGGTCGCTCATGATTTATTAAATGAACCTGACTTATTGAAGTAGAAATGCTTTGTGAGCGACAGAATGGTGTGTAGAATGAGTTTTAATTTTGTTAGGGTGAGAAGATTGTGTTGAGGATTGATTTACGAAGGCTTATATATGGCAAATTTGAGGAGGAATGAAATATGAATAAAAGACAAAATAAAAAGAAAATTAAATATATTATTGACAATATTCAAACTGTAAATCTAAAAGAAAATGAGTTTTTATTATTCAGATATGATCAAATTAAATATCGTCCTCAATACATTGCAGAATTAGCAGAAATGATTAGAAATGATATTACTGGTAAAATTGTGTTTATCCCTAATGACTTAGAGATGAAAAAGGTTTCTGAAGTAGAATAGGAGGAATTACATAATGAAAGATTTTGATTTAGAATTTTTTATGGCAAAAACATTAAATAAACCCATTACAATTGAATCAGCATCAGATGGCAATTTGTTATCTAAAATTAAATTGGTTATAAATGATGCTAGAATTCAAAGCAATAGTTGTTTTGATATTTTAACCATTAATGAAAATATAAAAATTTATTTTGAAAAATTTGAAATTGATGCATTTGATAATAATTGTTTAAGTATGCATCGCAATGAAGATGCATTGATTAATATTTATTTGCCAGAAGGTGACAATTGGGTGGATGATAGGGTTATTGGTTTTACTCAGTATTGATTTGTAAGTACAAATACATAAATAATTATTTTGACTTTGTGAATGAATTGAGATATAATTATTTTTGGAAGGAATACATATGAAGTAAATAAATTGTAAAGGATGTGAAAGTTATAGCGAAGGGTAAAAGTTTATTAAGTCAAACATCAAGCAAGCCTAAAAAGCAAGATAAATATGATGAAACATCATCTATTGTAAAAGAATATGAATTTAATATAGATGATAGAGTTATATTTTTAGGATTGGTTAGTGACTATAGAGGTCTGGAATGTACTATTATAAAAAGAAACATGAAAAAGAAAACTACAGATTATTATATTGTAAAGTTTGATGATGGAAAGATAATTGAATCTGTTGTTTATGGTTTTTTAAGAACCCCTGAACAATATGAATTAGAATTATCACAAAATGAAAATGAATCAGAAGACAATGTTGAAATGTCAGATGAAGAATTAAAAGTTATTGAAAATGGATATGTTCCTTATAAGAACCGTTTATCATGCTACTCGCAGTTAGATTTTTATCATAGAAATTGTGGAGAATGTACCCATAGACATCAATGCATTTATAGGTTTAAAGGGATATATGATAAGATTAAATTTTAATTAAAAATGAAAGAAGGAATAATTAAATGAAAATTATTAATGCAAGTGTAGAAATATTAGATCAAGTCAATGGATATGAAATTCTTAAACATATTGAAATAGTAGGAAGAACCTGTTATAAAAGTGAAGACAAAATTACTCCAGACTCATCTAAAAAATTCGTTGCAGACCTAATTAAAAGAGGCCATGAGGCTATGATTGAACATTTTAATATCTCAGTTAAGTTCATCTGCGATAGAGGCGTTACACATGAAATTGTGAGACATAGAATTGCTTCCTATGCTCAAGAAAGCACCAGATATTGTAATTATAATCAAGAGAAATTTGGTAAAGAAATTACAGTTATTAAACCTTTGTTTTGGGATGAGGATTCTAAATTATATCAATCTTGGAGAATTGGATGTTTACAAGCAGAAATTACATATTTTGAATTACTAGCATTAGGAGCAAGTCCTCAAGAAGCACGTTCAGTATTGCCTAATTCATTAAAGACCGAAATTGTTGTTACTATGAATCTTAGAGAATTAAGACACTTCTTTAGATTAAGAACAGCAAAGGTAGCACACCCACAAATGCGTGAAGTTGCTATTATGCTATTAGAAGAATTAAAAAGTAAAATACCTGTAATTTTTGATGATATCGAGGTGAAGTAATTTGAATCACCTTGTAGTAATTTGTGCTTTTAGTGGGGCTGGTAAAGATACAATCACAAAATATATATCAGATAATTACAATTATTCTATGGTAGTATCGCATACTTCTAGAAGTATGCGTCCCAATGAATCAGAAGGGAATCCGTATCATTTCATTACAAGAAAACAATTTGAAGATATGATTGAGAAAGAAGAATTTATTGAATGTAGAAAATACAATACCTTAGTTGGAGGGGAAAAAGACACATGGTTTTATGGAGTCAGCAAAAACAGCATTGATTTATCAAAACATAGTTACATAGTAGTCCTCGATTTGTTAGGATTAATCGAACTCAAGAAATATTTCAAAGACAATATCATATCATTTTTCATTGATGTAAATGAACCAACTAGAAAACAAAGAGCAATTAATAGGGATGGATTTGATCAAACGGAATGGAATAGAAGGAAATCAGATGATGAAGAAAAATTCACATATGAAATAGTCAATCAAGAAGTAGATTATATGGTTAAAAACTATGATTTTGAGCTTTGTGTAGAATATATTTTAGAGAAGATTGGAGAATGTTGATAAATGAATAATAAATTTACCATTTACATAGCAGGAAAAATGAGTGGACTAACATTAGAAGAAATGAATTCTTGGAGATTAAAAGCAGAAAGATTACTAAGAATATCTTCTGATAATCAAATACACACAATCAATCCTGTGGGATATTATAATTTTGAAATGAATCCAAATACATATACCGAATCAGAAGTTAAAAATTTGACTTACAAATGGTAAAAAGAAGCGATTTAACTATAGTAAATCTTGATTTTTCTGATAGTATTGGCACTGCAATGGAAATTTGTATGGCACATGATGTATGGGATAAGCCAGTTATTGGATTTGGTAAAAATAAAAGTCATCCTTGGATGGAATTGTGTATTACAAAAAGATGCGAAACATTAGAAGAAGCAGTAAGATATATCGTTGATTATTACTTGCCAAATATTTAATAAAACAAATTACTATATAATAAATAAAGGAGAAATAAATGAAGGAAGATTATAAGGAAATACATAAAATGTGTAATATGTGCGATAGGGCAAAGAATAGTTCTTGTAATTTCCCATGCAATGATTATGCAGATTATATGTATAATCAATCATTAAAAAATAATGTTAAAAAATCTGAACGCAATAAAAGCAATGATGATAATGACATTGAAAACTTCCTTGAGTACGATGTTTCAAATGACATATGGATTAAGTTTATTAATAAAGAAATACCAATTATAGAAATACTGGATGAAAATGCATTCTATGACTATCTTGAAACAGAAAATGAAAAATATTGCAAACAAGAGGGAATTTGTCCTGAATGTCGAGAGGAAATCTTGTTCTAAAGGTGGAATACGAGGAGATATGGGGGATCAAAAAGAGAATCAGAAAGGTATTTAGTTTGTGAGAATGGATGTTAATAATAAAAATAAAGCAATGAAAGAAGGAAAAAATGAGTAAAATTAAACAATTCAAATGTAAAAATACCACTAATACTAACAACATCAAATACCAAGTGAGATTTGGAGTGCAATTAAATAATAATGAAGATGAATCTGGAGTTTTTGCAAAACCTGAATATTACTCATCAATTGAAAAAGCAAAAGCAGAAGTAATTATAACATTTAATGAAATTATTAAAGATATGTTTCCTGATGCCACACATGATGGATTATTTATGACAAAGGATATGAAATGCGAATGTTGTGGTGAAAATGTTAGTTCTGTAAAATATAGTAATGGTGGACAATTGCTGTTTGGTCGAATGGATGGAAAATTAGGTAATAGTCAAGGTGAATTTTTCATTGATATTGTGGAGGGTTGATATTAATTAATAAATCTAATAATTATGATTCATAACTCTATTTTCTCTAACAACTCTATTCTTGAAATTTTCTAAATTAGGTTCTAAATTATTCAAATATGAAGTTATTGCTATTTCTTTAGCAATAACTTTCATTCTTTCACTTACTTGAATTTCTTCTGATTCGACTGAATCAATTAATTCTTGATATGAATCTTGACATTCTTTAAGTTCCCATGTTTTTTGTCTTTGCATTTCAACATATCCTTTCATGATTGATAATGATAATTAAAATAGGCACTTTCTCCTGAAACAAAATCTCTAAGAACTTTTTTAACGAAACCAAATGGATTCTTAATATGAAATTTCGCATTAAATAATATTGAAAGTGCTTCTTTCAATTGGTCTGATGATACTTTTAATTCCTTACAGATTTTACCTATTGTTACACCGAAATTGGAATCTGGATCTACTCGACAATCACCTAATATCTTCACCAAAGGCCAATCTTCATCTTTCCAAAATTCTTCTTTTTGACAATCATAATTTTTAGAATCCATACATACAGAATTAGATATTGATGGTATAGGTGTAATGATTGAGACATTTTGTTCAACTTCTTGGACATCTTGTCTTTTTTTATCCACAGGTTTAGGCACACCTAATAATTTATACAATACATCTAAATCAATTCTATATGATTTTCCATGATACCAATCTTTAGATTCAAATTGTTCTGAGATAAGAACTTTCTTATTCTCTAAATCCTTAATTGCTCTTTGAATCGTCTTGACTGATTTATTGAGTTCTAAGGCCCAATCATTTACAGTCTTATAAACCCATAGAAAACCATCACGATATTTAGTTGCTCTATTCATCCAGTATTTTAAACGAGATAATAATTCAGCTTGGGTCTGACCAAAAACATTAACTACAGTAGGTTGAACAACAATTGGTAATTCGTTAGGAATAATTAGATCCATGATTAAAACCTTCTTTCAGCATTTTCAAAAAATGAGCGTAGCGATGCTGAAGACTGTTTACAAATTTTTAAAATCATGATAAAATGACTTAAAGAATTCAATACGAGTCTTCAGGGGTCTCCTAGTTTAGTGATGTGTCGCCACAACTCAAGCACTAACTAGGAGATTTTTTCATTACCTATTAAATTTTAATAACCTTACTCAATAAAAAAGTTAGTAGCATGTACATCTCTGCACCAACTACTAACTTTAGCAATCTTACTAAATTATTCACTAAGTTTATACTTGATTCTATCTTAAACTTAGGGTACAATATCTTTAAGAACTAAAAGCTTAATGTTGGTGAGAACATTTTGCCAGAAAACACTTGATCTTTGCAAGAGGTCAGGTGTTTTTGCATTTTATTGAGTTAATTTGATTAAGTTATATATTCGACAGGTTGATACAATTCTCCTTCTAATAAATTAAATTATCCACAGGAATATTATAGCATAAAAAGTTATCAACATGTATATATCTTTTTTGACAAAATGTTTATGTGTTCGGGTCGGATGAAATAAGCGAAAAAAATAAACACTATCCAGTTAATTTTGGATAGTGTTTTTATAAATTAAATCAAATTAATCACTCGGACATAAGATTATTCATAGTTTTAATAAAAATACTGTCCTTCTTTTTATCAGGAATAACCACTTCAAACTGCTCAGGCTCCACAACAACTTCATTTTTCTTTCTAGTCTTTCTTGGATTTACACTGTTTACAGAAACCTTAATATTGCCTGACACAATATTATCAGTAATTTTCTCATTAAATTCATCCAGTTTAAGTTTTTTTGGATAATAATCCATATAAAATTTTAAACAAGTTTTAACCAACTGTGAATTAGAAATTCCTTGTTCTTCCATTTGATTTACATAATCAATTAAAATTGTATCATTTTTTGAACTAAGATTTGTGCCAACATATTTTCTTAGGCTACCCATAGTTACTCATCCAAATCCCAATATTGTTTTCCTCCATCAAGATATGCTAAAGCATTAGTTAATTGAGGATGTTCACTAGATAATTTTGCTGTATTATCAAGTTTAATATTAAGATAAGGTAACAATATTTCAGCAGGGCCACCCATGACACATGTTTCTAATGCTTGTTGTAAATCAAATGTTTGCTCCAAAGAAGAAATTACATTATCGATATAATCTACAAGAATTTCATCTTTTGTTTTTTGCAAGTCATAACTTTGTTTTCGCAAAGTAATTTCTGATCGTTTGAGATACTGCAATAATTCATGAGGTTTAAATTTAGTTCCATTTTTAGAATTAAAGGTCGTTGTCATTTGTTCTAATATTTGATCAAAACCAAATTGAGTATAACTAACTTTTGAATCCAAAATTACTTCAGTATTTTCAGGGTTAATATCATCACCTTTGCGCCACAATGAAGCGTCTAAAGTTCCACCACCAAAATCTAAAACTAATAGGGGATAATCGAATTTTTCTTTTTGAGAATCAGTTATTCCAGATTGAATGTAACAAATAGAATCAGTGATTTCAATATTAATATTGCCTCTGCCATCACCAATATTAATTGTTTGTGCTCCCATAGTTCGTAACTTTTCCAAATATAGTGTTGCGTGTTGTTTATAGTACCCTGCAGGAGTACCAACAACTAATTTTACTTTGATGTCCTTACAGTTTGGAAAACTTAAAGCAATAGCAGTTAATGTACACAAATCAAAATGAGTTGTGGTGTATTTATCTGGATTGGTGTATGTTTTACCTTCTGGGTCTCCTACAAGATGGCTCAAACCATCTTTTTTAACTAGGTAAGTATTACTTTTGAGTAGACCATCACCCTCAGTATTGAACTTAATTCTTGCTCTTAAAACTATTCCTGCGCTGGTTTTGTAGTAAGAATTTCCTGCATCAAGACCTAAAATAACCTCTTCGTTCATTATAAATGCCTCCTTAAATGATATTTCAATATAATGTAGTTTATCATTCATTGTGTACTATTGCAAGTATACGATTGTGTGTAAATATATCTACAGTTGTAAGTATATATACTTGTCTACAATTGTATGTTTGTTAATGTGGACAAGTATGTCTATTTATTAAGATAAGTATATTTGTATTAGTATGTCTACTTTTTAGAAGAATGTTATGTGATTATTTTTTTAAAAATCAGGACAAAGTAATACTAGAGGATGAGGAAAGTTATTATATAGAATGAATTAGATGTTTGACGATTAATTTTTAGCCCTGAAAAATCAGGGCTTTTTCTTTTGGTATACTACTTTTAATAAGTATACCTTTGTATACTGGTAAACTTTTTGTATACCAATACTTAAAATGTATATTTATCTTTTCTTTGGAGATATTAAACTTATGATAATTTCCAAAGGAGTTGAATAGTTATGGCATTGATAGGAGTTATATGTATTGTTTCTGGATCATCCTTAGTGATTGCATGTTCTGCGAGTTTATTAAATCTAATCAAATAATCAAACATTTTTTATTATATTAAGGTAATCTATTGTATCCTTATTTTGGGATATTTATAGATTACCTTATTTTACTTTATCCTTTTTATCACAAGCTCGCAATATTTACCAAACATTATCTGCTATCCCCTCACATACATTCAATTATATCAGTCGTCATATTGTTCCTCCTTCTCTTCTTTGATTTTAGAATCCTTGCTACATGCGGTTTTTAGCTTGTTAACCGTTTGTATAGGCAAACGGTTTGAATAAGGTTTTAGCAAACGTATATACACACTTTTGTTAATTATTCATAATCATTATAAAGAAGGTGAATTTATGTCAAAAAAATTGGATGCTTATGATATTGCAATTAAACAATGGAAAAAAGGAAGAGAACGTGGTGGTGGGATTCCTGCAAAAGTCTACGATGTAATTGTGTTTCATTATGGAGAAGATTATCGACCGATAATTATCAAGAGACATCTTGTAAACCCAAAAGATGAAAATTTAATAGAACAAACTAAATTAAGAAGACCAAAAAGTATTAAAGAAGTAATCCAAAGGATTAAAAGTTTAGATGAACATAATAATGAAACTTGGTTTTTTGTAATTAATCTTCCTGCTGGATTAAATTTCGAAAATTTTAAAAAATTAGAACAAACATTTGCAGATTCTTTAGGAGAAACAGGCAATTGTCAAATTGAGCAACATGGAATGGCGGTTCATATGACGATATCTAATGTGAATAGAACAAAAATGTATCCTTATAATTTTGACCCGACTTCATATCTAAAAAAAGGTATGATGATTCCTATTCCTTTTGGGTATTCGATTAATGGATTTATTGTAAAGGATTTAGCAGAGATTTTAACATTGCTCGTTTGTGGAATGATGGGAAGTGGTAAGTCAAATTTCAGTCATACAGCCATTTATACAATGCTACTAATAAACAGTATAAAAGGCATGGATAAAGAACCTTCTGTAATCCCAGTAATATGTGATCCAAAACTAGGAGAATTTAAATATTTTGAAAAGTATGGTGCTATGTGGGCAAAAGAACCTCAACATATTGAGAAATTATTAAAACAAGTTAATGATGAGAATGACAGAAGATCGCCAATTGTTAGTAAAACTGGAGCTAGAAATTTCCCTGAATTCTTAAAGTTAGGTAACAAAATGCCAGCAATTGTAGTCATTTGTGATGAGATGGCTGAGTTTACTTCTCCTGCTTATGAATCATTTAATCGCTTACTTCATCAAGGTCGTTCACAAGGTATATTTAGCATTGGTGCGATTCAAAGGCCGAGTGCAAATAGTTTAGGCAAAATAGGTAACTTTAGTGAACTCAAAGCCATGTTTGACGCTAATCTTGTATACCGTGTAAAAGACCCAATAAATTCTAATATGGTTTTAGGAAATTCAAAAGCAGCATTTATCCCTAAAAAAGCAAAAGGGAGAGCAATATTTGATTGGGATGAAGAAATAGAAGTTCAATCTATGTACTTTCCTAGCGTAGTATCAGACCAAGATAGATATGAAGAATTACTCTCTAAATTAATTCAATATCCTATGCCATATACAGATATTCAAGGGGAGGTCTACGATTATGAATCAAACAAATCATACAAAGGGTTATTACCGAGATTTAAGAGTATTGGCACATCTAGAACGTTGTATCTGCTTGAACACAACACAAATCCATTTACTTGAATTTCAAGGTCTTTCAATTGAAATGGCACATCGTTGTTGTAGGAGATTAGAGAAAAAGCATAGGATTAAGAGAGGTGATAGAATTTCATTTTTAGAAAAAGATTATTTTTGGTTATTTGACGAGAAAAAACCTAAGAATATTGAACACACATTAGGTAAATCATGGGTTTATACTTTTATTATCCTTAATTCTAAAGCAAGTAATTATACAAATCTTACTTTTGAAAATGAACCAACTCAATTCTTACCAATTATAAAACCAGACCAATTTGTGACATTTGATACATTTAATGATAAAAAGATATATTTCAATGAATTTACTAGATATGAATCGGGTAATGAATTTAAGAAAATCAAACAGTATAATCAATTAGCAGAAAAATTAATTAAAGATAAATATCAAGGCATTTCTACTTATTGGTGGATAGACTTGTCCAAAAATCAAACATTTGTAGTTTTAATTGTAACTGATGGAGGTGATACAGCAAAAAACAAAATCCAGAAGATAATCGATAAGGATAAAGCATTTCCATATTCAATAGAACTTCTTAATCTTGATGAGATTAGAAACTTTTGCTTAAAACTTCATTTGGCAAAAAAGGAGGAATTAAAATGTTCCCAGGGATTCAAGCAGCTACCCCAATTTTAGCTATTCTTGGCATTGCTGTGGGTTTACAAGTCGTTAAAATGGGGTTAAAAATATTTGGGAAAGGTGAATGGACATATTATGCTGATACATTAGGTTTAATACTTGTCACTCTCTTAGTGCTAAATGCTTCTCTAGATTTCCTTAATAAAGTAAAAGAAGTATTTAAATGATTGAGAACTTTGTAAGATTGAGTGCTTTATATTTAGTAGTGTATATCTACGTTAGGCATACGTCTGGTAGGGAGATGGCATTAGCAATCAAATGGTTGGCAGTTGTGAGTCTAGGATTAATGGTTTTATCATGTACTCTTGCCCCTCTAAAACAGTTTAGTGATGATATTCATTCTATTGCTATGACTTATAGTGGAGGAAAGGAAAAAGTTAGTAATGCATTAGGAATTGAAAGTAATAGTGAAACTATGGATGTTGGTTATAAAAATATATGGGAGAGATATTTAGGAGCAAAATTTGATTGGCCTATTAAGGGTAAAATTACACAAGGTTATAATGAACATAATCATGGTTTAGACATTGCAGGAAATTTAGGAGACGCGATTAAAGCTAGTCGAACAGGTAAAATTGAGAAGATTATTAATTCTGAAGGCCCATATGGATTACACGTTATTATTGATCATGGTAATGGTTATGAGACTTTGTATGCTCATTGTTCAAAAGTTGTTGTTATGGAAGACAAAATGGTTTTTAGTGGCGAAAAGATTGCGGAAATCGGATCAACTGGAAATAATTCAACTGGCAATCATTTACATTTTGAAATCAGAATTAATGGTAAAACTGTTGATCCAATGAGTTATTTAAAATAAAGGAGTTGGTAAAATTGAATCAAATTTTAGAGTGTTTATGTGGGAAAGATATTGTATTAATTGGATCAGAAATTGTAAATGATGAAATGATTTATGCAGGAAATTCAAACAAATTAATAGGCAAGTCATTCAGTATTGATGTAGTTTGTAATAAATGCAAAAGACAATTAATTATTGAATTATCAATTACTGATAAAAATTGGGGAATGAAGGAGATTAATTAATATGAGATTAATTATATTGAAAAAATCATCTATTCGTAGAAATTTAGCATTATCTATCATGATGATATTGATTGGAATCACATTAATAAATCCATTTGTAGCAAAAGCAACACCAACAGATTATGTGACTAAAACACATTCTAACTTATATTACCTTTATCCGATGCCACAAAATAATGGTATATTTTGGTTGGAATCAAATCCAAGTTTAGGATACGGGACTCTGCAAGAATGGAATAAAAAACTAAGCAAAGGGGATATGATTGTAGCAGTTCCATCAAATATGCAATTAGCAAGTTTAGGTGGGTTAGATAGAATTGGAAGATATGTACAAAATAAAATAAAAGGCAGATCAGATAATGGAAAATATGATAAGGATATTTTTAAATATCGAAGAACTGTTACAGCAGAAGGGGTTACTGATGAGATCGAAGTAGAAATTGGAAAGCATTTTAAAGATAATGATAATCTAGAAAAATTAATATCTAAAGTAAAAACGCATTTAACTACAGATGCAGGACAAACACAAGAGATAAAAGATCCTGTATTTCCACCTATAGTTCAACCTGATAATATGCCAGATACAGAAGAAAGCAAAACCGCAAAAACACAAATAATTGGTGGTTCAATATTATTAGGTGGTTTGATGTTATTTGCAAAAGTATTAGTGTTTGCACTGTGATAGAGTGTATTTTATGGAGTGAGTTTTGGCTTGCTCTTTTCTTTTTTTTGAGGATTTTTTAATAATTTTATAAAAACTAGTGCTAAAAAGTTGCGAAATTAATAAAATGATTATATATTATAAGAAGAGGAGTTTTTACTATGATTTTTAAATTTGATAAAGGTGGAAATATGGAAGATACAAGTGTGGAAGGAGATATACAGGATATGGCAAGAAAAAGTAAAGAAAAGGAAAAGGATAAGTTTAATCAAATGGATATGAATGTGGTTAATCAGGTAAAGGAAGAGGTTTTAGGAATGGTAAATGAGGCAGCAAGTCAAACAGCAGTTGGGTATCAAGAAGCAATGGATGAGAATGATGAGGATATGGTTCAGCAACATGAAACAGAGTTGGTTAAGGAAATGGACACAGAAGTAGATGATGAAAAATTAAAGCAACAAATGAGAGAATTAAATATGAGGAATATGCCTAGCTTGAGTAATTTAACTAAGATGAAAGATGAAGGGGAAGGAGTAGGAAGTGATAAAGAGAAGATGGTGAAGGATGAGCTTAATGAAACTAGAAATGAGTTAGATATTAAACGAGAAGAGGCGAGAAAAAAGAAAGAAGCAAGCAAATTAAAACGCGAAGCAAAAGAAAGACTAAAGCAGATGAACAATGCTGATGAGTGGGTATTTGAGAATACCACTGAAATATGTCGGAATAAAGAATCTTGTAAATTTCAAACCATTGCCAATGCGGAATTTCTTGGAAATCTCCTAGATCGGCAAATTGCGACATATGTTGGTGATTTACAACGTGGATGGCGTAAAAACAGCAAAAATGAATTGATAGCTGTGAAAAGTGAGAAGCAAATTAAACTCATCCTTGATAGTCTGTTGCACGATAAAATGCATGGAGGGTTCATTACGTTAAACCTAAATCCGAGCGATGGTTATGAAATTAATTATAATGAAGAAGATCATACAATTTCAGGTTCTATAAATCAGAAATTACAAATTTTGGACGGAAATCACAGATTAAATAGCTTCTCACGTTGGGCTAAATTATATAAGCGTAATCCAGAGTCAGTACCTAATCCTGCTGATTATTATATAAGTGTCATGATTGAAACGCTTAATGATGACGATGCAAAATCCCTTTTCTCTGAATATGCGACAAAATCTCTTAAAATTAGCAAAAGCAGAGGGGAATATTTAAACGTGGAAGACTATACGAACAAACTATGTAGAGATATTATGAAAAAATCCGATATTAAGGTAGAGGTTGTTTCTACATCAATTAAAGCTAATTCAGAAAATATAATCACATTTGGAGTATTCTCCAAGAATATAAAGGATAATTATAATCCTAAAAGTAAAATAGAAGTAGAAGAATTAAGTAATTATCTTTCATTGTTCATCGACTCATTAATTTCTACCTTTCCAAAATATATGGCAAGCAAAGACTTAACTGAAAGGGCTGAGTTGAGAACACATAACCTAGCTATGGAAGCCCTCAGTTGGGGAGGTTATTTAAAATTAAGCACTAGGTTACAAGGTAAAAGTCGTGAAGAGATATTAAGTATTCTTAATAAATTTGATTCTAAGGTTGATTACAAAGGTTGGCGTGGAAACTTCTTAGACAAAGAAAACCCAATCTTCCGAAAGATAATGAGAGAGGGATTTAAGATAATCAATACTTCTAGTAGTGCAACTTGGATTAATAAAGTCTTTATTGAGTATGTTTTAGAAGGTAAAAGTTTAGAGGAAATTGGCAGAGAAGAAGTAAAGTAAAGTAAAAATTGTAAAAAATAGAGAGTATCAGTAATTAAAACTGATACTCTCTATTGGATATTATTTATTACTTTCTAAATATTTATCATAATACATCCATTTTAATTTTGTCCCATCTTCTAACTTACCTGCTGATTTCTCTTCTCCATTACAACATTTAGATACATGTGATGCATTAGAATATTTTCTTATAACTTCTGATCGATTTTCAAAAACTTCTCCTGTAGTTAAACATATAATTTTTTTAACGGGGTTTATTTGTTGTGTATTATTTATTATTTCTTTAATTTCTTTTTCATTCTTTAAAATATATTCATCATAGTACATCCATTGAAGTAACGTCCCGTCTGGTAATTTTCCTGATGATTTCGATCTATAATTACAACAATTAGATATGCCACTAGATTTGTTGATATTATACGCCTTACTTGCTTCTGTCTGAGAATTAAAAATTTCTCCAGTAGTTAAACAAATTACCTTTATATTACAATCGATCTCGTTATTGTAAGTATCTAAATAATTATTATATAACCAATCTAAAGTTTTATTTTGAGCTAAATATTCATCATGATACATCCAAAACAATGGTTTTTCTAAATATTTACCTGATGAATTTAATCTTTTCACACAACAGGCAGAAATACCACATGAATTAATATTATATTTGATTGATGCCTCAGTTTGACTATTAAATATCTCTCCTGTATTCAAACATATAACTTTCTTACTACTCTTCTCTCCCATTAAAATATATTGTTTTCTCATTTCTTCTTTCGGATCATAATTACACCATCCTAACTCAACCCCTTGCTTAAGATATTTCCCAACTGCCTTTTTTCCTAATTTTAATTCATTTGCTATTTTTGCGACACTATTCATCCCTTTATTCCATAAATCACAAGCAATTTTTACAAAACTTTTAAAAGATGCTTCATAACATTTTTTCCAATTAATATCTTCTTCTTTAAAATTTAAAAGTCTTGGAAGTTTGCTATTCATAATACTATTTTTAACCCATTTTAATGTCGATTCTCGACAATCTAATATTATGTAATTAATAATTTTATTGCTTCTGGCAAGCCATTCTTTGTCAAAATCGTTGCCTTGCGTTTCTTCTAATGTTGCCCAATTATTATTTGATTCCTCATAATGCTGAATTCCGTGACACTCACAAATAATTCCATCAATTTTATTTAGATAAAAATCATACTTATACTTATTACACCATTTAAAAGTTTTTATTGATAACTCTACTTGAAAATCTTTATCTAATAATTGTTCAAATAGATTAAATAGAAATTTCTGAGAGAATGATATTCCATCACTACAACGGGGACATCCAAATCCTTGATAGAAATAGTTTGTAATAGTTATTAACTTTTCAAGTCCACAATCTGAGCATTTCATAGGAACTTTTTTGTTTGAACCTGCGGGATATTTATAAGGATCTTCTTTATTTACAAAATTATCTATTGAATATGAATGTGTTATTGCTATCATATGACATTGATTACAAGTAATACTTCCATTCCCACCTACAAAAGAATTAATACTTTTTTGTTCTGATTCATGCTCTAGGTGATCCAAACATTTGAACCAATAACCTTTCTTATTAAATCCATTGGATCTGAAACCTACATCAAAAGGACTTAATTTATTACCATCTTTATCTATATTTAAATTCTCATCCCACCTCTTAATTATTATATCTGCTATATTTTTTGGTTTATTATCATAGCACCATTGTCCAAAAGATATGCCGTTATTCAATTTTATTTTTCTTATTTTTTCAGCACCAAATAATCGCATATTACATTTATGACAATAATATTTTCCATCTTCACGAACACTCCTTTTATAATCTTTCCAATGCATATTTTCTAATATTTCTTCACAACCATCGCATCGAACATCTACTAATACATAGGAACCATTTGGTAAATCATTAACATTTACTTTGATTTTTGTCCCCTTTTTAACTAACATTATTTTATGATGTTCATTATAGTATCTTGGAATTTCATACCCTAAATTTTCGTAATATTGTATATTACTAGAACTCACTCCAACCCAAACTTCTTTTGTTATTAACATTATTTATCCCCTTCCTTAATAGGTTTACTAATTGGAATAAGACACTCAAGTTCTAAGGAAAACTAAAGTGTCTCGTTTTACAGATAAAAGTCTGGCCTGACTCCTATCCAACCAATATTAAATTCAATTTCACTTAAAAACCCAAACAAAACAAAAAAGAGCCTAAACAGCTCTCAAAAACTAAATCAATATAAAATTATATAAACTAACTCTAATCATCACACCCACAAATCAAAACCCTCTTCTTACCACTCAAAACATCCTCAGACCAATTAATAGGAATAATATCATCTACATCCCTATTCTCCCTCAACAACAAACTCAATCCAACTTTCCCTGAATACTTACCCATCATCTGTTTCAATTCTTCTTTCTTTTTAGGTGTCAAACCAGACATAATAATTTTCCTCCTATTCCCTTCCCTTATTCAACATCTTATAAGCATACAAACATTTCTTCAAAAATTCAGGACTAATAACATTCTTTTTACTATCTTCTAAAAACTGCTTTGATTTTTTCTTTACTGACAATAAAAACTCTATCATTATTTTTCATTATTTACTCCTATTATTAAATTTAACTTACCGCAGGAAAACATACTTTTATTGGATAAATAAAACTATCTAAACTGCAGTTTAGATTAGTATAATTACGATGAATAATGGTATAATATACATGCACATATTATCCAATGATTATAACTAAGATAGGAGGTATTAAATCAATGTCTAAATATGTGTATACAACTGGAGACACAAGCATAAATTCCCAAAGAAATCCAAATTTCCCAATAACTTGTCCAATATGTAAAAGTGAAAATGTTAAACCGTTTAACATGGTTGCTTGTATTCGTATGGAATCACCAGGGCTTACAATAAATCATGCACCAACTATTACACAAATATGCAATGATTGTGGTTATCTTATGTTCTTTATGAGAATTAAAACTGAAGAAGAAAAATTAAAAGATACCGAAGAAAATGAAAAGTGGAAATAGAATAATTATTCTCTAATTCTTATATTGATACTCCTAACTACTAATTAAAGCAGTTAGGAGTATTTGTTTACTAGTTTACTTAATATCGTAATTTTGTATATGATTTTGTATTAAACCTAAAATTTCTTTATAAGCATTGATCAGATTCTTATATGTCCCATAGTCCTCACTTTTTCTAAGTTTCTCCAATTTAGGAGTAAGTTCCTCTATTTCGCCTACAAGGGTTTCTAATACTTTTTCACTAAATGGTCTTTCGTCTTTTATTTTGGAGCAAGTATAAAATCCAGTGATTATTTTAAAACCATGTTCTTTTATGGTCATAATTTGTGAATCGCTAAAACCTTCATCAATCACTACATTTCTTATATCTGTTTCTCTTTTAGCATTATGTACTTCATACCATCCATAAATATATTTATATCCCTCTTCTTCTATAATTTGTGTTGCATTTGGATGAAAAACAATATACCCATATTTCTTAGCAAATTTAACTAATCCATGTGTCTTTCCAATTCCTCTTAACCATTGTGTATGTATTAACTCTTTATTCTGAGATGCCACTTCTAATCTATCTAAAATTAATTCTCCTGTATCTATATTGATAATTTTGCTCTTAATTTTCCCTAAAGAATTCAATTGTGTTAATAAATTAATTTCGTCCAATAAATAAATCATATATTTTCTCCTTAATGTCGGCCATCACCCATTTATTTTTATTTGCTCTCACTACATAAATTATTTCCCAGAGAGTGTTACCAGCACTCTTTTATATATCATCTTCCTTACTCATAATAGCCATAACTTCACTCTTACCATTCTTACCACCAAGCAATATTGCCCAATTATCTCTCGCCTCATCTGAAAAATCATTCCAAACTGAACTCAATTCATTTAAAAACTTTTCCATTATATCACCTCTTTTACTACTTAATAATTTAAATACAGTCTCTTATTCCATTACATCCTTGACACATTGACCTACACAATTTACAGAATTAATATAATGAGCTGAACTGAAATATTTTGGCACATTTCCTCCCCTAACAATTTTCATATTCTCTATTTCATCTTTTGTCCAATCTAAGATAGAAATAGCATTATCAAGAGTTATTTTATTGTCAGATAATAAGTCTAAAATCTGATCGATAATTGGTTTGTACTCCATTCTTAAAAATAATTTATTATGTTCATAATTAAAATTATCAATAATTACTTGTCTTTCTTCTTTACTTATTTCATTCATTTATTCAAGTCCTTTCAATGCATTTATTATTTTAAAAGTATTTTGATCTTTATCTGTCTTAGATTCCAATATTTTAATAACTTCTTCAATAGATAATTTAATAGTTTCCATTTTATATCACCTCCTTAAATTAATATAATTAATCCTTCTTAAACTTACTTAAAATCTCCATAATCAATTTTTACTAATCTCCCTCGTATATAACCCCAGTTACTAGGTTTCCAATCCGACAACATAAATTCTTTTAATTTATCATCCTTATATTTATCAGTTAATAAATCACAAAACTCACCAATGTCTATATCATTTAATACAACTTCTGCTTTTTCCATAATTAAAAATATTCCAAGATTATTGCAATAAAAGACTTTTGCTAAATCTTTATGTTTACCTGACATATTCTTTTCTTTTAAATTTGCTAATAATCCATAAAGAAAATGGTCATATTGAACGAATAGATTAGGAATTTTAATCACAAATTTATTAAATACAAAAACTATTCTTGTGCTTCCTATTTCGATTTTTATTTTTATATCACCTCATCCAATTTATAATAAATTATTTATATTAATGAGGACTAACTTAAAAGTAGAGGAGTGAGTATTCTTTTACTTTTATTAGATATTGCACTATCTAATTGTTAGTCCTCAAAATTTGCTTTAATGGATAGAATAATTTATTTATGTATTTGGTCATATTGCAGTTGGAAGTGGAGGGTTTGACTTTATGTATTCTGAATAATATTGCCAGACTAATTTTTCATTTGTAATTGGATGTTTACCTGCTGATTTTAACTTTTTGTTACAACATAGTGATATACTTGATTCACAAACATTATAAAAACTGGCTCCTTCTTTTAGAGTTGAAAATATTTTAAATGTGTTGATACATATAACTTTTTTTGCATTGGGGTTATCCTCTCCTAAACAGCGTCCAATTTTTGATTTACGAATTCTATTTTTTGTTTCATTTGAATGATGTTTACCATACATTGGGTTTCTTTCACCTTTTTGTATTAATTTAAATTTCTCTATGGTTTCTAAAGAGTGTTTCTTTCCTTTTAATGCGATACTTAATTTTCTATTGTGTTCTTCTGTTCTTTTTCTCCCCCTTAACGCCAAACCGACTTTTAATTTATGTTCTTCGGTTTTTGGTTTTTTCATTTTTTGTATAGTATCTTTTGAGTGTTTATTTCCAAAGTGAGATGCACTCATTCTTTGCTTTGTTTCTTCTGAGACAATTTTACCTTTTGCTGATTTACTCATTTTATCCTTTGTCTCTTTAGACATATTTAAATTTTTCTTACGTATTTTTTGAATAGTTTCTTCTGATAGACGATATCCTGACATTCCACCTCCTCCTTCGGTTATATTGTAAAAATTTATATTTTTTACGGCATTATATTTTTTTATAAATATCATTTCTAACTCATTAAGTTCTTCTTTAGAATAAGCAATTGCAACAATAATTCTGGAAAAATTATCTTTTCCATATAAACTTTCTGCTCTTTTGTAATATTTCCCACTACCTAAATATTTCCTCCATCTACCATTTCCATAATCGTCAAAAATCTTTTGACCAATATATTTCTTCTCATTAATTAAATTAGTAGTTATATAAATAAAACCATATGCTAATTTATCTAAACCATTCTCAATTATGTATTCAACCATAAAAACGTTCTCTTCCAATATTAAATCATCCTCCTGATCAGGGAGGGTGGCCACCCATTACACTTGCAAGTTCTCTCCCGTATATTTTATTTATTAACTTTACTTTTATTAAAACTATATTTTAAATAATACATGTACCTTTTGGTAATTCAATCACATGTTCTTTAAGAACTTTCCAATTTGGCATTACAATTATTTCTCTGCCATAACTAGGTGGAAGTGCGAAACCTCCCTTAATAGTAGAAGTCATATGTATATTATTTTCTTTACCACAATTATCACAAGACCATTTTACATCATATTCTTCATTTTCTCGATATTCTGCTTCAATATAATTATTAGATTTTATTTCACAATAATTACAAACTAAACTATCTATTAATTGTCTTGATCCATGTATAAATTGCATCATAATAAATCATCTCCTATATATTTATTTGTGCATTTAGTAATTAATCAGCAGAGTATAACCCCTCTGCTATGGGTAATTTACTAACTTACCTAAAACTATAACTCACCATCTGATGACTTTCATCGGGAGAAAGTTTAAATGTAATATCACCAGTTCTATTACCATCTTCTCCCATACCAACAGAATATTTTACATCTTCTAAACTCATTCTTGCAACAAATATTCGACCACTCATTTCATCAACCATTGTATCACCTTCTAATTGGATATATTCTTTTCCATCAACTGTTACAATTTTAACTTTTGCATTAATAATATTTTGATTCATTTACAAATTACCTCTTTCGTTTATTATTTTATTTTTTAATTTATGGAGATTGTAAACTTTGTAATTTATGTATTGATATCTGCTAATACAATCATATATTCCCTCACCTCGCTTTCTCTTGTCCTAACTATACCACTAGCATATTTTATTGTCAAGGATAATTTTATTTTTGTATTTATACAAATGTAAAAGAGGAAAGGGAAATTTAATTCCCCTTTATTCAGTTAATTACTTACTTATTTTTCTTCATTTCTTCAAATTCCTCTAAACAATATTGTTTTGCATAAGCGATTACTTTGTTTATAAAGTCTTCTGTTAAATTCATAGTAACTTTTAAAACAAATTTAGAATCTTTTTCATTGTAGCTCAAAATATCTTCTTCTAGTATAAAATGCTTGGTCTTCTGAACAAAATCTTCACATGATATTTTGTCTACCATTAATTCTAGTCTACAATTATCCACTAAATTACAATCTACCTCTCCTGTTATGTCTAAAACTTTATTCAGTACCCCATATATAACAGAACTTAACATAATATTAGCACTCTCCCCTTATTTCAGATGACTTATCATAGCACAATCTAGTGCAGAAGTCAAGGGATTTTATTTTTGCATTAATTAATAATTGAATATGTAATTATATTTATTATCATTTATAATATCTTGATAATTATCATATTAATTATTATTAGAAATATCATTTATGAAACATGATTTAAATTATGATTCATAATAAATGTTTAGAAACTAATAAAAAGAAAAAAATAGAGGGAATCCTAATAAAATTAGAACTCCCTCACAAAGAAAGAGAGTGTAAATGAAATGGAAAATAATAATGAATCATTTACAAATGTATTGTAACATTATTTTTATATTTATGTCAATGGGGATATTTATTTATAACTTACTTATCATTCAATTTCCTTCCACACATTGGACAATAATTAATTACCCTATCTCCAAGATAACTTGAACCATTATCGTCTGCTTCCAACATAATCATTAAATTGTCTTCTATATAAATGAAAAATTCTTCATCTTCATTCCATATATTATCTTTATTTGAAATAATAATCTCATTAATCTCATCAGATTTATTATTAGAACAGTATTTGCAATTGTTACTCATTAAGTATCCACTCCTTTTATTGATTTATTATTAAATTTCACAAATAATAAATGGATACCCATCCCCTATCATTCCAAATTGCTCTTTAATTATCTTATTCGCTCTAATTCTTTTCAAACCTATTTTATTAACCTCTTCAATAAGTAAAACTGCAAACTCGTCTTTATAATATGTTTTTGCAGTTTCCTCTGTACATTCATAATCATTCATGAACTTATATACAATATCTTCTATTGTAAAATATTTTTTATTAGACAAGTATGTAAGACAATTAACAAACATTTCAAATCTTTCATTTTTCCCATTTCTACGATTTGGTTTTACTTCCCCTAATTCTATTAATTTTGATCTCAAGTTTTGAGTAATGTATTCAGTAGAGTATTTTAATTCTGTGGCTATTTCATCTATTGATTTACCTTCATTATACATTCTCAAAACAACATCAACGTCTATCTTCTTTCTCTTCTCTTTTTTATATTCTTTGAATGATAATTCACCCATCATAAAACTTACCTTGCCACCATTGATATAGTCTACATTATATTTTGGATTTTCATTTGCAATATAGTATATTTCATAGATATGTGCTTCATTCCTAGTCATTTTATCACTAACACATATTTTTTTGATTTCAGTAAACCATTCTTTATCTTGCTTGTGTTGCTTTAGCCTAAGTTTCATACTATTTGTGATACCAACATAAAGTAATTCATTATTGCTATTATAGAATTTATAAACTAAATTATTCTGCATATTAGTTATCCCTCTTAATAATAATTTTAGGATAACTTCTAACAGGACAATCAATATTATATTTTTCTTTAATCTCCTTATTAGCAGTCACCTTTACCAATCCATAACTATCCAATATTTCCTGAATACTACGTCTCCATTGATTCTCAGTCATACCATTTACTTTTAAATCTTTCTCTAATACATATCCTTGTACCTCTATTCCTTTCAATATGTATCCAACTAATCTACTACTATTTTCATCGGATTGTTCTGTTGTTCCTAAATTATTCTCATATTCATATTGAGGGAATACCTTATTAGTAAATTCTACGCCAAAAGTCCTCAGTAAATATTCTCTTGACAAACCCTTCAAAGAAATATTGTTTTCCTTTAATAAAATAGCAATCTTATTACTTTCTTCTAAAGTTTCTGTTCCATATTGATCAATACTATAATAATTAACCAACTTCTTATGCTTATATTTTGCAGCAATATGTTTTGCTTTCTTTAAAGTTTCTTCTGGCAAATTATCATGAGGAATTTTATTAAGTAAACTAAGTAAAGTAAATAATGTAATACTTTGAGATGTTCTAGTTTTATCTTTTGATCCAAATACGTCCATCAAATTATTTAAAGATACAAAGAATAATGGATTTCCATCTAGACTAAAATCCTCGTCCTTAACATTCATCTTGGCATAATTATTTAATGCAATGAGATTAGATTTCCTAGTCCTTATTAATGAATGTAACTGTGGATAAATCTCCTTAAATTCATCGGACAACAATAATTCTATATTCGTATCGAGTATTTCTAATTGTTCTTTTTGCCATTCAGTTTGTTGCAATTCAATATTATAAACCTGTTTAATAAATTCTATAGCTTTGACTCTTTTACATTTTGCTAATTTCTCTACTAACGATATTATTGTATATTTTGCTTTACATCCAAAACACTTATATATCTGAGTACCATTATCTGTTTCATAGATATGAGCAGAAGGTGTATCATCTTCGTGTTCTGGTAGAATACAATTTATCATTCCATAGATATTTGTAAATTCACACAAGTCTATTCCATTCATATAATTATAAACTTCTTGCTTATTAGTACATATTGTTTTAAATTCTTCATCAATATTAAGAATTTCCTTCATAGCAACAATATCAAGGGATTTTATAGCCTCAATATTCCCTAAAACACCTGTAACGCCCATAGGGGTAGGAGTGTGAGCTTCTGCAATACTAATAGAAGAAGAGTTTAGTGTATTAGTATTGAGAAAGCTCAATTTACCCTTAGATGATTTATTTGAAGAAGAAAGAGATTTATTATTATCATTATTTATTTCATTTAATAAATCTTTATTATTTTCCATTATTTCTTTAACATTTATTTTATTATTATAATTACACTCTATTAACCCTTTACCTCCAAAGAATAGTCTAGTAGGATCAAAAGTAACACTATCACTATTAGAGAATAATTTAATTAATAGATTTTGAAAGTCATTCCTTATCTCAACATCAGTTATTACTTCATTATTACAAAATACTAGTCTAAATTTCTCTTTATATTCTGTATAAGAAAATGTTTTATACCCGAATACTGGATTAATATTTAACTCCTTACATCTTTCTAACTCTTTAGCAATAGTAGTCCCTTCATCAAAATCTAAAGCAAATATTTGTTGACTGATCCAATCTTTACTTTTAGTACCATTAAGATATGCAGGTTTAAATGTTGCTCCATTGCACAATAAATTTGCTAATTCTTCAATTTCTATTTCTGTTTTAATTAATCTTAGTTGGATTCCACTAGATTCAAATCCATTTGGTTTCTTTGCAAAAGTCTTTCTGTCTAACATACATTTAATCATTTTTATACCGCCTTCTTTTATTATTTGCCTTAATTATTAAAAAATAGAAGCAGACAAAAACACTAAGGCGAGTGTTTCTTTCGGATGGCCTATCCTAGTCTGCTTATGTGTTATTTCAACACAAATAAAAGACACTTCAAATTAATGAAATGTCTCAATTTCTATTGAAATATTTTATTTGTTAACTTTATTTATTAATTTACTAATAGGATATGCGTTCTATCTGTACATAATTAAATTGGACAAGTATTACCAACCCAAATCATCATCATAACCTGCTATATCCTTTTTCTTCACAAGAGATAAATCATTTTCACAATTCTCATCCACATCTTCCTCTTCATCATCCCAACCTTCACCAAGATTATAAAAATTATCTAAACACAAATGTCTAAATTTCTCATATAATTCATTTGCTATGACCTTTTCATGTTCAGTTTCATATTGTGAATCATGTAATACTTTAATCAATAAATCTAACTTTTCTTCATTTAATTTTAAATAGGTGTGCATTGTTTTATTTCTCCTTTTATTGATTATTAAAGAGTTGTCCAGATCGGACAACCCCTCGTTATTCAATATTATTTTATTTATGTATTATTGATTCCTAAATGCTATATAGATTTTTCCTTCCCAAAATTCTTTACAACTATTTATTTTCTTGCACTCCATCATTTCTATTTTATTATCATCTACGTCGTAATACTTACATATAGTATCTAATGCAGTTTTTGAACAATTAGTTGGGTCAAAAGTTGATTTTGCAACAAATCTAAACCAAGCACAAACTCTTTTATTAAAATCTATTCCTAAATCATCAAATGTAGGAAGTTCTTGATATGGAAATTTATTTTGCCATTTGTAATATCCTTCACTCTTGACGATTTTTGGATTTCCAGTATTCCAATCTTTTGCTGCGCTTGTCATGTAATTATGAGAAAATGGATGGACATTTAACTCAATCCATTCATAGTCTTCTGGTTCATAATAATTCAGTTTACTTTCTAAATTATTTAACTCCTCATCCTTTTCATTGATTATTTGTGTCTGCTTATCTATAATTCCATTCTTATATCTAATTGTTTGTCCATTTCTCTTATTGCTAGTTTCAGTTTTCTTTTTTGAGATTGTATTCACAACTTCTGCTAAAACTAAAGCAAAAGACCCTTTGCCACTATCTATTAATGTTTGTTTTCTGTCACTTAAAGCATTAATTATTATATTCTGAATACCATTTTTCTCTTTACCATCTTTATTTTTATGATACATCATGCATTCACGATATTCATTCTCTATCGATTCTATATTACAAGTTTTGAATGTATTCTTCATCTTTTTATTTGTCGAGAATTTATCTAACTTGATTTCTTGCTCTTCTGTTATATTTGGAGAAATATAAGCACCATTCTGTCTAATTTCTACTAATACCTTTCCTACCCATAACATAAATTGTGTTGCTCTATCATTTTTTGCTTTACCTATAAGTGGATACATAATGTATTCTGGAATAAAATCACCTGTCGCCACTACTGTCGACGCTCCTAAATCAACTAAATGTTTATTGACTCTTGCCCATTTAATGCATTCATTTCCGCTTTTTGCAATTTCTGTCCAACCACAAAATCTAGCCACTTCATCAATTCTTACTTCACTTTGTCCATTGTTTTCTCTGAATGCTACTTCTTGTTCTTCATAAACTTTTGTTAATACATTTTCCATTTTAACACGTCCTTTTCTTTTTTATTTTTATTCACTTTTTCTTGTCCTTTAATTTAAAAATATAAAAACTAAATGGCGAAGGAAAGGACACCTTCTTTTTGATATGGGAGCTACCCATAAAAGCCATTTAGTAAAATTATCAATAATAAAAGAGAGATGATCATAAAACCATCTCTCCAAAACCAACTAAATATTATCAAATTAACCTAAATTACGTTTTATACCCTATTTTACCTCTCTTATACTTTCATTTGCTCTTGATTACTTCGATTTACTACCTAGTCTATACCTATCCATTAAAACTGGAATTTGCTCGGATTTATGATTCTCTCATAGATAGATGAATAATATAAATACTATAAATCAAAATACCAACCACCACAGAATAAATATAAGTCATAATATTTAACTTACCTCAATTACTTTTTTAATTTGTTGCCACATAAAACCCTACTGTAACAAGGGTTATAGAAACCACAATACACCTCTAAGCGTAGCAAATAGTTTTTGTATAAGATTATACCACTCTTGTATTTGAAACGCTTAAAGGTTGTTTAAAATTTATTATTATGGGTTATTGGTTTTGTTAATACTCAATTAAATCAAGTTTCAATAAAATCCTTCTTGCACCAAAATATAAAGCGATGCAGAAATTTGTGTATAATTTATCAATCTTGTTAATAATATTTTTTATAATTGTCATTTTTATTTCTCTCCTTCAATTGTAATAGATTTATTTACTGTATCATCAGTTGTTGCAATTTCCTCTGTTTTATATTTACCACTAACAAAACTAGATAATTTAACTAAAACCTCTTTGCCATAGAAAATATAAGACGAAAGCATTAGCATATGCGTTGCGGTAAATAAATCAACATTAATTCCATTTACATTGACAACGATTATATTAGGAGTCAATTTTCCGACATAAATAACTGCCACAAAACACGCTGTTACCACTATTCCCTTTATGATTCCTTGAAATAATTTTGTTTTATCAAATTGCTTTTGGAAGAGGGACGAAATTGATCCTAGAATTATATTTATTGTAACGAGTGCTAATAAACTGATTCCAAGGTATAAAATAGTTTGATCCATATTAATCATTCTCCTTAATTTTTTTATACTTTAATTAAATCCCTTGCCTCTTAACATCCTTCCAAGTACATCTAATTGTTTTAATATCTCTGCTACTTGTTTTGTGTTTGAAAGATTCTGTTCTTTAATAATTGCCAATTCTTCTTTAAGTAACATGTAAATATTTTCATTCTGTTTTAAAATTTCTTCTTTTAATTCGGTTGTAATTCTTAATGTTATTTTTGATGTAATCCAATTTATGAATTTATTTAATTTGTTCACATAGAATCATTCCCTTACTTTTATTTATTTAATAGTAATTCCATATTTAACAGCCACAAATGAAGTTATTAGCAAACTTACAATCCCTATAATTTTTAATGCCATACTTAAATTGTTGTTTAATTTTATTTTTTTTATTTCTGTATCACTTAATATTTCCTGTTTTTTTATTTCTGTATTACCTGTTGAATTTCCAATAGCAATTTGACTAATTGTATTTATTAAGAGGTTAGAAGTTTGTAAATTTTGCAATGTAGTATTTTCAACTCTAGCTAAGGTACTATCCAGAGAATTGAATCTAGTTTCATACGCAATGTCTTTTAACTCAAGTTCATGGAGTTTTTCACCGTGATTAATAATTTTATTATCTAATCCACAAATCTTTTCTTCATGTATGTTTGTCTTAGTTTGTAAGTCTATGATTTTACCAGAATGGCTCTGTAAAACTTCTTTAATTTCATTTTCGTCCACATTTAACACCTCTTTCGCTATATTATCCATAAATAATATTTGCCCTCCTTTATTTTATATGTTATAATGAATTAATGGTTGTAGTGCTACGAACATTACAATCAGGATTCGGCAGATAAAAAACTGAGGGCAATTCAGTAATATCTGCCACCTATACATATGACAACTGAATATAGAAATAATTATTTAAGCAAGTTCTAATCTTTTACAAGCATAGCCAAATTTTATAATCTGCTTTATTACTTCATCTGCTTTACTTTCAAGAACACGTACTGATAAATATACATCTTTATCATCTTTTGTTGTTATATCTGACACTTTATTTACAACTCCTTCTTTATAAATAATCCCTAAGAAATTACAAATCCCTCTTGCTATTGCACTCGAAACCTTATTATCCCATGTAGAATCTTTCATTAATGCTTCTTCTGTAGAATTAGAAATAAATCCAATTTCTGTTAATATTGCAGGACAATCTGTTTCACGTAAAACATGATAGTTGGCAGTCTTCAAACCTCTATCAAATAAATTGGTAGCAGGAACTAATTCCTTATGCACTTTTTCTGCTAATACTCGACCTTTTCCCGTCGATGATAATGAAAAAGTTTCTACCCCATGAGAATCTGCTGAAAAAGAATTACAGTGAATACTAACAAAATAGTCACTCTTCCAACTATTTGATTTTTCTGTTACATCCCATAAATCTCCATCTTGAACTACTAATATTTCAATTCCATTGAATTTTAATTTTGTAGATACTAAATAAGCTATTTCTTTTGTTTCAATATATTCTTGATATCCTGATGGGCCAATTGCTCCAGGGTCAATTCCATTTGAACTTGAATTATTAACTCCTTTTGCTCCATGTCCGGCATTTATACAGATTTTCATTATTTCACCTCATATTATTTATATTATTTATCTAATCCTACTTTACAATATTAACATTTACACTTGCACTTCTAATTTCATTATTACCATCTTTCCAACTTACTTCTTGTTTAAATATCCCTACAACACCTTCAGCAAATCCCATCTCAAATTCACCTTTATTATCTGTTTTCTCAGTAGTATTACGAATTTTACCATTTGACCTAATAGTTTTTAATGAAATTAATTGATTTGGTGCTGATGTTTTAATTGTAATATAAAATATATATTTAACATTACATTTGCTTTTGTCTGATGAAATAGATAATGAATAAATTTTCTTAGGTTCAATAGGAGTAATAGGATTGATTTGTTTTGGTTCTACTAATACATTTATAGTTTTTGTATTAATTTTATTATCTGGAGATTTCCAAGAACATGTGATTTTTGTTACTCCTACTTTATTAAGAACTATATTCTCATTAACTATTCCTTTTGAATTGGTGGTATATGTATATTGAGATGATGAATTTCCACATTGCATTCTACATTCAATAGTTTGAGTTCCTAAAGGTGTGATTGAATCGAATGTTGAAAATGAGAGATTAATTGTGTTATTAGGAGTAGTTTGAGTTTTGTTTGTTGTGAAATTTAATTTGAAGTCGTGGGTGTAATTTGGTTTTTCAAGGTCTGTAATACTCCACAATTCTTGAAATTTGTAATCATAACTTGCATAGCAACATCCATTATCTGCCCAACCTTTACCATACGAATTAGCTATTTTAAATAGTTTAGTTTGATTGTTATAACCAATTATTAATAAACAATGACCATTAAAAACTCGTTCTTTTTTTACATCTGGTATAGGAATAATTGGATTAGTTGCTGAGATATATCCAAAAGAAGTATATATACTAATACTAACTAAAACTGGGCCAAGAGTTCTTAAAGCTAGTTTAATTTCTTCTTGTTTTATGTTGGCAAAAGCTGTGATGCGATGCTCATGTGCATTTTTTAATACACTTGGTAAATTTACCTTACCTAATTCCTCTTTAATGAAAGGGTATTCTTTATCTTGTATTTGAAAATACTCATATTCAGGTATTCCATACTTTACTAACCCCTTTAAATATTCTCTAAGACGCAAACCCTTTTCCTGAAGATCCCAATTTTCTCTAAAGGTGTAGTTAAATCCTATTGATAATTTTTTATATTCACCAGTCTGTTGTTTTTCAATTATCTCCCTCTGGACACATCCAGACGCACTAACACAAAGCCAGATATCTCCTTGATCTTTAATATCTGGCACTTCATATTCAAATATATCTGGTTCAGGTTCAATTGGTGTAGACATTCCAACAACTGACATTAATTTTGATAAAGAATAATCTCTATCATCAGGTGGAGAACTTATTAATCCGAATGGACGTTTTGAAAAATCTTTTTGCATTATTATTTATTCCTCCTTTGTAATTTAATCAAACCTTCCCAACAAATCTCAACAAATTATTCTCATTCCCAACAACCTCATCTGGTATAGGGAATCTCTTTTTACTTAATCTGATTCCAGCTCCTTCCATATAGGAATCATTGACCAATTCACTACAAATATCTGACTCAGAATCTCTAATCTTAATTTTCACACCAAACACATATTTGCAAAACATTACAAACAACAAATAATAATCATATTTTTGACCAACTTTTGACTTAGCATATTCACATATATTATTTATTTGCTCATCAGTCAAATCACAAGAATATACATCTGCATAATTTTTATAATCACTAATATTTCTGTAGCGAATATGTCCAACTATACCATCTGCTTCTACAATTTCATTTTCATTTATAATTATTGCAAGATGTGAATATTTTGATTTGGTTAGAAATCTTATAAATTTGCTTATAAATGAATTCGAATGACACGCTAGAATATCTGCTGGTTTGTATTGCATTTTTCACCTCCAATCTAAACTTAAATGAAAACAAATAAAAGAGAGAAGATTTTATGTTTCTTCTCTCAGGAAAACAAATCATTTAATTAAATAATCAAATCCTAAATATGAGCGATAGCGAATATTTAGTAAGGGAATGAACTTGTGAATGACCGCACGTTCCTTTGACATGTCATGAGATAATTAATTTAACATTAGTCTTGCGGAGCGTCATTTCAGTAATTTTGTGCCAAAATTCCTTCATGAGATTGTATTATAATTAATTTTCTTATTTGCATCCAGATTGGTAAATATACGCTTATAGTAAATCAACCAATCTGGATGCAAAATTTTATAATTCATATATCTTTTTACACAAAATCCAATATCTTTTATTATAATTGGCATCTTTTCTAATTGTTTCTTTTTTACTTTCAATTTCATAAGGAATATTATTGTCTTTAAAATATCCATTAATAGTATTAATTTTAACAGTTCCATGTCTATCAGTTATTCCATTGAATAATTCATCTCTCATAAAACTAATAAGCTTTTCTTGACCATCTTTAAACATTTTTATTCCAACTAATTTATCAAGTTTGTCTTCTAATGTCATTATAAATATTTCCATACTAATTTTTCACTAGTTATAGGGTCTTTTCCCGCCGACTTTATCCTACCACTACAACAATCACATATATTACTAACATTTATATTCAATATTCTTGATATCTCTGCAATGGAATTGTATACAACATTTGTATTTAAACATATTACCACTCTTTTGAATTTAGGATCATAATCACACCAACCTAATTCTGTGCCTTGTTTTAAGTATTTGCGAATTGTTGACTTATCTAATCTCAATATTTTCCCTATTTCTGTTGTACTTTTAATACCATCATTCCATAGTTTACATGATTCTTTAACTAAACTATTACAAGCATACTCATGACATTTTATCCAATCAATGTCTGATTCTCTGAAGTTTAATAACTTAGGAAGTCTACTATTCATTATACTGTTTTTAACCCATTCTAACTCCGACTTTCGACAATCTAATACAATGTAATTTTTAATATTATTACTTTTTGCCAACCATTCTTTATTTAAATCATTTTCTTGAATTTCTTCTAGTGAACCCCAACTGCTTCCTTTATGTTCTTCATAATGTTGTCTTCCGTGAACCTCAATAATGCATTTATTTTTACTTGTATATAAATCATATTTATAATCTTCACACCAATCAAATACTACCTTATTTAACTGTGTTATAAATTCTAAATCTAATTGCTGTATAGTACAAAATAGGAACTTCTCAGGATATGGGATACCATCTCCACACCTAGAGCATGATAACCCTTGCGTAAGTAAACTAGATACACGCATATCTTTTTCAAGTCCACAATTTGGACATATAAATATTTCTGTATTAGATGACCCATACGATAATTCATACCCTACTTCATGAAATTTTAATAATTTAGCTATATCTGGATGAGTAGTCCATAAATCATTATATCCTTTAAGTATTTTTTTCGAAGGTTTACAGCAAACATTACAACCTTTATTTAAATTTAAATCTGATTCACTTATTTCATCAATATTTCCACATATTAAACATTTATATTTGTAACCTTTCTGTGTATACCCATTATATCTTAATAGTCGTATTTGTTCTAAAATTTCTAGTTTACCAAGATTAACATTTTCAACAATGTCTCCAATATCAAAACTATATTGCTTTGTTTGCGTTCTAATTATTTCACCAATAAGGCATTTTGACAAACTACTAGTACATATTTTAAAATCTTTACAATCATTATACTCAGTAATTATAAAACCAACGCCCTTTTCTCGTATATAATTTAAAACGGGCAATTCACCTTGAACATCATTAAAAATAAACTTTATTTTAGATCCTATTGATTTTTTCCAATCAATTTGAGAAGTCTTACCTCTTCTTGGTAATTCTTCTAAAAATATTTTCCTACTTTCCACATCACTTTCTTTGTCTGCCATATTTTATATACCCCCATTAATTTTAGTTGTTTTCTTGTGGTATTTCCTTAATTATAACATATTGCAGAGTTTTTTAAAATATTATTTGTTGTAAAATTTTTTTTATTTTAAAAGCACTATCTTCAATTTGTTTACTAAAATCATAAGACGTTTTTGCTTTTGTAAAATATATTACTTTTTCGTTTTCCGGTAATTCATTCAACAGTTTAAGAATTACGTCATCGTTTTTATAAAAGTATAATTTTTCTATGTAACTATAATCTGGTTCTATTGAATATTTAATTATATCAATGTTTTTAACTTCTTCTAAATATTTAATAGGAACAGTAGATGTAGCACTAAGCAATATTTTGATACTGGAAGTTTGCCCTAAAATATAATTTAAAGACATATCTGTACAAAAATTAAAGGTGTCATTGAAGAAATAATGATATTCGTCACATACTATATAATCATAATCATCGATAGGTATATCATACATTATTTTTGTTTCTATACTTTGATAATTCTTAACTGTAATTATTCCATCTTTATCATCTTCTATTAATTCATGAATAAATTGATCTTTTAAAATATCTCTATTTGTCAATAGGAGTATAGTTTTCTTATTAATCTTACAATAATCCTTTAATACGGTTTTAATAAAATGAGTTTTTCCTGAACCAGTTGGTGAATTTATAGCAATAATATAGCCCTCTACCCATCGTTCAATGTCTTTTAATTTTATTAAATCGCTTACATAATTCATATTAGTCTTTCGACCTCCTCTTTAATTAAAGAGGTTATTTATTTTCAAAAGTCTTTCTTATTTTATAATAGAATGCTATTGATTCTTTTAATTCTGGACTTTCTTGAAATAAATATCCTTCTTTACCATTAATATTTGTTAAAGTAAATTCAAACCCTAAATTATATAAAAATCTTTTCACTCGTTTGGATTTGATTATCATCTAACATCATTCCTTTTTAATTTATTTATTTTTGAACATAATAAAAAGAGAGAATTCTCATAAAATCCTCTCCATCTGTAATCAGTCTATAACTTGATTCTGAATTCCTAAATATACCATCAAATCCGTATTTTCTGGGATTATTATTTATCTTACCAATTTGACTCTAAGCTAAAATATAATCTACATACCCACATACACACTTTACTTGTCTTTTTGGAGGATTACTTAAATAAGTAGAATTATTAGCAAGTTTTAATTCATTATGACATTTTGGACATTCAATATTTGTTTGCATTGAATGTTTTTTAGTTCCTATGAATCTTTTGGATTTTTCTAAATTATTATGTTCTGATATTGTAATCATTTAAATTATCTCCTTACCAATTTATATTCTGAGTATCTTCAATAGTCTCACAAGCATCAACATCTGACCATTTTTGATGCAATCTTGTTTGATTTTCCCACTCCCAAATATTAATATCAATCAATAATTGTCTGATTTGATTTTCATCTAATAGCACCATAGTATTATCTTTTGTAAAAATCGGAACAGGATATTGAACAATACCACTATTAACACTTGTGAATAATTTAAGCCACTTCATTTGATCTAAATCCGCATATCCATAAATTAACTCTGTTCCTGAAGTCGAAGATTGAAAACCTGACTTAACTGTAGACAAGTAATCCTCATTAATCTTATTTTTCTTCCAAACTTTATACTCTTCTAATGTATCTGGAACAAAAAGCGACTCAACGCTCACATATCCCAAATCTGTTTTAATCTCCATAAATTAACCTACCTTTCTAATATTATTATATTTAGATTGTATCAATATTTTGTTTGCAAAATCTCTTTGTTCTTGAGTTGCTTTATTTTTATAATTACCTCGTTTTTCAACTATTTCAGTTAACCAATTAATTTCATATTCAGGTAACGGATTCAATTCTTTTAAAACAAATAATGAGAAAAATTCTAATTTACAATTTAAAATTGAACCAAAATGTTTTACCATAATTTGATGAATACCTAAACTCAAAATATAATCATTTTTAGTAAATTTATTAATTTCCCATCTAGTTAATACTCTATTATATGTCTTAATCATATATCTCATATTATCAAATAAATTATTAACATCGTTCCAATATTCTTTAGGGTAATAAAAATTATTTGATAATAAATTATGTTTTTTTAAAAAATAATAAATATTACCATATCTTTTCTGTATTTCTCTTATATAAGAACCTAATCCCAATTTAACAATTTGCTGAATAGGAGGAAATTTATTATCATTATTGATAGATTTTAAATTATAAATTATTTCTGAATCTGTTAATTTATTTGGAGGTATTATATATTCTTGTTTTATATTTTTTAAGGATAGATTTAAAATATCTTTAAAAATATTATATAATTCTTTCTGAATCTCATCATAACTTAATAAAAATAATTCTGATTCAATAGATATAAGTTTCAAATTATATTTATCATATAAAGATTCTTTAATTTTTCTCTTCTTATTATAATCAATACCTCTTTTATAAGTATTATTTAAAGAATAACCCCATACCTCGACATGAATAATTTCACCTGAATTTAAAATAAATTGAAAGTCACTTCGGTATTTTCTATTACGAAAAGGACGTTGCTCTCTAAGATAAGATACATCATTATGAATTAAAAATTGAGCAGTTATATATTCATATGTAGATTTATTATAACAACCCCTATCATCTATCAAATCATTTTTATCATTATAGTTTAATAATTTTCTAAGCCCTTTAGAACCACCATGTTTTTCAATTATATTCTTTGTAATATTAGTCTCATTAATAATTTCATTTATAGTTGGAAAGCGTTTATATTTTAATAGTAATGGTTTGATTGTTTCGATTATATTATTAGGCTCATTAAACCAAATTTTAATATCATCAGATATATTTTTGTTTTTAGTAATTAACTTTTTATATATATTATTAATATCATAACCCAATTCCAATGCAAGTTGTAATGGGGTTTCATTAAATTTATAACAAGCGTCTTTAAGTGCGATAGTTTCAGGATATGACGAAACCATAATAATAGTACCATATTTTTCAATATAATTTTTTACACCTTTTAATCTATTTTCTTTAAAACTCCAATATCCTGAATTAGAAGAAGAAAGTTGATTGTTTTCAAATAGATACTTTTTAATTTCTTTATTCTTTTTGGGTTGACACGCAAAACAACAATCTTTATTAACTTTCCCATTCTTTCTTCTAGTATAATCAGAATATGATATTGATGTTATAGTTTCTTTCCCCTCTTCCGCACAATAATCACACAACACATCAACCCTCTTACTACTTTTTAATGGTAAATCTTCAATTTTTATCAATATTTTTCCTCGATATTTATATTTATAACCTTTGTTTTCAAGATGGATTCTATTCGATGGAGTCCATGTGGTTTCAAGAAATTTTGTCAATAGCAAACTGACTAACACCTCCATTAATATACAGAGACAGGAAATAATTTCCTGTCTCTGATAATAAATTTATTTTATTTTATTTATCCTATTGCTCCCAATAATTTAGTAATTCCAAAAGTGTCATCTCCTGTGTTAGTTCTGGTCATTGTTATTCTTTGGGTAATTTTATCATTACTACTTGCCATATATGCATATTGATCTTCATCAGTATTTACATCGACCACTTTAGTATAAGTCTTTGTAGGTGTACCATAATTCTCATTTGATGCTGAGGAAACAAGTGATATTTTTGTATCAATTGAGAAATTAGCATTATGATCATAATTTATCCATGACGTTACTGAGGGGACTGCTTCAGGTGGAGTTATGGCGTATCTGATATCTTCTTCTAAAAGTGGCAAAATTACAATATCCTCCCACAACCCATAAAATTTAACTGTACTAGCACTCATATAAACAATTAATGGTTTAGTAAAGCTTACTTCACTTGAATTATCTAATGCACTCACATTAGTCCCTGTTCCGATAGTTGTTAATCCTCCAAAAGTAGTTGTTCCATTATTGCAAACTTGATAAACTAATGTTCCATTATCCTCATAAACAGCATAGACATTTCCACTTGTATCTTCAGTGAGAGAAACGTTTTTACGGTCAACTGTGTTACCTGTAGTGATTTTAGTTGCTGTATTCCATATTGTTCCTGAATCATCTGAATAATTAACTCTTACGTTTTGTTTTGTGGTATCAGTGGAATCTAATCCATGCCATGCAGTCCAGATACGACCAATATTTGAACCGTATTTTTTAACTATTGAGGATGGATCGGATTGAGTGTATGCTAATTGAACAAGTTGTATTCCGGTACCATTGCTTGCTGTTAACCAAGTCGTTCCATTAAAGTAATTGCAGTTTATAGCATACGAACCAGACATTTGTTGTTCAAATATTATGATTGGTAAGTTATTCCTAATAACTATGCAAGGATTTACCCAGTTTAATGTACTTGTGTTAGCATTAGTTACCTGAGTCACAGCACTCCAAGTAGCCCCACCATCAACCGACTTTGAAAATCTTAAATTGAAGCTATTGGGATATGTCGAATTTTTTGACGACCAACAAGCATGGAGATTGCCGAGGGAGTCTATTGTAATAGAATTTGCACCCATCATTGTCTGACCACTATCAATAATTACAGTTGATCCTACCATATCTATGTTTGTTACTGTTGTCGCATCAAAACTCAAACTCCTATTGGTTGCTACTGCTCCTTGATATGAAGCAATCATGTGTACTTTAGTTCCATAAGAAGTTATAGAGAAGCCATTAAATTGACCATTTAGCATACATAGTTGACTCCATGTAGCACCATTGTCTTTGGACACATAAAATTTAGTAGAGTTGTTTGGACTATCATACATCGCACAAACCAGCCACCCATTACTCAACCTAACCAACTTCCTACCGCCATTACCACTTGTATCATAAGCAGAATTTACAACAGTTGTAGGTGTAGAACGATCATAAGTTGTTGTGGATTGAAACCCATCACTAAACCCTAATCTCCCATTTACAGTATCAACATTACCTAAACTACGATAAATTAAAACATTAGTTTTATAGGAGTGCTGCAATGGTGTTATTTCTAGGTGAGGGACTTGAGATGTTTGAGAGAAGATGCCACGGAATTGAACTGAACCAGTTGAAGTATCTTGATTGACATTACTATATACAGATATAGCATCTGTAAAATCATTATAATTACTACATGTTGATGGATTCGGAGGATAGTTTGCATTCTGAGTTGATATTGATGTTAAAGTTGTAATATTACTCCATACAGTTCCATCATAAACAATCTTACTAACTTGAAATATATTCGCTCCCTTGTATTCATTAAACAAAATATACACGTTAGCATTTTTATCGGATGTAATTGAAGGCTTCTGCATACGATAAACGTTTCCAATTGTTAATTTATCAGTAGCACCATTTGCATTGACCCATGTTACTCCACCATCCGAAGAATATTTACAATGAATATTATCCACATCAGGATGAGTAGCATCTTTTCCTTGCCACGTTACCCATAAAATCCCGTTTTCATCGCAGATTGCGTCTGGTGAAGATTGGGCATAGGTTGTATAGTCTTGAATATCATAAGAACCAGGACCACCTAACCAAGAAGATCCATTCCACACAAAGCATGAAATAAAATAATTAGAACCAGCTAGTTGCTGAACTACAATTATAGGTTTATTATCTTTAATTGTAATACAAGGATTTGTAAGATTAACGTTAATATTATTCTGAATCGATACCTGCTCAACACTACCCCAACTTACACTACCATCTACAGCAGATATAGTGCCTTTTGCATAGCGAATATTGAATGAATTGGGATATGTGGCATTTTTGGATGACCATGTGGCGTGTAGTTCTGTGCCTGTTGGGTTTATTATTAGGGAGCAACCTGTACCGAAGGAGGATTGGGTATCTATGGTAATTTCAGTTGCTGTGATAGATCCACTAACTATTGTTGCATCAAAATAATAACTTCTAACCACTGTCCCATAAGTCTTAATCACATAAATAAATGTACCATTGGATGCTATAGATACATCTGTCGAGACATTGGATAAATTACATAATGGTATAAAACCATTTCCATCTTGCTTGTCTACATAAAATTGTAGATAAACACTAGTATCCTTTACAACACTAACTATCCACCCATTACTCAAAATCTGTGGACGGGCATCCTTAGATGTTGTGTAAGCACTAGCAACAACAGTAGTAGGAACACTCCTATCAATTACAACACTTTCTTCACTCACTCCACCATTTGTAACAGTAACATATTCTTTTGTTTCGGTTACTCCATCATCATTCTTTTGCTGGAGTGTTATTTCGCAACCAGTAGGAAATCCATTTATAGAATCTCCACCTGTAGCATCATTGACTTTATCAGTTAGAATTGTTGTTCCTGCTGATAATACTTGTGATGCTGTGGTTTTACGATTGTCCATTACTCCACAAGAATGATCATTTGTATTATCAAACAGGTCATAAAAAAATCCACTGGCTCCAATGGTTCGATCAGTAATATCGGCAATCGCTTCTCCATTAATTGCTCTGCGTTCCATATCTAAATATTTCTGTTTTGATATTCCTACTCCAATACCATGATCTCTTAAAACATTTTCAATATTAATCATTTATTCACCAACCTTCACATTGAACTCACCGCTATTATATCTTTCTCTAAATTCCTCAAATTGCTCAGGAGTATTGTCATCTCCATATAAATTATGATATAAATCATGTACTTCTTTGCACAAACATACACCCAAAGGATATTTATTATGTATTTTTATATTTGTCTCCTTTAATAAATTTAATTCTTCCTCTGTATAGTCACTTATAGTTGTGTAAATCGGTAAATTAGATTCTTCAATTATTTCTTTTAATATTTTATTGAAAGAATATAAGTGGTGTATATCATCAAATATTTTCCCTGTAATTATGCATTTATAATTACAATTTTTCGCACTTTCTTTTTTCCACTCTTTAATAAAGTCTCTTAAATATGGATTCAATGCTGAAGAACCGCCTTTCCAAGAATTATGTCCAGACCCTCGTTGACTATCAAGAAAACAAAGATAACATCCTCCTTCAGTTATTAAATTACTTCCAAATATTAAATTATTTAATGTTTTGTATTGAATAATATTTGGATGTTTAGGACAAATATATGCTAAAGGAATTACACAACTTTTATATTCTTGGGGTAATAATATTAATCCTCTTTTTGCAAATTCTTCATATGCAATCTCAAAAGTATATTTTCTATGTGGATTTTTATATCCTAAATATTCAATAAAATCTCTATAAAATTTTACATCTAAATCAGGACAGTTTCTAACAAACCAATTACTATCTGGCAAACCAAATTCATGTTTTCTTAATTCACTGACTTTTATTGTTCTTCCTAATTCTTCACAATTGCTTTTAAACACTTCAACATATTCTTCATATGTTTTTATAGGAATAAATCTTATTTTAGATATTTTTAAACAACCTTCCTTCCTTAATTAAACAGTTTTATATTTAGCAATAGCTTTTTGGAGTAATTCACTATTTTGAAATAGATAAATAGTTCTTCCCGTATTTTTTAAATCTGACTTAATTCCTGTAATTGAAAATCCATTCATTAACAAAAATCCGGCTAATTTTTGAGAAAAACAATTATATACATTCATTTTTAACACTCCTTTTTAGACAAAATAAAAGAGCAGATTAATTAATCTGCTCAAATTTTAAAATTATTCATTTTTTATATATTTGTGTTTTTATGGATGTGTTCTACTAATTAAATTTCCATTAGAATCATAACCCAATGTCCAAACTAAAGTGCTACTAACTGTAGTGCCATCTAATTCATAATAAGTCCATGTATCAGTAACATAGTTTGGCGAAGTCCCACCACTTAATGTAGAATTGAGATGTAAGGTTGTATCACTTCTCTTGTAATCTACTATCGTAAAAATACCATTACTATCAATATTGCTTGAATATGTGTTATAATTTTCCAATAAACCAGAGATTTTAATTGATGTCTCATTTATTGCATTTACAACACTAGACTTATCTGTTGTTGTTAAAGTAGCAATTGATCCAATTTTATTATCAGGTTTTAATTTTTCATCTCCAATGGTATCATTTTGTATCATATTCCCATCAGAAAATGTTAAATCTAAAACATAATTTTTAAATACTTTAAATTCAAATCTAATAGGTGTTACTGTTCCATCCAATAATCCATCTACATTATCAATTGAAATTCCATTAGCATTAATTACGTAATCTTCTGTTACGCCTTCAGTTAAAACAGTGGTATTTTTAATCACTGTTAATGAATCTGTTAAATGATTATATTCAGGAATACCTATAGGAATATTACTTGTTATATTACTCACAGTTACAACATTTTTCAATTCTACGGTTCCAGTAGATTGACCTTTACCAACAGCTAATGCCCAATATGCTGTAGCTTGATTAGGATTAGGTTCTTGCCCAATATTGTCTTGCAAGCAACCAAAATAAGCTCCGAGGTACTGAATTCCGTCATCGACAAGATATGATGTTGATCCACTCCAAGCACCCTTGAAACGAAGACCAGTCCCCGATGCACCAACTTCGCCCTGTGCCCCACGTTGAGCTATTTTCTTAAAATATGTAGTATTAGTCGGTAAATTACCAAGAGAATCTAATATGCACAGATACGACTCGCCTTGGTAAGACAAAGTGTTCCAAATCCTATACTGAGTAATTGGATTATATTCATCTAGAAAAGTAAAACGATTAAGTTTTACATCGAATAGATTTGTTTTTTCTGTAATTGTTGAATCAAATGCAATTTGTTTAGTATCTATATATCCTTGTACTTCAGAACTAAAAAATGTTTCTAATCCAATGCAAATATCAGAAAACTTATTCCAAGTCTCTGGATCTATAATATAATTTTTTAATGTTATTGATAACTGATTAAGTTCTATTATTTCATCAGGAGTTTTATTGGTTTTAACTAATAAAGTTCTATATCTTTCAGCATTAACATATTGATCTGCCGAAAGCGATAGTAATTCTGGGAGTGAATCTATTTGCTCTGGAAAAGTGCTTCTGTTATAACTCACTACATATCCTCCTTATTTTTAATTATTATTTATTAATAGTACATTTTCGATGCTGAAAATCCCATCGAACCTCCTACATCCAACGGTATACTTAATGAATTCAACACATAATTACCATCAATTCCAATATCATTTACAGATAATGCAATTATTTTATTTATCTCTAATTTGTAAACTGGAATACAGTTACCACTTATACTTTCATTAAAATTACTATACAACCATAAATTATATTCTGATTTAACTTTACACTGATTTTCATTAAACAAATTATCATCTGTTTCTGAATATTTTTTCTCACTAATATTTTCAATGTTAAATTTAGGAATTACAGTAAAGTCTAATAATTGCCATGCAGAACCATTCCACAAATATGACTTATTCTCATCATTTACATGACAAATATCTCCTTTAATTTTATCTGTTAAAGAATCTCTTATAATTGTCGTATCTCTTGCCCATCTATTTCTATATACCCAAGTTGCTTGAGAAGCATTTGACATCACTTTTCCCCATATGTATATAGAATTTTTCACATTCTCAAAATCAACATCATTATTAAAATCAATATTTAACTTCATTTTATCTTGATTAAAATCCCATATGATTGGGTCATCTTTTCTGTCTGGTATTTTCTTAAATACAAAATATCCATTTTCATCAAAATAGAATTCCCACCCTTTATATAGTTCTGCCAGTTTCTTAATTATGTCATATACGGTACTTCCTGCACTAAATTCTAATTCATAAGGTATAGTTGCTTCTAAACCATCAATTATTAAAGTATCAATTAATACTTTACTCACTTTACCTAAAATTTGAACTGCGCTTCTAATTGCTTGAGAAATTGGCACATCTTCTGGAATTACAACTTTATTTGGTATGTGTCCATCCAATATACCATCTAAAAATGCCATATAATCAAGATTACTTAAAGATATTGTTTTATCTACCATACCATATTTTAAAGACACTTTATTCATTGCATATTTTCCCATATTGAAATACACAATAGTATCGTCAAAATCAGTTAAACCAATAAATATTTGCATTCTCTTGTTTAACCATATTTTTGAACTTGGAGATGGTAATAAACTACTATCATTTAAAACTAAATCAATATTGCAAGTTCTTCGATAATTGCTATCTCCTTGTAAACTTACAGAACCACCAGTACATACTCCTTCAAGACCTCCAACTTTCTTTTCTAATTCATTGAATAAATCAATTTTTACTTTTAATTTTCTTGTATTTCGCAACAATAAATTATATTCTTGCTGTGTAGACATTTTTTACACTTCCTTAATCCAACAAATTGTTTTGTCTTAACGTTTTATCATCTAATGCGTCACCAATTTCTGTCCATGAAAATGAAATATCATATAATCTTTGATTAAATTCATTTTTTGGCATTTCTTTAACATTAGATAATTTAACTAATATATAATTACCTCCACCATCTTTTAATATTTTAGGTTGACGACTTTTCAAGAAACTTACTATTTGTTTTCTATTTAATTTTTCTTGTTTAACATCAATATTTCCATTCATACTTCCATTACTAACAAGCATTGCCTTTATACTCGACTGCCTATAATCTAAATCAGAATCAACAATGATTGGATACTGTGAACCCAATGTTTCAAATGTGACTGATTTTTGTATATTCTCAATTTCTGAATATTCAAGATTATATAATAATTGATAAATTATATCTTTATCAAAAATCCACGTATTTTCAAATTCGCAATCTACGCTAAGAGTTGATCTATCTCCATAAATCTCTCCTGCGCCAACTGGCATCAATGAATATTCATAAGTTTCACCCGACTCTACAAATTTATCTATTATTACATATTGCTGTATATTAATATCAAAATCAAATTCTTTTACATCTTGCCATAATAATTCTGTTGATTTTCTTTTTTGAAGTTTAAATTTTATAATCGGTACGCCATTTAAATTCACATTACCTGCTTCAAGGTCATTTTTAAATTCTGCCTTAAAAACAGTATAATAACCCCATTCTTTTTTCCCAGAATCATATGCCAATATTTCTTCATCTATTTTTACTTCATCAAATTTACCATTCTTTAATTCAAGACGATTATACGTTCCTAAACTAACATTGGAATCGAATAGAGTGCCATCTTCATATCCAAAAAAATCATAAGAAATTATCAATATTTTTCACCTACCTTTATGCAATGATTCCTATTTGCAAACTCAATGCATCATTAATTTGTTCTATATGAATATATATATTATCTGTTAAAATAAATTCCAATATATTTGAAGCATAATGGGGAATAATTCCATTATTATAAAGATGCTTAAAACAATGAATTTTATTTTCATAGTATATAAAATCTATATATCCATAATCAGACATAAGTTTCAAAAACACTAAATCCTCTGTTAATCCTTTGCACCATATATCCAATGTAAAGTCTTTGCTTAAACTAAAACCATTTGTCATATCAAAATAAACTGTACTTCCATTAGGTATTACTACCCATTCATCATTTTCATAAGATATACTTCCTATGTTATGACCAATAATTTGAATTATATTGGCAGTTATTTTTATACTTCCTTGTTCTAAATAATTTTCTAAATTAATTGCGGAAGCTAAACGTGGTTGAATATATATGGGAGTAAATTCTATTAATCCAGAAGTACCTTCCATGTTATTATCAGTAATTACTTTTAATTCTAAATATTTCTTTTCCCCATTGTCTAATCCAGTAATTTCTTGTTCAAGTAATCCATCAAATAATTCACTAAATGCTTGAATTAATGTTTGATTTTCGTCATACAATAAATACTTATAAGAATTTAAAGGGTCTTGTGTAGTACATGAACCATTAAATGTAAATGTTTGATTATTTATTGTTTCATCTATTATATTATCAATAGTAACAACAGGTATAGAAAAACAAAAAAATACAACCCAATCTGACCATGAAGAATAAGTTATATTTGTCACATCGTATGTTCTAATACGAACTTTATATTCTGTGTTATTTGTAAGAGTATTTAATGGAATTAAATGTTCAAAAACAAACGATTGTATTTTTTCTGAAAATATTGGTATATCAGGAGGACTAGTAATACTAGTGTAAATTTCTATCTCATTATAAACAACTTGTGAACCAGACGAACTAAATTTTATTATGTGATTTTCTGTTGCAGGGAAAGGGATTATCGGAGATGTTAATATGGGTTTTGTTAGAGCCAATTACTTTTCACCTACTTTCTAATATGGTCTGACAAAATCTATTATTTTTTGACTATAATTGTTGTTAATTACTAAAATCATAACTATATCGTTTACTTGCAATGACAATCCTTCTCTTGCATATAAGGTTGATATTTCATTATTGATGCGAATATTATATGTCCCATCTAAGTTACCTTCTATGACAACTCCTTCAACATAATAATTATATTTGAAGTTTTTTAATCTTTCAGCAATCAATATATCAATTGATTCCATTAAAATTTCTTGTTTATTTGACATTGTTTTTATCATTCCTTTATTAAATATTAATTGGGAGGAATTAGTAAAATAATTATTTATTGCTTTTAACTTAGTCAGATTGTGGAATCAGGTGCTTTAATTCTTCTGGACAATTATCTAAATAATAAAAATAATATCCGTGAGTTTTATTTAAAGTTCCACTTAAACATCTGCTAATATTTCCCCTATGCGCTTTTGTATCTCTGCTACAATAAGTCTGATTAGACCAAGTGCCTATGTATTTATTATTTTCATCAAATACTACAAATTCTCTTGTGTTTCTAACTCTTTTTAATCTATCATCTAGATTTTCTTTTGTAAAATCATCCTTATAAATAAGAATAAAATCACCAACTGATGGTCTCCTATTTGTTAATGATTGATTAGCATCCGATGTAGTTATATTATTCTCTATACAAAATAAAAACCTATTATCAGATTCTTCAATAAAGTTACCAAGTTTATCAAATACTAAGAGACTTCTATCATCATGCTGTGTGCGTAAATACTTAATATGCTCTTCTTTTGATGGTTTATGAATTTTTTGACCACCAACAGTCATATTATACCCATTATTGCCATATGTTCCAAAGTGGTCAATCCAATATGTTTCTTTATAATCAAGTTCTTCTGGAGAATCGGCATAGTCAAGTTCTTCCCATATGAAATTTTCCACACCGTATTTTTTCATTGCTCTTTGAAAAATATATTTTTGTTGACCAATCGAATTGATGTGTTCTCTTCTTCTTTTCTCTAATGAACAAGTAGTTTGACCTATATATCGTTTATTGTTTATTAAGTTTCTTGCAGAATATATTATACCATAATTATCCAATAAATATCCTCGTTTCTTTTTTTACATAGATAAAGAGAGTACAGTTTTTATACTCTCTTTAATAAAATATTATTTTTGCTTAATGAACAGTTGATTGTCTACTACGACATAACTACATCGGTAATCCTTCATCTTTTTCAATCGCATCTGAGCAGTGGTTGGGGTCGATTTTATTAAGTAAAGAGCAGATAAATTTACACAATCTACTATCCTTTTTCACTACATGCTTACCCATTCGGGATGAGATTGTTTCGTCTTCATCCCCTCCAAGGATTGCGTTGAATAACTGATCGATTGCTAACAATATTCTATACGGATAGTTGCTCATTAACTCACCACGCAATCGCTTCAACATCAGCAATCTCTTTACATGCTTCAACTTGTGCCTTCATGCCAAAATACCTAAGTATCTTTGCGTCCTTAATTTTGTCAGCGTCTTCACACAGTTGCACAAACTGTTCTCTAGTGTGAGTGAGTACCCCCATGTCTTTAGTAGGCCACCATGTTTCAGTCATGGTTGGTTTTAGTAAGAACATCGTAGCTCTTTGATTCATATTAGCTTGATATTCTAGGTCAAAATTGTACTGATGTTCTACGCCTGTGCAAGATGATGGAAACCCATTTAAAATATCTTGATTACAGCCTGTGTTTAGCTCTAGAATTTTCCGTTGCTGGATTTCGGAAAGAGTAGGAAGTTGTTGGCTTTCCTGTTTCCACAGTTCTGTCTCGGTTCCAGAAATTAAATAACGTACATTACCGCCTACTTCCCAAACCCCTTTTTCGTCAGTTATTTGCACTATTCACACCCCCAAACACTAACTTTACTTCCTGCTCCTATAGAGTTTACAGACGCAACTAAATTAATAGTAGCTATCCTATCTGTTTGGTTTACCCACAACCCACTAACTGGGCAAACATAGGAACCAGTTGTGTTTATAAAAGAACATATACCGACAAGTTCCGCTTTATTGTCAACTTGTATTTCTAAGTCTAACATTGCTAAATAACCTCTGTCGGATTTTGGTAAAGAATAAGCACTAAAACCTGATGAATATAATTCAATTCCAGTTTTATTCATAGATCCTTGTTCAGTAGCGACACAAGCTTGATAGTGATTAGCTGTGCTATCATTATTAAACCTTAATGATAAAGTAGCATTAGTAGTTGTTGAGGCCTTAGTTTGGGCCTTAATCCTTACCCTATTAAAATTTGAAGGGATTAATATATCAAATTGTGGCGTATCGGTGAGTGTGCCGTTAAATATTTCTTTCCATGTTTTGCTTGTTATTCCACTCGTAATCTGAAAAGTATCGTCTCCTGCATCATAAACCACCGTAAAAATCTGCCCTGCAACAATATCCCCTGTAACTAAATCTTCATTGTGATTTTTCTTAATAGTCTTCGCGCCATAGGTATTAACGTTTAACGTTGCAACCCCTGTATTATCCGTGTTAGCCTTGACGTTAAACGTTTGCCCTGCTACATATGCAGTTATTGGAGGGTTAGGCGTAATTGCGTAATCATCTGTACTGCCACCATCGGAAGCGTAATGATGTGCATAATCTACCAAATGCGACACAAGGGCATCATTAACACCTTTTACCGTTTCTGTTGTTCGTCCAGTTCCTGCCAAATTATCTAAACCACTTTGTAATGCTTTAGCATCTAATTCATTTATTATGCCTGAATTTAATTCATTATCTGAAATTCTTCCTTGACCTCTTGCCATGACAAACCTCCCTTATATTATTTATCAAAAAGAGTTAGAAGAAATTAATCATCTAACTCTTTAAAACACAAACCATATCAAATTGTACTTTTATTTCTTTGAATACTGAATTGCATAACTGTTGAGACCGTTAATTAACGAGTCTACTCCGTTTTGATTATTAACATTTGGCAATTCAAGTTTGTTGATATGAAAATGATTTTCTACTGTCTGACTAGTCTGTTTCACAAGACTACCAATACTTTTCATCATATCTATTGGTGCTTTGAAGATATCAGACAATCCTCTAATATTAGTGATAGAGCCCATTACACTTTTAAAATCAAATCCTTCTAGAGAATCCAATATCGACTTATTTATTTGAACTGATTTTAAAAGATTAAAAGTATCAGACTTATCCAAGACAATTTCTTGTTCGTCTAAATATGCCATTCCTTCAGAATTTCCTGTATATCCTCCACTTTTAAACCTCTTAAGATCAAATTCTTCCATATAATCTTCTGCTGTTGGATTTTCTCCTGTCTTACTTACTTGGTTAAAAGCCCAATTACTCATATTTGTTGCTTCTTCTGGCGTGAAATTAACAATTATACCAGTAGAATCATCAACATGAAGAGAATTTGGGTCATTTATTCCAACGGCAAAATCAATATTTGGTTCTGGTTCACTATATTTAGGAGTACCAACAATCTTAACATCAGCAGGAGGATCGTATTCCACAACTTTTTTAGCTAATTCTTGAGCATCTAATATATCCTGATATGCTAATTTCATTCTTGTTGCTAATGCTTCAATTTCAGTTGTATAAGTTGTAAAAGCAGTCTGCATACTAGATATATTGGTTTGAGTTGAGTCAAAAATACCTTGCCATTCAGTAGCAGTTACAGTTCCCATTCCACCAAGATATTTCTGATTTAAAGCACTCATATCATTAGCAAAATCTTCGTATGAATCATACTCTCCATTTTGGGCCTTATCTGTAATTACCTTTAATTTACTAAGATATTTGCCTTTTTCATCTAATTTTTCTTTATCAATGGAATTTATTTGATCTCTTTCCCATGTGATTAAATCAACTCTCTTAGTAGCTAAATCATTTTCTGCTTCTAAAATAGCATCCTGATCTGCAACATACTCAAAATTCCAATTACCATCAGCATTCTTAGTCATTTGCTGAATAGTTTTCTGACCTTTTAGATTTTCAACTTTAAGTAATGCTTGTTGAATATCAAGTTGTTTACCCAGTCTCTCCAATGATGTTCTTTCAATATCTCCCTGACTATCCAACAAAGCAGTTTGTTCAGCAGTTAAGGTTAATTCATCAGCAACAATTCTATTTCTGATTTTACTAATTTCTAAATCTTTCTCAGCACCAGAAATAAATTTATTCTGTAAATCAATTTTATCTTGCAATGCCTCTTGAGCTTCACTTTCAGTTGAACCATTAAATAGCACTTTCTCAACTGCTTCTAATTGCTTGTCAAAAGTATCTGATAATTGTTTATTTAACCAATCTTTTTCAGACTTTGCTAAGTTATTAAGAGCAATTTCTGCTTCTTCAAGTTTAGTTGTATATTCCCCAATTTTCTTTGCTTTTTCTTCAGGAGATAAGGATGAATCATTACTAATTTTAGAAAGTTCACTTTTAATCTCATAAATTTCAGAAGATACAGCAACTATTTGACCACGTATATTATCTAAATTGCCTGCAAAATTATCTTCATCTAAAAAATTAGAGAGAACTTCTAAATCAGAAACAACTTCTTTAAACGGAAAAATTATTGCTTCAAATTTTAGATTGGCGATTTCAGATGCAGTATTATAAACATCGGTTCTAACTGTGCCTAGAGCGTCCGTTACAGATTTGAGTTTAATATCCAAGGTATTATATTCTAATGAATCAACTGCAAACCCATCTCTTTGTGCTTTTAAAGATATTTGTTGTGCAAGCAAAGACGCTTCTTTTGCTTTCTGTTGTGCTAATATAGCTTCTTCTTGTGCAACAATATCTTCATTGTTCTTACCAATTAATTTGCTATATTCTAAATTATTTTCTGCACTTTTGATTTCCCACTCTGCATTTGTTTGTAACTTATCAAATCCTGCCCATTCAGCTTCATATTTCTCAACTATTAATGCTTTTATTGCTGTTTGTGCAGATTCTTCTGCTGCTTGAATTGTTTTAATTTCTGAAACAATTGCTTGAGTTGCTTCATTGTCTTTATAATTTACTGTTCCATCTTCGTTAACACTATCAATATTTTCAGGAGCATTCAATTTAGTAGTTAATTCTGTAATTGATGTACCTGCGGTTTCAATCAGATATTTATAAAGACCTTGCTTTAATGTTAGTAAAGCAGATGTAGAAAGATTTCCTAACTGAGAAACATCACTAAGTCCAGCAATTTTAAATAAATCAGCTAGAGATTTTCCTTTTCCATCTTCAAATCCTTGAATTCCCATTGATTTAAGAAACTCTTCAGTTTCTTTATTTGGAATTACAGATGTTCCTTCTGGTAAATATCTTAATTCTGCTTTATCTCCACTAAGATATGTTTTTCCATCAGGTTCAGAAATTATCTCTCTGCCTTTTTCACCAACAATGGCTTCCCCTTCAGGAGCAAAAAGAGTTCCTTTTGCAAAGGCATTATTAGAAGATTTATTACTAGATTTAGTTGTTCCCTCTACAACATTAACAGTAATAGTAGCAGTTGCATCTTTCTTTAAGGCATCAATAGCTTTCTGTGCTTCAGTTGTTTCTGCATTAACTTTTACACTTGCTTTATATTTTCCATTTTCAACTTCTTTGATAGACTTTTTAGCACTAGTTACATCACTCTTAACCTTAATCGTAGTAGAAGTTTCTTTTGCGGTCTTATCAATTTCTGCTTGGACAGTTGCCATTTCTGTATTAAGTTTCTTCAAGTCGAGCTTTAATGCACTTAGTTCCGCAGTTATGACAACTTTTCGCTCTTTTGTTGTGTTAGGATTATTCAATTCATCATTGAGTTCATCCATTTTTGTTACAACTGCGGCTTTTGCTTTGGTTATTTCATCAACAAGTTTTTCGTTTAATTTAGTGATTTCCTCTTTTTGACTTGTTGGATCTAACTTCAGAATATCAACTTGAATAGTTTCTGCATTTTTATCAAATTCTGCATGAACACTATTTGCCATTGCAGTTGCTGCTTCTTGAATTCCTGCATCCATTTTAGGCAAATCTAGTTTTAATTGACCAATTTCAGCAGTGATAACAATTTTTCTGGCTTCAGTTGTTGCAGGGTCGTTAAGTTCCTTATTGAGTTCATCAATTTTTGCCATAGTGATTCCACTAGCAGTAGCATATTGTTCTGCAATTTTTGCTATATCTGCAGTTGGATCTAATTTAGATATTGCATCTGTATATGGTTCAATAATACCCGTTGCAATATTTATCCCTGCTGTTTTAAGAGCAAGCTTAGCATCAGATGTAATTTGTATTTGAGGTTTAGACAATATTGAAATATTAGATGCATCAATTTGTTGTAATTTTGTATTTCGCTCATCTTCACTAAGGCTCGTATCATTTTCAACAGCTTTTCTGGCATCCAAATAAGTCTGATTTAATCCTTTTCCAACATCACTAATTTTTGTAGTTAGTGCAATAAATTTTCCAACATTCTCTTCAGTAATTGGCCCTAAAGCATCAATTTCAGCATTAAATCCAGCAATTTGTGCATTTCCTGTTTTAAGTGCATCAGAGAATTCTTTATTTATAAAATCAACAAAAGTTTTTGGAGGGACATAATCTGTCTTATTTGCAGGATTTTCAACTTCTGCCCCAGCTTGTTCAGGAGTTTTAGGAGTAATATGAGGAGTATCATTAACATAATCAATTGTAGGAACTTCTTTACTAGTACCATCTTTTCCCAAAGAAACAAAATGATCAACTAAATTAATAGCATCATTAATATCCTTTAATTGACCGTCAGCATTTGATAAAAGTTGGTCTAATTTTGTCTTTTCTAAGGTTTTATTATATTCCTCTTGTGCTTTAGTTGCGGCTTGTTGATTTTCTGCTTGCTGTATCAACAGTTCATTATATTTCTTCTGACCTTCTAAAGTTATAGGAATAATACTTTGCCAATCTTCTCCAGCATCAAACGCTTCTTGAATTCCACTTACATCGAGATTATTGAGTTGTGAAATTACAGAATCAAGATTAGTAATAATTTCAATCTCAAGTTGATATTGAGTAGATGTTAATTTATCAAGTTCTGCTTTTAATTTAGCAATTTCTTCAGGTGCTTTGCTAGGATCTAAATTATTAAGTTTAATCTGAATCTCAGAAATTCTCTTTGCAATCTTTTCACTTTCATCTTGAAGAGTTTCACCAATTTCTTGAGTATATTCATAAGCTTTTTTCTTTTCATCAAGAGTATCAAGATTTCCAAGAATAGATATACTGTGTTGTGATTGAGCAATAGAATCAGTAAAAGGTTTTATTATTGCATCTGCTCTAATTTGACCAATTTCTTGCAAAACTTGCATTATTGAATTTTTATAATCTAATACTTGAGAATGGACTGTAGTAAGTTTATCAATAGTTAAATTATACTCACTATTATGTTCCAACAGACTATCTAAATCTGCTTGCGTGTAACCATCAGGTTTTGCTGTTGATAAATCAGCTTTTGCTTTTTCAACAATAGTAGTTTTCTTTGCTTCTAAGGATGCTTGTTCGGCTAATAGAGATTTTTGTTCGCTTTCCTTAGTTTCTAAAATACTTTGCTCTGATTCAAGTTGGTCTTCAACACTTGCACCTATAAGTTTTTGATATTCTAGAATCTTTTGCAAGTCAGATACTTGTGTTTCAGATTTTTTCTGAAGTTTGTCATAACCTTCATATTCAGCATTGAATTTATCTGTAATAATTTGCTTCATTGAAAGTTGAATTGATTTTTCCTGATCATAATACTCTTGAAGTTTAGCTTTTCCAGCCCTTGTAGTAGCATTATCTTTGTAACTACCATCTTCGTTTTTATACTTTTCCATTGAATCAGTTACTTTTACGATTCCAGCATCAATTTTTTCCAATGCTTCACTATAGAGCGCAAGTTTAGTATCGTTAGCTTGATCAAATCTAAGATTACCTAATACAGTAGAAGTAGTTTCTTTTTGATTGGTTAGCGTGTTTTTACTAGTTGCCGCATTCTCAATCTTTTTCCTGTCATCTACTACTATTTGAGCAACTTCTGCATTCCTTGCTTTTTGCTTATCAGTAGATTTTTCAGTATCTAAATACTTCTTCTTGATATTGCCGTCTTTATCAACGTATTTAGCAAGATCAGTTGTAGATGTTTTAATAACTTTGCTATTTTCATCTATACCTTCATTGATATACTTTAATCTAGTAACTAATGAATCGACACTTGATAAATCGACTTTTGTTTTTAATTCAGCAATAGAACTAACTAGTTTGTCTGATTGGTCTTGATAAGTTTTAAGATTTACACCTTGATTACTAATTGTTGCATTGGCAATATTAACCTTATCCACAATTTTAGTATCAGATGCATATTTATCATTAACAGTTCCATCAGGATTAATATATTTTTTAATACTGTTTTCTACTTTTGCTATTGCATTCCCAGTACTCTTGATTAATTTATTGACTTTTTCTAAATCTTCTGTCTGAGAGTCAATAAGAGTTTCAAGTTTAATATCACCTGTACCACTGGAATAAGCAGGAACACCTAAAGATTTGAGAAGATTCTCAGTTTTTCTATTAGGTAGGATTACTGTACCTTTAGGTAAATCTCTTAATTCTGATTTATCGCCTGATAAATAGGTTGTGCCATCTGGTTCAGAGATTAATTCTTTTCCCTCTTCTCCAACAATTACCTTTCCCCCGACAAAATTACTATCTCCTGTTGCTCTTGCAGGAGTTCCACTATCACCTGAATCCTCACTTGACGAAGAAGTTACAGTTTGAATATAAATGGTTTTAATTTCAGATTTTGTTAAATCAGCTATGACTTGACTAGCAACTGCTGAATCAATGTTTGCCGTAATCAACTTTTCAGCGTTTGCTATTAATGCTAAAATTATTTCATTTGCTTCAACTGTATCAACAGTTACAGGAATATTATCATAGTCCTTTTTTAGAGTTTCCAATTCTGTTTGATACTCTGCTGACATTTCAATTCTAGGAATTGCCAATACGGTTAGTTCTGCATTATTGACTGCCTGAGTTTGGGAATTAAATTCTTCCTCTGTAATACTTTTAGCGTCTAATGACTTCTTCAGACTTTCCCTAGTGTCTTTCGCCTTATTAGATAACTTATCAAGTTCTTCTTGCCATTGCTCTAAAAACCCATCAACCTGGCCTTGATTTTCAGGTTTTATTTCACCTAAATTTTTAATATTTTGTTTAAGATCAATGATATTATCTTGAGCTTTAGACAATGCATTAGTAAACTCATTATTAATAACATTAATAAAAGTAGTAGGTGCTTTGAACGTAAATTCACTTTTTGTTTCATCTACAACTTTTTGTATAGCTTCATCTACACTATCCAAATCTATATCAGGAATAATGTTAATTTTGATCTTAGGAACTTGAGAAGAGAATCCACCTGCTCCTAATTTTTGCATTTGGTCTACATCATCAATTTGAGACATAATATCTTTGATATCTTCATCGGCTTGTTCAAACAGTGCATCTTGACCAGCTTTTTCTTTAGCTTTCTCTAATTCTTGCTGTGCTTTTAATGCAGTTGCCGCCTTAGTAGCAGAAGCTTCTAAAAGTTCATTATATTTTTTCTGACCTTCTAGTGTTGTTGGATTACCTAATTTTGCTAGTTCTTCTTGGAGAGAGGCTGTTACGTCTGCCCATTCTGATGTTGCTGTGATGTTTGATTCTATCCATGATTCGATGTCTAGGTTTTTAAAGGAGGATTCTAGTTTGGATACATCAGCAGAGGATAAAGCTTGGGATTGTTCTTCTATTCCTTTGAACAAATCTTCGTGAGATTGTTTTGCGAATTCTTTTTGAGCCTCTGTTGCTAATTTTATTTCGTTTGTGTTTATTACCCAAGCTTTACGAAGTTTTTCCATATGAGTATATTCTGCTTCCATTGTTTTTTGAACTTCGGCAGATGCAGAATTTAACTCCGAATAATATTGAGTTGAAGCTTCATTATTTGAGTCAAACCAACGAGAAGTATCTCCAAATTTAGAATATAAAATTGATGAATCTTTTAAAGCATTAATCTTATTATGAGCTTCATTTAAGTCCAAAATAGCTTTCTTTTGATTTTCTATAAGTTCATTGTTTTTAACCAAAATTAAACCATAGTCTTTTGATGCTTTTGCTTGCTCAAGTTCTTTTGTAATAGTTTCACTTTTAGCTTTTGATAATTCTGCTTGAGCATTTGATTCTCTGATTAAAGCATCAATTGGGTCTGTATAGGATGGATCAGCAGGTTTATCTTTTTTTGAAGATGAATCTTTTTTGTCTTTATCTCCAATACCAGCAACAGAAGCAGGTTTCCAATTAAGAACATCATTCATTTTACTAATAGAATCTGATAGCGAATTTACTTCTTTTTTTGTTTCTACAAAATTAGATTGAGCCATTCCTAAATCTTCAGCTATTCTCCAATTTCCTGTGCTTCCAGTATTATTAGAACGAGCAGACCAAAGTTCTTGTAACATATCTATTTCTGCCTGATAAAAAGCCATGTTTTTTACGGCAGTTTCATAAGTAATTTGTTGAGATTTAACATTGGCTATCAATTGTTCTCTAGATTTTGCCATTGTTGTTTCTGCAAGTTCTACTCTTTTCTTAGATTCTTCCTCTAAAAGAGCAATAATAATTTGACCATTTTTGGATTCAGCAGGAAACATAGCTAAAAGCATATTCTTAACTTCTGAGTAACGTTTGGTCTGTTGCTCATTTTTTTCTGTAATAATAGACAATTCTTTATACTCATTAACTAAATCATTTGTATTATTGGCAACATCCAAACTTGTTTGAGATAGTTTAATTTGCTGTGCTTGATACTCAGTAGAATTTTTCTTGGCTTTTTCAGTAGAATCAGCAAGTTCTTTCTGTTTTTTTGTAATTTCTGAAAGCAATGCATCATAAGTTTTAAATGCCCCAACATCAATACGAAGATTTGCCGCAAGATCAATTACTTCTTCTGGGATATTTTTCTTTTGTAATGATACTTGCATTGTGCGAGGATCAATTGTCTTAACTCTTTTTTTAGACTCAGCTTCTTTTGATTTAAGTATTACTTCAGTTAATTCGTCATAACGTTTAATTTGAGCTTCAATATCATTAATATTTTGAAGAGTAGGAGCACCTATTTTGTTTATTGATTCAGCAAGAACATTAAAACTTTTTGTTGAGTCACCTAGTGTTTTGTTTAATTTTTCTTGCTCTTCTCTTACTTGTTTAGCGTGTCCAAAATATGAAACAATGCTAACTATTGTAGCCAAAACAACAGTTCCAAATATTATCCACGGATTTGTAAGTGTTGCTATCGTAAAAGCCTTTAAAGCTACAGTTGCAGCATTAAGTGCAGGAATAAGACTTAATGTTTTAGCTAATAATCCACCCATAGTTAGTACAAGAGCGGTTATTGCGATTGTGCCTCCTGCTCCCATATTGGATAATTCTGTTAACCCATTAACAAGCAAAGTTGTTCCTGCTAAAACTCCATACATTACATATTTTAATCCGCTTTCTCCTAGTACATATGAAAGCTCTTGACCTGCTGATTTTACTTTATTAATCTGAGCTTCCAAACTACCTAAATGCTTTCTATTTTCCTCTAAAGCAGAGAATAAAGACTGTTGTGATGTTGTGGTGGCATCTGTAACTATTTGCCAATTATCCATAAGGGCTAAAAACCGTGTTAAATGATAACGACTCCCAATTGTAAGTCCGATTTGCTGTTTTTGCTCACTAGAGAGCGTTTTGAATTTAACAGCTAATTCTCCCCAGATTTGATTGACATCTCTTACATTTCCTGATATATCTTTTATCGCAATTCCTACTCCAGCTAATACTTTCTCGGAATCTGTCGAAAATGTTCGAGAAATCGTAGTTTTAAGCGAATTTCCGATGACATTTCCCGACTCTTTTGTGGCGGTCTGAATTGCCGTGGTATATCCAATAACATCATCAAGTGTTGCACCATAAATCTGCGCGGATTCCCCAGCTTTCGCCAAACTTTGTGCCAAACCTTGCGAAGTCACAGCGAAGTTATTATCACATTCTGTTACTTTCCCTTTATTAAAAGGTATTGACCACTATATAGTAGTGGCGAATAGAAATTTCTTTCTATTTCTTTATGTTTCCATAAAGTTCAGACTATACCTTATGGTTTATAAATCAATAAACCACTTCTATTATAGTCGTTGAACGTCTCCCATTTAAGGGATTTCGATGCTGATTACCCAATACTTATAATTTTTAAACATTCACGCTTGACGTTTCCATCTACGTTGTAGTTTATAAGTCTCTAAGGGATTTCCAGCAGTTTAAGAATTTTTACTAATATGTCACCATACTAGGAGGCTAATTTACTAACCTCATTTATTTTATTTACTATTGAAACACTATCTTCTGCTACGACATTGAATTGTGCCATAGTAGCGGTTAAGTATTGAGCCATTTCAGCCGTTTTTAAACCCGTCACATTTGCCAGACTGTTACTTTCATCAAAAAATCATTTTGATTACTGACTACAACATAAATGTTATAGCGGTTAGGCATTTCTACCTAACTCCACACTTTCTTTTTTAGATTATTGGTGTGGTTCGGACTGTATCTTCACCCTTGCTAGAGGTTGTAAGGGTGGTTGGCATGGGACATATGTTACCATATATCCTCTCAGTCTCTACAGATAATTATTTATAATCGCCTTAAATATATAACCATACTTACACAAACAAAAAAAGACATCATATTTTCGATGTCTTTGTAAATATCACATTCCCAAATCATATACAATTTAAGCGCGATTATTAATATAATTATCCTCGGAATTGTCCATCTCTGGAGTTTTCCCGAACAAGCCAACTTTTCACTAATACGTTACCGCATTAGGGAGCACATAATCTACCCAAAAGTGCCGTATTTGCCATATCAGTGGCTTGGGCTGCTTCAAATCCTTGCTTCCCAAATTCAATAACTGCATTTTGTGTCTCAGTTATTGTTCTACCATATGCATTAGCCGATTTAGCAAGATTATCCATTAATACACCATAATCAGTATCAGAAGACATTACTTTAGACATTTCTACTAATCTGGTATTTATTTCAATAATTGCTTTTGGAATTTGTTGGAGGACATTTAATAACCCGTACATTCCACCCATTACAACCGACCAAACCATAGCCTTTGTGGCTGCGGTGCTCATTGCTTCTCCAAGACCCCAACTTCGAGTCATTCCATCTCTTAAAGCTTCATTAAACTGATACATTTGACCAGTTGCTCTATCAATATAAACACCTAAGTTTAAATGTTGACTGCCATTTCTTAATTGCTGTGTAACACGTATATACTGTTCAGTCTGTTGGATATTAGAAGCAATTAATCTATGCCCTTCCAATAGAGAAGTATTATAATATTGTTGTGCATGAGTAGCATTTGTAATAGCAGGATTTAATCTTGTAAATTGTTCATATTGAGTAAAATTAAAACCATGAGAATCATTTTGTCCTTGTCTAACTGTTTCATAAAATCTTCTAATACGATTTTCAAGATTTTGCAATTGTGTCAATTGCTCTGGTCTTATAGTTATCCCAATTTCATTATTTGCTTGAAATTGTCTAATAATATTTCGATATCTCTCTAATTGATGCTCTAATACTCTTGAACTCTCAGGAGTTAGGTTATTACTGATATTGTTTCCCAAACCTAAAGCCGACTGCATTCTTGTATTAAGTAATCTAGCTTGTTGCTGTATTGATCTTTCTGTTTGATTAAAAAGTCCTGCATATAACTGTTGCTGTCTTTGAATATTCTGTTCAGCTTGTTGTTGTTGCTTTAACTGTTCTTTTGCAAGATGCTCTTCTTCTTTTCTAACATTTTCTATTTCTCTAGCTAATTGTGTCAGTGTAGTTATTTGATTTCTTATTTCTTGGACATTGGTTTTAGATACATTCGACATATCTAATTCTTTAATTTTTTGAGACAATTGTTGAACTTCTGTTGCCAATGCAGGATTTATTTTAAATGGGTCTAGCGATTGTTGCATCTTACTTTTAGATGCGTTTAATGCATCAATAGCCTCTCGCTGTCTTTTTAAATTAATTGTCTCTTCGTTAATTTGTTTAGAACCTGATTTAGCATTAAATATTTCTGTTACCTTAGTTAATTGACCAAAAGCATTTTCCAATTCTTTTATTTCTTTAATCTCTGTTAATATCCCATTATTTTTTGTTTCGATAACAGATTTTTTATTAACATTGTCCATTGTTCTTCCTAAAGTTTGCATAGAAGAATTAAGGTTGTTAACCTGATTAATAGAAGGAGAAATTGCCTTACTGATTTGGTCTAATCCTTTGATTGATGTAGAATCAAAAGCTATATGTAAATTTTTGCCATTTACATATGTTTGTAATTTTTCAATAGCTTTGTCAATATTGTTTTGACTACTTGCATAGTTAACCTGTATGACTAATCCTAAATTGTCAGCCAATTAATTTCACCTCACCTCTCTTTGGGATAAATAAAACTTGATATAATAGTCTAAAAATTATATAATTGTAATATATTGATAAAAATTAAAAACAAAAGGAGTGTTGAATATGATGGTTATATTTTTTATTGAATTTATTTTTTTAATTTTTTCTTTATGGTATATATATCAAAGATATAGCGGAATAGTCAGATCAATGCCATTTAAACATATTGAAGGAATGAGCAGGTTAAATAAAGGGATAGATGTTAAAATATCTTTTAATAAATACACAATCAAAGTAGATGATATTATTATACCAATCTCTAAAATTGATAGATTAGAAACAATATCGTCTAAAGAATTAGTAGAACAAAATAATGGAAATGTTGTTGCCAATGCTGTTTTAGGTGCAATCCTGATGGGTGGAGTTGGAGCTGTTGTCGGTGGAATGAGTGGGGTAGGAACAAAAAAAATAACCAAACTAGTACACTATTTAACAATATTTTTCAAAGATGATAATTTTGCTATATTTTCATTTGATGGTTATAGTAATAAATTTGGCATGAAAAACGCTTTTAAGAGAATTAACGATATGCAACAAGGACACTAAATAAAGTGTCCTTTTGTTCACCTCAATATTTATTTTATACTTATGATCCAAAAACCAACCCAAACCACAAAACAAAAACCTCCAAAAGGGGAGGTCTTAAGCGTTCTTTCCTAGTCGCTCTATTCGAGTTAATATCTTTTTTATGTTATCAATTGCATAAGAATATTCACACTTTGAACATTGTTCTATGTTTTTAATATTAAGCATTTTGCTTAGTCTAACATTAATTTCTTTTAGATCCTCTCCATTTAAACCATTTTCAGGCAAAGGTTTAATTAAAAAAGATTTGTGAATAAATCTGGCATCGCTCAGTCTTAAAACCTGTTCATATATTTCGCCACTATCTAATGTTTTTGGGAAATAATATTGATCATAAACTTTATCACTTTTATTGATCACATCTTCATAATACTGTAAACGACTTTCATATCTATCAATATCTTCTCTTGTGCCTAAATATTCTTCTTTGTTCGGCTTCCGTAACGTTTGAATAGGAATTACAAAAACATTATCATGATACTTTTCATTAAAATCTATATCTTGAAAAATTAAAACTGGTCTTGCTTTAGCTCTAGAAACAATACAAACCTCTGGGGCTTTTAGATTACCATTTTCATCTTCAATAGGCTTAAATCCATCATTTTTTATTTGCAGAGTACCTCCAAAAGAAGACGAATCAATTTTTTGGTTTAATGCCAATCCTTTATCATGCGGATTAGAAAACTCAAAAAACCCAATTGGCATTTTCTCAACATATTCAAATCCAGACAAAACTAAAGAGTTGTAGTCAATCTTTTCAATAAAGGACGTAGTGACACACCTACATTTCTTTTAGTATTTCTTTGTATACTTTCTCCAAGTATTTATCATCATCATATAATAATTCTTTTGCTGCATCTTGTATTTCTTTTTTAGAAAGTTCTTTGCGGTTTTTTGGAGACTTGCTAATAAATTTAATTACTTTACCCATAAAACCACCCTCTCTTCTTTTTTTAGGAGAAATTTTCTTCTTGCCCATATTATACCACCCCTTAAAGATTGTTTCAAGAAGTAGTATGCCCAAATTTACCAATTTAGAAGCGTGCTAATATCTAAAGGAAAGAACCTATTATTGATTCTTTCCTTTAGATGTGGTATACTTTTCTTGCATGAATTCTTACATAGCTTGTAGTTCCAACTGCAAGCCTTTTTCTTTGCTCTTTTCTAACCTTTTAAATATATAGTCCATTCCTCGACTCGTCACTAATGTAACAGGTATATCCACAACTTCTCCCTCAATAATTTTAATCTTAATTACTACTTCAAAATATCCTGCATCAATAAATTGTTGATAAGGCAAATTTTGTTTCCCTTTACCTGACATTAATATTCCTTCAGACCTTAAAAAACTAAATAATTTATTCCTTCCACTCAATTTCAATTCTTTAGCAACAATCATCATAGTCTTATTGGTTTTAGAAGACATCACTTGGTCATATAGTAAAACCTTTGACTTATCTTCTTCGATTTGCTTTCTTAATAATTCTAATTCGCCTTTACGAAGTCCTTTAAGAATTTTTCTAACCCAAGAACGAAACTCTTTTGCTCTTTCGGTTCTTGCCAAAAAAGCTACCTCATAAATTCCATCCTCATTAAATATTCTGGTTTCTTGGATGCCAGAAGGTGTCCTCATGGCGAGGATAGCTGAAAATTCTTTGGTTTTTAAATATTCATTGGGGTTTTCTCCATTTTTAAGTTTTCTATTGATTAAATTACTTACACCTTTTGATGGATCAGAAAAACCAAGCACCATACCTAATTGTTCGCTAGTCATAAACACATCATCATTTTCGTTCTTCCAAAAGTCACACTCAATCCCTTGGAAATTCTCGGATTTAAACAGCACCAGATCACTCACTTGTCTCACCATCCTCGTATCCAAGGATTTTTCCAAGACAATTATCACACAGGCTTAGATTGAGTTTTTCTCCTTCAAATTTTGATCCATAATTTCCACATCCACTAATACTCCATATAGTTGCCATTGGGTCAATATTAATCAATTCTCTACATTTGCAACACCTAATCTTCTTTTCATCCAAACAAAAATCAATTTGCCCATCTTTTAGAAATATACTAAAAGTAGAATCAAATCTAGAATCACTCGCCATATATAATATCTTTTCAATATTTTCCTTAATGATATGCAATTCTTGCGGTACATCTTTTTGCATATCATGAAATATGATATTGTCATCAGGCCCACCCATATCAAATGAAAATTTTTGATATGTATTCTCTGCCCAAATTGGATCAATACCTACCGAGACACGTTTCCCTTGATACCCCTTTAATAAACACGCCATTTCTTGAACATTGATTTCTTGTTGCACTACTCAAGACCCCTTTACTAATTTTTGAGGATTGATTTCCTCTACTATTAGTATAAGGGGGCATAGTATGTTATGTCAATACTATTTTAGAAAATAAACTGACTGCATTTAATCTTCTTCATAAAATATATCCTTAAAATCCATATCTAAAGCCCTTGATATTTTAAAAGCAATATCTATACTTGTTGTGTATCTATTATTAATTAAATTAGACATGGTTTGCTTTGTAACCCCAACCTGTTCGGCCAACCAATTTTGTTTCAACCCTTTATTATCTATTATTTCCTTTAGTCTATTCTTAACCATTCCACAAACCGCCCTTTCTCATCCAACCTATTATACCAAAATTCATATGCGTTAAACATATGTATCTAAAAGAAAGGAAGAGACTTGAATTACTTTATGAAATTATTATATCACGCTTATTAGGTAAAAATCAATTAATTATTTCTTAATTATATAAAAAAGGAACCTTTACCTATATCTATTACTATTGAACGCTACCACTACAGCATCTAAAAGCATTTTTTGCATATCACTTTGTATTTTCTCAATTGCTTTTTCAATAAATTTTGATTCTGGACGATTATGGAAATAGTCGGGAGGACTTTGATCTTCCCAACCATTCCATGAGAATCCATAATTCATTAAAGGAGCAACGTATGTCGGCTGACCATCAACAACACTAAAATGATTCATTTTTTCTGAATCACAAAATACTTTTATTTCAACTGAAGTAGTATTATATTTTACCGAGGAGGAAACGCTATTTAAAAGTTCGTAGGTACGAGTGTAGTATTGAGGCGTATACGTGGCGTATATATTATCCCAAATTGCTTCGTATAACCTCTGCTCGCCAACTCCTCTAATATAATCTACTTTTTTCTTGAATTCAGCACTAGACATTAGATTATGTAAATTAATTTGATTAACTTGCATACTATTACTCTTTTACTTCTGTGTCGATAAGTTGTTCTTCATTAGAACTTTCATTTTCATTGCCCAACATTTTATTCATCAATGGAATATTGTCAGTCATTGTTTTTATTAAAGTATTCACTCTCTCTATTTCTTCTTGAGGTAATGCTCCTACTATATGATCAAATACCTCAATATCCATAAGTGTTTCTGTCCCCGATATTAATTCTACAAGATCATCTGAAAGAGGAACATTTGAAAAATATTTAACCAATAATGCAGGAAATAGAAATGCTGTATTTCTAACTAATTCTAAATCAATAACTATTGTTTTCAATTCTTCCTTAAAAGAAAAATAATCTACGATCATCTTTTGAATTTCCGTTTTTTTAAAATATTTATTTATTTCAATAGTATAGGATTCACCAAAACGATCTGTGACCGTTAAGGATATTCTCTCATTAAATTTTGTGGATACTTTAGATATAGTTTGTTGATTTAATTTTTTATTTGCCATTTTTATTTCCTTCTTTCAATTATTAATTTAATGTTTTTATAAGTTTATTATACTTATCTTTGAGCAATTTAAAATTATTTTTCAAATCACATGGATAAATGTCTAAAAATAATATATTTCCATTATTTCTATAATAATCATTTTTCCTGTTTGTTTTACTTACATAATCTACGAACATTTTGGAATTATTATCTTCTACATACCACCCATAATATTCAATGTAAAGTGGTTTTTCAATTTCTAACAATCTTCCATTCTTATTGACATATTGAGCGACAAAATCTGGGCAATATTTATTATCCTCATGGTCGTCAGGTAAAATAAAAACATGTTCGCCACTATGTTTAAATCCAATAGCTTCTATATCTAAGCATGTTTCTACTTTAAAAAATTCATATACCATTTTTTCCTCAATGCTACCACATCTAGTTCCATCAAATGCAACACATAAACCAAAATCTTCTGGTTTCCAATTACTAGCGTATTCTGGAAATGCTTCACAGCACCATTGATAGTAGGTATCAAAACGTTTTTTAGCTATCTGATGTTGAAATTTTGGATAAACAACGGCAATAAAAGCTCTGTTAATATAAACTGGAATATCTATTATTGGATTAATTATATATTTGTCCAATCTAAATTCTACTAACTCTCTTAATATCCTTAAAAGGGTTGGTTTATCTGATTTCTCAAATTGATGCCATTCCCAATCAAATAATAAATTATTTTCGTTAATTTCAGGATACGATTCTATTAGAATAGTATATAAAGAATATCCCTTTTTAGTATATGGAATCATTTTACCTATATCTTCTTGTCTAAAGTATTTATATATCCACAATTTTAACAAATTATTGTCGCTTATGGAATCTAAAATGGTTGCTTCACACTCATGTTCACAATAATATTGTACTCTTTCAATCATGTTTTCCTTACTTTCCCAAAACCCCTTTGTCACTTCTTCAAAATCCCATTTAATAATTTCTCGATTATATAAAGGATGAAATATATTATTTCTCTTACAATACCACATAATCATATCTGATTTTGATAAACCCATTCTATGAAATTTTACAGAAAGCATAGCATTCATTTTTTTGCTATATGTATATGATATACCTTTTTTTAATAAATCAAATACTGTAAATGTGTTGTTATCTATCCATTCATGAATAATATTATTCATATCTTCTTCTGTGTATGTTTCTGGAAATACATCATCCTCAGTAATATTAAGTTCTGGAAAGCATGTTTGAAGTGCTTTTAATTTACCTCCAAGTCTTTGTATAGACATATCAATTCTATATTCATCAAATTGTTTACGTCCTAAAAAACTAACATTACATATTTTATCTTTTGTATCTAATTTTATTTTATTTATTATAATATGTCTTATAATTTTAATCATATTGTTTTCTTCGTAGCAAAAATTAGGCATTTGCTTGAATCCGTTTTTCAAATATGCATTATACCATACAATAATATTATTCTTATCAGAAGATTTTATTTTATTTCTTGTAGCAAACTTTGCCAAATTATTTTCATATGCTATTTCAGTTTCACATTGCTTGCACATATATTTTAAACCAAATTTTTGCAATTCCCCTTTAGAAAAATTATCTTCATTAAATTGTTTAATTTCTCCACATCTAGTACACTTAATTTTTACAGGAGGTATATAAATAGCATTATAGTTTCTGCCATCACAGATATTCCTAAACTTATCTACGTCTGTTTCTTGTGAAAAATCATAAAATGGAAAAATATAATCATATACCTTTTTAAAAGTATTTTCTTTAAAGTATTTGTAATACTGAGGTCTAGCAATATATCCATTTTTCCTTGCCATATCTTTTTCAGTAGGAAATCTTCCTTCGTTATTACAAAATCTAACTATTTCATTAATTAAAGTCTTTCCTCTATCATCAAGATCGTAATATGAATCAGTCAATTTGTATATTTTACTTTCTGCACTTATAGAGTTGCAATCTGTATTTATATCAAATTTATAATTATGCTTCAACATCTCTTCTTTCGAAAATTTTTCACCATACATCTTTTCAAACAAAGCAACAAAACTAGCATTAAATCTCACAGAACATAAACCAAGTAGATTATATTTCTCTAATAAATTATTAAATCCAAACGTTCCCGCAAAATTTATGTTGTCAATATTTTTATATTCTAGTAGTTTTATCTTTAACCAGTTAAGAGATTTATTCACATTTTCTTCTGTCCAAAATCCATTTCCGACACTAGATGATCTTAACTCCCAAGGATTAATATCATATTCAGGAAATGATTTTATTAAGTATTCATATATGCTAAATTTCTCAATGCCAAGCATCCCACTTAATCCATTTTTCTTGTATATTTTTGAAGAGTAATTTTGACAAATATCTTCCCTATCCCATTTTAAAATATTATTTATCATATATTTTATTAAAATAACTATATATTTGTCATAGTTATATATTCCATTTGTAAATACTTTAATTTCATTATTTAATAAAGATTCATACATGAAAATTATTTCTTCTTCTGTTAATTGTGTATTAATTTCTGGTTTATTTAACTTTAAAGTTTTAGCATAAACTGTAATAGTAGAGGATGATTTATTATAATATTTAACCAATTGTTCTATAGACATTTTGCGAAAATTAATAATAAACTCTTCATCTGTATTATACCAAGGATGGATTAAATCATAAAATACATAACCCTTGTTTACACATTCTTTACATTTTGACAAAACTCCGAATTTACATCCTTCGTGTTTTGTATAAAACCATTCATGTGCTGGTAAGCTACGCCCACATGTTTTACAAACTTTAAAATTTAAATCTGATTCATGCTTTAATACATAATCGATAACCTCTTGAACTTCTTTTGTAATTATTTGATTCATCTTTACAATCCTCCAACTTTCTAATTTTATTTATAATTTATTACCCCTTAATTATTCTCCAACAAATACAAAAACAGAGAGTAGTTTCCTACTCTCTAAAAAGAAATGACAGTTGGAGCAATCATTTCCACATATTTAATAGCAAAATCAAAGCGTCCAATGATTTGCTAAAACTATCAAATTAAATTAACTTAAATTGAGTATAGTTCATTTTGATCTATGCTCGCACAAACAAAAAGAATCCACCAAAACCAGTGGATTCTTAAAATATTCACATTCACAATAAAAAATCAAAACAATATATTTATGTATTTGTATTTATTTATATTCGTATTACTAATCTAACCAACTTAATCATCCAAATCACCAAAACTATCTAAATTATAATTAACTTTCTTCAACAATCTATCAATAAATTCAATCCCTTTACTAGTTACCAAAGTTTGCACTCTGTTAACAATTTCACCATCTGCATCAGGAATTGTATATTCTCTGACTACAAATAACTTTTGTTCAAGATATTGTTGTCTAGGCACATTATGTTTTTCTTTATCGTTTTTACTTCCGGTCATAAGAATATCTTTTTCACGTAAAAATGCAAATAGTCTTCCACGACCCACATTAAATGATTTTGCAACGGAATTCATATTTTGGCTTCCATTTGCTCCAATCAATTGATCAAAACTTCTTGCTTTTGGAATTAACTCTTGATTTTGAAGTTCTAGCATTTTTCTTTGTTTCTTTTCTTTAAAATATGCAATTCCTCTTTCATCTTCGTCCATATCGAGATAATCTTGAATAAATGATTCAATGTCTGGAAGGAATGCCTTTGCTAAAACATCTTTTGCCTTGAGTTGATATTCAACTAATTTATCAACTACCTTTTCACTTACTAATTTTGGATTAATACCTGCTAACCACAAGGGAAGAAATTCTATTTCAATTACAAAAGTGTCTTGTATTCCACCATTTGAAGGTATGCCCCACTCGGTACACCCCTTTGACAATGTTAAATGATCTTTAATTTTATCTCTTTGTTTACGAGAATTTAATCCCAAACCATTACAGACATGATTTATAGAAACATAAATTTTACCATCTTTATTCTGAATCGCTAACAAACTAGCACCATTAAAATCTACTTCTTTAATCGTTAATTCGTTCATATTATTTAATCATTCCTCTTTCCATTTTAAATATTATTTTATTTATCGATTTATACAACCTGACTAAATTACATACCTATATCCGTTGGATCTCTAGGCATATATCTCACCACCCTTTCTATCCCATTATACATGGATAGAACAATGGTGTCAAGCAATAAATAAAATATTATTAAAGGAGGAAGGGGATAGTGAAATCCCCATAATATTCAAACCATAATAATCACAATCTAACCAAAACAAACATCAAACATTTCCTGACAAGTCCTCTAATAAAATTCTCTTTAACTAAAACTTCATAATCTTGATTAATATCCTCAAACTCATTACCATTCTCATAATATTCCTCATACTCACAATACTCACAATACCACACATCATACTCATCTCTACAAGGGAATTGAATCAATTTTCCCATATTACACCAACTGTACTATGTATTCCTTTGTTTTATACTTCCTATAAATATCCCTCACTGCTCTTCGATGTGCTCCAATACAGCCTTTCTCAATATCCTTCATTTTAATTGAAGAGGTATAATGACTCACCATCATAGGATCTACACCCAATACCACATATTTCTTATGACAGTCATCAATCATAACTTCCCATTGCTCATGAGTAAATTCAGCAATTTCAAAAGTTAAATCATATTTTGCCAAAGCATTTAACTCTTCAAGTTTCTGGATTTTAAGTTCAACAACTTCTCTACCATTGATAATTGCTGTCATTGGAATTTCAGTGGAGTAGTAGTCCCATTTCCAATCAACATTGCGTTTGGTCATAGAATTTGAGCAGATATTGATATGACCACCAAAACGGTTGTTTGAATCCTTGATGCAATATAATTTTTCCATATAAATATAGCACTCTCCTCTATACTTCTAAAATGTTAAGGCCGATTAATTTGTATTCCTTAACTAATATTAGTATAAGGGTTAGTGTATACTATGTCAATACATTATATGAAAATATTTTAACTAATATTATTCGTAATAAAATACGTCAGTTAATTCTAAACCTAGAGCATCGCATATTTTAAAAGCTAATTCTAAACTTGGACAGAATCTATGATTAATTAAATTAGATATTGTTTGTCTTGTAACTTCTGTTTTTTTAGATACCCAAGTTTGAGATATGCCTCTTTCTCCCAATATCTCTCCCAATCTATTTTTAACTACTTTATCCACAACCATCAATCCCTTCTCCTATATATTATACCATATTCACAAACTCACATGCCTTAACAAAATATAAAGCATATGTATATGTATTAATAGATAGAAGAGACTCGAATCAATTATATAGATAAATTATATCATACTCACATAAACAACGTCAAATAATTTTATTTATTAATTACACAAGCACTTCAAAACAAAACCCTCTATTATCGTACAATCTTATACGATCATTAATTGCTTATTTATACCACTCGCTTCAATAATATAATCTGACCAATATTTAGAATTATAATGAAACACATAAGAAGGATCATTCTTAATCATGTCTTTAAATTTACCCATTAATACACTTATATCATTTTTACCTAAACCAAACTCCTTTAAGGATGAATATACTTCATTAATGTAGTTTTCACGATATTTCCTACTATCAACCTCTTTAATTAGATACTTTTTTCTGATCATCATATTTCACTTCCTTAATAAATTTTAAACATTGTATAGATAACTCTGTATGAAAAGATAATTGATCATTAAAACCATATCTTTTTGAATCAATTAATTGTTTGAAATCACTCATGTTTATTATACCAGAATCTAAACTTTTAATCAACTCATCAATTTTACCGTCTGCGACCGAACCATAAACAAAATCTTTATCATGAGTAAAACTTATCTTTTCTGATCTATTTTTATGAATAAATCTCGCCCATTCATGTCCTTGATGGTTAAATATTAATCCATTAAGATTAACTAAATTCTCAATATCCAATTTATAAGACATAATAATTCCATCAACTAATTCTTTAGGGTTAAATAAATTATACCAATCACGCCTTTTTCTTGCCCAATTTAATGCTTGTATAAAACTCGATGTGGTATAAAATCCCTGACCAAAATCAGCCCAAGGACTTCCACGTTTTATATTAATCCTTCTAAGTATTTGCTCAGCATAATTACTAGTTGTTCCATGATAAACTTTCTTTATTTCATTAAATTTAGGCATAAAACTCTCCAATAATAATTTTTAATCGCGTTTCTCATAATGTAAATTATTTATTTTCTATATGTATTAATTGGTCAAAATAAATTATCTACAATAAATATATCATAAATAATCGTATATGTCAAATAATATTATTTATTGCTTTACAATAAACATACAACAAACCTATTGCATTTCATCATTATCATTATCATATTCATCAATATTGCGAAATCTCAATCTTTTTGGCATATCCTCAATGTTATTACATTCAGTTTCAAATAAACTACTTGCATAATCCTCTGGATCATAATGAAATACATAATTTTTATCATCTTCAATTTCTTCTCTTGTTTTCTCTATCAATTTTTCAATCTTATCATCTTCAATCTTATGATTATACTTCAAATATATTCCAACTAATTCTAAATATCTACCAACATATTTTTCATAATTTTCATCAAGAAAAATTCCAACAAAATCCTCTAATAATGATTCAGCATGATTTTGATGTCTAAAATTATCTAATTTTGCTTTTTGGATGCACTCTATTAGAATAGCAATATCTTTATCAGTAAGAGTAATATCATAATTTGTGACTTTGTGTCCAACTTTCATTTAGTTAACCTCCTAATTAATTTTATTTTATACTTTACAAATCCAACTTATCCATGTTATAATAACGAAGGAGATACAAATAGAAAATACAATATAGAAAGGAGGTGATATTATCATAAGAGATGGGCCTTGAGCGATAGATACATAAGGTAAAAATTTCAACAACTTTGTAAGTCATAATAATACAAAAATAATTTAATTAAAAGAAAGAGGTAATTAAAAACATGACAACAATGACAACCGAATTAAAATTATTAGGAGTCCAAAATGTTGACGGTATGGAGTTTAACGGAATTGAAGGAGGATTTGGTGAGAATCAGAAAAGCATGTTAGTTAAAGATATTGCTATATTACACGGTAAAGAACTAAAATATATCAACAAACAAATCAATTCTAATAGAACCAGATTCGAAGATAATGTAGATATTATTGATATTAAGGACTTAGAATTCGAGGTTCTTCTAATGAACCACGGAATATTTAGTCAAAATTCAATAAATAGAGCTTCAAACATCTACATACTCTCAGAAAAAGGCTATACAAAACTCCTTAAAATTCTAGATGATGAGTTTGCATGGGAACAATACAACAAACTCATCAATAATTACTTCTCCATGAGAAAAGAATTATTCAAATCAATTCCTAAAACTTATGGTGAAGCATTATTTGAAGCAGGAAGACTAGCATTAGAACTAGAACAAAAAGATAAACTTCTAAAAGAAGCGCAACCAAAACTTGATAAGTATGGAGTATTTCTTGATGCTGAAGGTACATATACATTTGAGCAAGTTTCTAAAATGTTAAGCACTAGAAGCAAAGAAGAAGGGAGTAAAATTAAAGTCAATAAGAAAACCCTACCAAGTATTCTTAGAGATTGTGGCATTATTAGCAAAAATAAAATTAAAGGTAGATATAAAAATTTGCCAAATAAAGGCTTTGAGAATTACTTTAATATTTCTTGTGACAATAATGATCGAGATGATATTGATTCAGAATTGACTAGAGTTAAGACAATTGGAATTGATTATATTTATGATATCTTGTTAGATAGAAAGGAGAAAGGTAAGAATTTAGTTGTTTTGGGATAGGATAGATAAAATACATAAATAAAATATTATATAATTTGATAGAGACTTCACTCCACTGAAGTCTCTTTTCTTTAGTTCTTTTATTAATAATCCATTCTAATCCACAAAATCATTCCGACCCTTACAATCATACCAACAAACATTTCTGACTCAACACAAGCAATCCTCACGCTTGCTTAATACATCATAATCCATAATAAATGACCTCTGAAACAAATCAGAGGTCAAATTTCAATTCAAATCAAAAACACAATACTCCCAAATCAATTCTAACGAATCTTCCCATAAATTACTCTATCATATCCGATCCATGCCATTCCTATCAAAGAACTACCTTTTCTAAAATAGAAAATAGAAAGTCCTTGATTATCATAATCACTTTTGTAATATGTCCATCCATAAGGTTTTATTGATTCTGAAAAAGTCAAAAAACTAAAAGCATTCATATCATAATAGTAAAATACAGTACCACTAGTTACTGAAACTTTCTTATAATCATACCCTACTGGCATTGGTACATCAGATAATAATGGGAAAAACTTCACAGAACTAATTGATTTTATAGTCAATGTTAATTTTACTTGTTTATCATATCCATTAACATTCCCATAATAAGTAAATATTCCAGATTTACTTGTATCAATTGTAAGAGTTGATGATAATTGTGTTCTAGTTTCATTTACATCTAAATCCAATGAATTTTTAAAATCTGATTCCTCTTCTTTAATTTTGTTTTCCATTTTTTCTTTTTCTTCAACATTAAATATAGAATTTGATTTAGTTAATGATTTTAAAGATTCTAATGATTCCTTGTTAAAATCATTTGTTAAATCATTATCATTAATTACTGAATTAGATAACAAAGAACTTATGGTTGTAGTATTCCAAGTAATTCCTACTTGTTTTTTAGTATTATCACTCATTAAAGCTTCTACAGTTGTTGGAGGAGAATATGAATCATTTTGGTTAATAGATTGAGTAATATCTGCAATTGAATTAATAGTTAATGGTATTTCATTACTCTCTACAGTAACTTTACAAATATCTGTCTTATTACCATCTATAGATGTGACAGTGATATCCGATGAACCAGAACTTACTGCTACTATTCTGCCACTTTGATCAACTGTCAATACTGATTCATTACTAGAATTCCAAATTAGATTTTTATTAGTGGCATCATTGGGATTTATGGTAGCAGTTAATATTTCATTCTCTCCAACTTTCATAGATATGATTTTTCTATCCAAGCTAACGCTTTCAACATTTACAATTGGAGTATCATCTTCTACAGCAACTACAGTAATTTCACAAGTTGCTTTCTTATTCCCATCTTTTGTTGTTGCTGTAATAGTGGCATCTCCTGAACTTATACCTTCTATTTCACCTTCTGAATTTGCTGTTACAATTGATTCATCGCTAGAACTCCAAGTTACATTTTGATTAGTAGCATTGTCTGGAGTAATTGTAGCAGTCAAAATATCACTATCTCCAACATTCATGGATATATTTTCTTCATTTAAATTAATACCTGTGACATTTATGATTGGAGCAGTTTTTACAGTAACCACACATTTAGCAGTTTTCTTGCTGTCAACCGTTGTTACAGTGATAATTACTCTTCCTTTTTTAATTCCTGTGATTACACCATCTAAATCAACAGAAGCAATTTTAGTATTACTTGATTTCCAAGTAACTGACTGATTTGTGGCTGTTGAAGGTGATATAGTAGGAGTTAAAGTTTCATTATCTCCTACATTTAATTGCAATGTTTTGGAATCTAATGTTACTTTTGTTGGTTTTACTGTTTTTGTTGATAGAAGGGATTGTTGTGAATTTAAATTTGATACTTGATGTTGAGGTGACAAATTCACCTCAGAAGCTAATATTGGAGTGATTGATGTGAATAATAGGGCAACTGATAATGTGATTGTGGAAATTGTGGTTAATAGTTTTTTAGGGAATTGATTTCTTTTCATATTGTTTTCCTCCTCTTACTTTTTATTCTTTATTTGTAAAGTAGTATATATGAAAAAGGAGGAAGATACAATGAATTTAATGTGATTTGTTTCGACATTAATTTTATTTATTGGTTTAGTTAGAAAATATGAAAGAATTATAAAATATCATAGGCAAAGGGGGGTTTGGGGGAAATGCTATCGGAATTTTGGCACAAAATTACGTTTCCCCCAATTTGATTAATATATGTTTTATGATATTTATTATATTATTTTTACTAGGGCGATTTCCATCGAGGATCATTTCAGAAATTTTGGTGTCCCAAAATTACTTCATGAATAATGATTTATAATTATTTGGGACAATTTTTGGATAAGGCTGTTAAAGACTATTCCATGAATTGTCCCAAACTTTATTTATACAATATCATTAATAATTTCCCAATATCTAACTGAACCACTTTTCTTAGATATAATTAAATATTTTAATTTATTTGCTTTAAAATACTCGTTTAATTGTCCTATTGATTTTTGTTGTCTATTTCTAGAATCTCTTAAATTTACAATATCAATCAATTCCTTTTGATCTTCTTTTAACAATCTTTTCCCAATAATTTTATCCAAATACTTTATTAATTCATCTGTTTTATCATCTTCTTCAATAACTCTATATTCATCCATACCAAAAATCTCCTTTAGGTATTTACAATATCCATATTTTCCATATCCTACTATAGTTAATATTTCTGCTAAATCTTCCTCACATTTAAAAAACATTAATTCATTTACTTTCTTTGTACACATATTATCTTCTAAGACAATATTATCATAAACCATATTTGAATAATCATATTGTCTTGGAAATTTTTCTATAAACTCCTTGACAGTATGCTCTTTCAGAAAATTAGCCATGTGTATTTTCTTCTTTAACTGAGTTTCTTTGCCACCTAATGAATTATTGTTGATTATCTTTATGTATAGATGAAATTTATCATCTTCACTTTGTATTCTTTTTCTTCCAATACATTGCACTAGGACTCCAGTATCTTCAACCTCGCATATTACATGCTTTATTTCAGTGTCAACTAAATTAACCCCTGCGTCCATACATGTCGTTGTAATTAGGATTAATTCCTCAAATTTTTCATTCTTTAGCATTTCCTTAATCTTTGTTTTGTCTACATATTTATAATAATCACTATTATGCTTACTACAATTAAATAAACAATAATCTTTATATTTTTTACACAATTCATATGCTTTCTTTGCAGACTGAATAAAGAAAATTGCTTTCTCATTTCTTGTAATTATTTCATCCATAAACATATCAAAAGTTTCATCATTATGAAAGAAAGATAAATCCTCAATAAAATCAAAATCAATAGGTAATTCATAGTCTATTGTTTCTATTCCTTTATTGTCATTGATAAATCTCTTCATTTGATCTCCAGTGGCACTCATGAATATTTTTATTGCTGATGATTGACTTAATATCAAATCAAATGACATATCTGTTGTTTTTGAGAAAGATGCATCAGACATGAAATAATGAAATTCATCACAGACAATATATTTATATTCACTTAAATCATTAAAATATGATTTTAACTCTTTGTATTCTAGTTTTTGATAAGTCTTTATATCTATTACATCTGATTTATTGTCCCTTGATATTTCATCAATAAATTGTTCTGTACAATTACTCCTATGTATAAGCATTAATATTTTCTTATTTTCACCTTTTGCAATAGCATAAAGTATATTTTTGATTAACCAACTCTTGCCTACGCCTGTACCTGCTTTTATTGTTATGATGTCTCCTAAATTCCATATTTTTATTTGTTCTCCTGTTACAACATCACTAACTCTTAGTTTCTTTTTCTTGATTACTAGCATAATTAAATGCCTCCCTTACTTTATAATAAATTATTTATTGTTTATATATTTGTGTAAATGTTCTTTAACTATTTTTAATACAGTGTTTTTTGACTTTCCAAATGTATTAGGGTTAACTTGAATATCATTGGTATGGAATTTGTTAAATAAATCAATTAATTCTTCTCTAACTCCTTCAAAATGAAGAAATACTTTTGCTTTATTTCCACGTTTTTCTACAATGTCAAATCCAATGATTTCAAAACCTAAATAAACTAAATAAGCACAAAAGTTAGAATCAGAATATCTAAATGTAACTTTTTCCATAATTAAATGACACTCCTTTAATTTTAAAATTTCTTATTAAATTAACTAATAAAAGGAATCATATCGTTGTGTTTATGATTCCTTTTATTAGTTTCCTATTCTACATTCTTAATGATGTAAAAAATTCTTCCTTCACCATATGACTTTACAACTTTATTTATCGTTGCTTCTCTAATTTGTACATTCCCGTCATTGGCATTATATTGTCTTGCGATTTGATCTATTGCAGATTTACACATATTGTCACAATCCATAGATTCTATAGCATCAAATCTTAGCCATATATAAATCTTTTCATTCCAATTAATATGTTCTTCATGAGATATAATTTCATTTGGAAAGTTATTTTGCCATCTTCTATATTCATCTGATGTTATTGTTTTCAATTTACCATTATTATCAACTATTGTTTTTGTCATATAATTTACTGAAAACCCATGTCTTGGTATAACTGTAAATTCTTCAATATCAGGATCTAAAAAATCCAGTTTGTTTTGTTGCTCTTTAATTAATTCATCTTGTTCGTAAATCAATCTTCCCCTTTTATCTATCTCTTTTGTTTTAGAACTCTTAATTCCACCATTTCTTTTATTCTGATATTTTGCCTTATCTTGTAAAACTCTATGTTGTAACAACGAAACGTCATAGCACTTTCCTACATTTCTAACCGCATCTTGAGATAACTTGAAGTTTAATTCACCTAATCCATTATAAATACTTTGCAACATATTTATTTTGTCTTTTGTATTATATTGATCATTTATATAGTTAATACAATCATCATATAGTTTTTCAACATCATGCACTTCTGCATTAGCAAAAGTATTCTTTAATCTACGTTTACCAAATAATTTCTCATTATCAACAACTTCGTCTTTTGCATTCTCCATAATATATACGCCACGCTTACGGAGAGAAGGGAGGATGTCTAGTGTAATCCATTTACGAAATAATCGTGCATTTTTAGCTTCGCTATCAAGACATAAATCATAAAATGCATCTTCTGATATATATGTATTATCAAAATCTACATCTTTGGTAATATTATAGTTTGTGTCCGTGACGGACACTCCCTTTATATCAAGCTTTACACATGCATCTTCAATCCTATCTTTCCTTAAATATTCTTTTCCTTTTCCATTCTTTTTTATATGACCTAATCCAAACCCAATATCATAAAGATTAAAATAATCCTCACCATCAATAGTCATAATTCTAACTTGACCAAATTGTTCACTTGTGAACACCGATAATTCATTTTTATTTTCCATTTTAATACACATCCTTTTCTTTCTTATTTTTTATTAGTAATTTCTGATTCATAAATAACACTGCGAAGAATTATTTATGCAAATAAAACTACTTAGAGAAAAGTCAGAACGAATCTAACTCTCCTCTTTCGCAGTTTCTTACTAATAAAAATAAGATGGAAGATGTGTTAGAATAGTTTTTACTACTCTCTAAGTAGTTCTTGAGTTTTATTATTAAAATTTGTGTTTTTAAGAAAAATCAAAAACACCTTTATCTATCTTAAATTTTTATATTTATGGAATATTAAAAATACTAAAATCCTTGCTACAGGCCACTTTCAGGATGTTAAATATCCTATGAAAATGTCCTTTCGAAGGATGCACTTATTTAACTAAATGCATCTTCAACATCATCTGAATTATCCCTAATCACATAAATCTCACTAGTTGCCGAACTGACATGGCCTAATAACGCCTGTACAGATTTTATATTTTTCCCTTCATGAATTACAAGGTTCGTCGCCCTTTGCTCACGAAGTTGGTGAGGATGGACTCTTCTATTAATAACTTTACTAAAATCATCCTTGCACCAGTCATTAAATAGTCCTTCTCCTGCTTGCTGATATCTACCGTCCCTTTTTATTGCGAAGACATATGGACAATCATCTTCTCCTCTAAAAGTTAACCATTTATTAATTGCATCTAGAGCTTCTTTAGAAAATTGTAGTTTCCTTATTTTTCCAATAACCCCTTTTCCTTTACAGCGAATATCAGATGTAGTATAAAATGTAACTGTTTTTGTCTCTTCTGTTCCATCTTCATTTTTAATAATCTTTTCCTTAATGATAGGAGGATAATCAACTACTTCTTTAAGTAACTGTCTCGACTCCGCTCTTCTACAGCCTGTCGAATAAGTAAACTGCAAATATGCTAATTTTTGCCATTGTTCACGTTCTTTAAGATTCTTTAATAATAATTCCCATTCTTCTGCATTCATTGGTTGTTTTATATGTAAATCATTCATTGGAGGTGCAGAAATTTTTTTAGTGATAAAGTTTTTGAATGTAGAATATTCTTCCTCGTAATATGTAATTATATATCCATTTAAAGAACTAATTGCTGCCCGTTTTAATCTAACTCCCGAAGATGACATTCCCCTTCTTACAAGAAAATTTTGATATTTAAGAAAATCTCTACTCTTGATTTCTAATAGAGATTTATCATCACAATTTTCATAAACCCAAAAGAAAAATATTTGCAACGCAGATTTGTATTGGCGAATAGTTTTTGGACTAAGTGAAGTTGACTCTTCTAAAAATTCCTCTGTAATTTTACGATTGAATTTATTTAACTTTTGCCATTGTTCGTCTGTAACTGGTGGTAGTTTATCTGCTACTTCTGCCATGTATTAATTCACTTCCTTTTATCTTATTGTCTATTACCACTCCAACAACATTTCTACTCTTGGATTTAACTTGTCATATTTAAATTCATTAAAATATAACTTCAAAAACTCTCCACAATCATCTTTAAAAACTCCTGCATCTACAAATGCTTAACTTACCTTTGCTTTATTATTTTTAAATTCCCATTTTGGTATTAAATGGCTTAATTTCTTACCAATTTGTATGTATAATTTTTCATCAATTAATACCATCTTTTCATATTCTACTGGATAAAATTCTTTAAATTTATTTATTCTTAATTTATCTAAATCCTTCATCCAACCCTTAACCTCTATCCAAATATCTAATTCAGGAAGATAAAAGTCTGGCAAATAACTTTCTATTCCATCACTAATATCACTGAAATAAAATCTTTTAGGTTCAAATTCCCAAACTATATTTGAATAATTAAATGTACGTGCAATGTTAGCTTCCCATTTGCTTCTAAAATATTTATTTAAGTCTTCTCTAATTCCACCAGTCTTAGAGTATTTTGATCTGGGCATCCCTTTTAATTTCTCTCTACCTCTGCTAAAATTACTATATACCACAGCTCTTTCTTCGTCTGTTTTGTTTTTCCATACTATCTTATGCTTTGTAGATAATATTTGCTTTGTTTTATCAGTGTGGTTTTTTCCAAGCATTCCTTTCGGATGATTTGTTCTTACTAATTCAATGAATTGATTAATACTGCGAATGTGATTTTGTCGTTTTATTTCTTTTCTTGCAATGATTACATCCTCAGTTATGGTTATTCTATTTACATTTGTTAAATTTAATCTACGAGCTACACGACAAATTTCAGTTTCTGTCCTATTCATAATGTCGGACAATTGATCCAAATCTAATGCATTAGGATGTGTGCTGTACCAATCAACTATACAAACCTCTTCATCCTTAGAAATCAAGTTCCTTTTTCCACTTTTAATACCCAATCTTGATTTTTTACCTCTAATTGTTGCCTCTGTTTTATTTAATGCTGTTGCTAATTCTAAAACAGATAATTTACTAACATTTTCTACTAAAAATATTTCTTCTTCTTTTGTCCATATCATTTTACATCACCTCTGGCAACGTTTTTAAATTTACTGCAAACTAAATCAACAATATCTCCTTGGATTCTTCCTTCGACTGCCTTATTTATAATACTGCAATTATTTTTATATCGTTTACACTGGATGCATTTAGATTCAAACTCTTCTAAATGTGTGATTGTAGGAAATATTCCTATATAATCAACAGGATAAATGGTGATGTCTATGTGTGAATTTTTTGAATCATAGAATATACCATTAACTCTTTCCAACGAGGTGTTGTCATCTAACCATATTAATTGTGTTTCTGTAATTGAATCTAAAAGCAATTTAAAGTAATTATTTGCATCTTTATCAATTCTGTCAAAATAAAAAACACAATCTACATAAAAATGTTGTGTTTTATTGGGAATTATATTCCATTGTTGAATTTTAACTTGTTCCTTTATGTATTTAGTGAATTCTTTCTTATATTTTTTTGCTTCTGCTGTTTCATACATTGTAACCATTGGTTTACCATGAGCAATAAATGGTCTTGGTTTTAGATAATGGTTCACTGAGACTGGAATAGGGGATATTAATTTTAATACATTTTTAATTTTAAACACCATCCTTTAATTTATATTTTTTCTTTAAATTACTTTGTGCCATACGAATCATTGCAATATATGCGTTTAAAGACGGAGGTATTGGTTTAATAATAGGAGGAGTACGTCTTTTTGGATATTTTGTAAAGTAGTATTTATTATATTCATCCAATGTTTTTTTATCTAATGTAATTAATACTTGATTTTTAATTTTCTTTCATCTCCAATATCAAAACAAAGGCACGACATTTAAAGTCGCACCTTTGTAATTATTTTTATTTTAATTATTTATAAATTCATCACAACAAACTAATAAATTATCTCAATCTCTTAATTACGCTTTCTTCAACAGCAATCATCTTATACCTTTTTAATTCTTTAATAGATTTCTCTGCTCTAACTGGTTCAACCTGATTAGGATATTCTTTTACTAAATCTCTATAAATTTCTCTCCAAGTATATCCCTTCTTGCACATCCAATGTATTTCATCTTCAATTTCTCTAATTATTGATAAATCTTGAGTAGAAAGAAAGTCTCTAAGATTATCTTGTTGTCTTAAATCTAAATACTTTTTTATTTCTTTAGCATACATACCAAATAAAATATCATATGTAAGATTAGTAATTTTAGCGTAGGATATTCTATTATTTGGTAATTCTCCATTTTGGATAAATGTAGATATAGAATGAACTTCTCTATTTCTTCTAATAGTTCCATCTTTTCTAACCACTAATTGATCTAATTCTGCTTGAGTAAGATATAGAATAGATCCTTTTGATTCTTTCAACTTAAAATAATCTCTAATTACTATCTTATATTGTTTCATTGCTAGTTTGGTATCAAGTAATTTAAGTAAAAGAGTATAACCTTGTTGGGATAAAAGATATATATTACGGGAATTTCCTATTGATTGTTTAGTAAAACCTAATTCTAAAAGTGAGTCCTTTGAAAGGATTGAGTTTTTTAAGTCAATAAAATCAATACCTTCTTTAAAGTATTTATCTTCTATGTGGTTATTAATCAATTCATTTATTTTTCCTAATGGTCTTTTATGTAGTTCGGCAACAGTTTTTACCAACATAACTTTCTGATCTTTACTAAATCCACCATATACATTCTGAACGTCAATCCCACATACTTTTACAGTTCCTTTGATTACTAATTTGCTAATGCTTTTATTTTCCATTATTAATTCCTTCTTTCACATTTAATTTATTTATTACTATGATTCACGCATAAAATTATCTAATTTTTTTGCACCATTTGTCATAGACATCTGAGCTTTCCTGAAAACTAAATTTATACCATATTCTTTTAGTGGTCGGATGTATGCCTGTCGCTTTTGCTATAATTCCTTGGGACATATAGAATGAAGCTTGTTCTGGATTATAAATGTATACAAATCTTTCTTTTTCTGTCACTTTATCACTTCCTTTCACCATAAATTTGCATCACAACTTTGTAATACATAAAAAGAGCATAATTAATAAAGTTATGCTCCTTCAATCAATCACAAAATATTAAATTATCATAACCCTCTATTTCCAAAACCCTTGCTATAAGCCACTTTCAGAGTTCAATAAATAACATAAAATCAGTGATTTATTGGAGATGAGGGTGGGAGAGACTGGTTGATGGATGAAAATAGTAAAAAAATAAGGAGAAAAGAGAAGTTTTTATTTCTTCTGCTTCTCTCCTTATTTTGATGTTAATAAAAACAATTATAGACTTTGCAATTGTTTATAATTGTTTTTATGCTGATTGTTGGTTGTTGTATTTTTCTAGGATTTGTTTTGCTAGGAGTTGATGTTCTGGCTTGATACCCTGTGATTTTTTGTTTATGACTTTATCAAGATAATTAATATCATTTGAGTTTATTTTTGTAATATTTTTTGATAAATATGTAAGTTGTAAATTTATAAATCCTCCTCCATATCTATGAAGAATAGTAACAATTCCATTTAAATCTTTACATAAATTACAATCGTCTTTTAATTTTTGAATTTCAGGTCTATTTAATAATTTACTATATTTGTCATGAAGTAAATCAAAGTATTCTAATATTTTTTCTTCATTCCAAAATTTATTAGTTTTAAATTCCATAGGTATTCCTACCTTATCGGAAAATTTACCATATGTTCCATATCTTTTTGTTATTTCTTTCATTAATCTATCGTTATTATGCCTCATAATTTTACTTCTTGGTAAATATCCTTTTATAGATGAATATGACAATAATTTATTTATTAATTCCTGTTCATCAATTATAGCGTATGGAATTATTTTCTCAACATCAATACATTTATGTATACATTCTATCTTATCACTAAATAATTCATATAATGCAGTTTGTATATCTTCGTATTTCCTATTATCAAAGAATTCAGGATATATTGATATTAAATTATGTTGATATTTATTATATAATTTCATTTTAGTGTCATGTGTATCATTATAATTATGAAACTGATCTTTGGTATTACTTCTATACCCTCCCCAAATTTCTATCCATAGTTTTGTAGCGTTAGGTAATGTCAAAACAAAGTCACAATTATAATTACCATCTTCTTCTGTATTGTCCGATATCAACACATTTCTTTCTACTTTGACAGGAGAATTATTTAAAATCCACTGACTAAAAATATACTCATAGGAAGAAGAATTATAGTATCCAGAATCATCAATTAAATCACTTTCATCAATATAATTCAATTTTCTTTTTATACCTTGCATTCCACCGTGACGACCAATATGCTGTTGTCCTATATTTAATTCTTTAAGTATCTCTGCTTGTGTTGGGAATCTGTCAATTTGTTTAATTAATTTTCTAAGATAAAATTCTAATTTTTCCCAATCATCAAAATAATGAGGAGGTAATTTTCCACATATTTTTATAACATCGTATCCCATCTCTTCCACTAATGATGTAGGAGTTTCTTTATTGCGTAATATTTCACCATATAAGAGACGATTAATGTTTTCAATATTTGTTATTGTGCCAAATTCATCTATATGATTTTTTAATTCTTTCAGCCTATTTTCTTTAAATGTAAAATATCTTCTATCATTGATAGTTAATAATCCATTATCATTATTATACTTTAATTTATCATTCTCTTTTTCGTACCTATGTTTGTAACAAGTATCTGATGGAAATTTTTCACGTTCTTTATTATACCTACGATATGGTTTTGGAAGTATTGTTTCTATTCCTTCTTTTAAACAATAATCACACAAACTCTCTACTATCAAATTAGAACCTTTATGTAAATCTTCTGTTTTTATATGTATAATATCTCCAGATAAACAATTATGGCCTAATTTATTATAATAAGATTTGTTTCTGTTTGTTATTTCTATAGTTACTTCTTTTGTTATTAACATTTGTCATCTCTCCTCCTCTGATAAGGGAATGGGAATAGAGACTATAAATCAGAGTTATAATCTCTATTAATTACTCTTATAAACTCGCGCAAATTTATAAGAAACCAAATTTTTTATTTATATTTCTTTACAACTGGATTATCAATTTCCTCCCATGTTTGTTTTTCTCCAATGGGAGAAAACATCATCTGAATTAATTCATAAGCATAATATTGTTTTATACCATGACCAGATATATAATTCCCATTTTCATCTTTCCCAAGCTGATATACTTTGTTCATTTCTATACCATCAAAGGGCCATGCTGAAGATGAATACTTTAGTTGTATTGGATTCATATCATCAACCATCCCTCCTATTACTGCAATGCGTGCATTGTTACATAAACCTTGTCAATTCCACCACTTCCATTTGCCACGTCTACAGCATATAGGTCATAATCAACTGAAAGTTCTGTAGCACTAGTGCTATTCATAGTGATTGTAAAGTCATTTTTCGCTTTTGCTTTTTTAACATCAAATACAACTGGGACAAGAGCACCAGTAACTTGATCATTTACTAATCCAGTTCCAACTATACGAACGTATCCAGCAAATTTATCAGCAGTGAATGTAGTTGTACTAGTAGTAGCAGGGGCTGAATAAGAATAGGTGGCAACAAAAACAGTACTGTCTGGAGCAGTGGTAACATTTAGAGTTACAGTTTTTGTAGAAATAGAATAGGTATTTACCGTTGTTGCAGGTAATCCTAAAGTTTGCTCAACTCCAACATCACGCCCGTTTAGTAAATAAATTTTTAACGTACCAGCAACAGGAGTTTGAGTTAATGTAATAATTTGTGAAGCAGAAGTTAATGTATCTCTAATAGGAATATTTACAGCTCCGATAGATACAGCCTTATTAGTCAACATTCCAATAACATTTAGATCCACCAATGGCATTTTCGTAGTCATACTCATATCTTTCGTATGGTCAAAACTTAGCAATTTATAATTTCCTTGTCCCCCACGCAAATCTAAACGATCTGCTTTTGACGTAATACTAGTATCGGAAGCATAGTCAACATAGAACTTTTGTGCTCCAGTTGTAAAATCAAAAGCTGTGTAATTTAAAACTTCCTTGATCCCAAATTGTAAACTCATTTTTATTCCTTCTTTCTTAATTTTATTTATTTTTTACTTATAGAGATATATAAAAAACACACGCCTAAACGTGCAATTTCTCCAAGATTATTATTCTAACTTTTCTGCCCAGTGTTTCAACTTTATATCTTCCGCTCCAGCCAACATAGCATCATAGTTCAAAAAATAAGAGTCAATCGAATTTAAAGCCTTATAAGCATTTATAAGTTGATACATAGTTAAATTACCAACATTAAAAACATTAATACTTGGATGCTTACTACAAACCCCACTCATAATATCTGTAATATCCTGTTCTTTTTGATGCTTTTTATATTTTTCTCTCATTTCTCTTAACTTTTCCATAAATTTCTTCTGTGCATCATTTTCTGTTTTAACTTTACTATTTTCTCCATTAATACAATTCTGTTGTTTTAAAATATCAATAAAGAAATTAAAATTATTTTGATATAAAATATTTTCTTGATTTTCACCAATTTGAAAATATCCTTCTTTTACAAAAACCTCTTCTTTAAAAAATAAACCTAATCCAACACAAATTATTTCTTTAGATTCTTCTTGATGAAAAGCAGATGCAAATAAATATTCAAAAGGTTCTATGTTTGATTCTGTTCCCATGTTCAACATTTCTTTAATAGTTTCAGAATCAATACATAAAATACTCAAATATCTATTATATTCATTAAATCCAATATCATCAAAAATTTCATCTAAAGTTAATGGATAGAGTTTGAACAAACCTAAACTAACTGGTTTACCCCTAAGAAACTTCGATGCTAATGTTATATCATCCATATTTATTTCACCTGACTTTAAAATTGAAATTCAGTAGATTTGTATGCAATATAAGCACCTGAATAATTTTCATTTACAGGAAAATCATTCATATCATAAAATGGTAACTTACCTATGCCTAATTCTCTTGATTCAGAAAATACTTCATCTATATAATTTAAAATCATATCGTATCTTAAAGAACCATACGATGTACGAATCAATGAATTGTGAGTTATAATATAAAAACATATAGCCCCATTCTTAAACATTAATCCTTCTGGTTTATAACCAAAAGACATTGTTATAAATGTATTTGGTTCTGTTTGCACTGTGGGTATGTATTTGTAAGGATATATTTGAGAGTAAATCAAAGATGGAATATTAAAATCATCAGGTAATTGAACATCTAAGAAATTCTGTTCATTACTCACAAGACATTTTACAATTTCAGGTTTACTAAGTAATTTCATTAATATTGTAAATTTGTTTTCACCAAGTTCTGCAAATCTACTCATTTCTCACCTTCTTTAAATTACAATTTATATTCACCTAATCACTCCTAAAACAAACTCTTTACCTGTATTACCATTCCATTTTGACTAATAATTTCTTCATCCACGCTCTTACACCATAATTTTACACTACCTAAATTATTTCCCTTAACTATGCAAGTATTATTAATTGCATTTTGTGATGTAATAATTGCTAATGTAGTTGGTAAATTATCAATTCCTGTTAACCAGAAAGATGATTCTTTAACTATAGATAAACCATTGTTTTTGAATACTGATAGATATTCTTTAGTGTATGTCTTGATTATTGATGTGCTACCACTGATTTCTACAGTTTTATTCTCAATAGGAACTTCCACAATCTCAACATTAATCGTATTAATCACAGTTAAGTCATTTTCTATCTTACAACTAAATACAACATTTCCAACATCTAAAATTGTTACAACTCCTGTAGTTGCATTTATAGTTGCTTTTGTAATATCGTTACTGCTGAAAATTAAATTAGGAGTAGGAGAAGCAATTACCCCATCAATTTTTACTTGTGCATTAATAGTTAATGGATCATTTTCATTGACTTGAATTGAATCTCCATTTAATATAGTAAGAGAATATGATGGAATTACTTGTTCAACCTCGCTATATACCATTCTCAAAATCAGCAAACCATTCACAGTAATATCATCAATGTTTACTACCGTATAATTCCTCAATCCAATTTTGAACACGTAATTCATTGGAATTTGTCTAGTAACATCGGTATAACTTATTTGTACTGCAATTTCTGAATCTAATGTTGATATTATTTTTTGTTCATCTAGGGAAATTGAACCTTTTGAGATTATGCAGGGGATTTGATGGAGAGTTGAGGTGGAAGAGTAGAATTGGAGTGTGTTGTTGGATTTAATCATGCTTGCAGTTTTATATGCTTGTAAATTATCAATATTGCTTACTATAATCCACTTATTACCTTCCCATTCTACAATTGATCCAGTATTGACAACTGCTTCAATTGGCATATGAATTTTCTTATCATATTTCCCCTCATTTAATGGATTTAAATGTGATTGAATTATTACTTGTGTTGTAACATTATCAATTATTACACTTTTGCCTTCTGCGCTATAATATCTACGAATATCAAAATTTTCTTTTACGTCTGATACAATTTCTTCTTTAGAAGAATAATTTGAGTCACTACTTATCCAATTTTTTCTAATATTCATGTTTCACAACCTGTCACAATTAAATAAGTAGAGAATCATATTATTAATAGACTCTCTACTCAAATTACAAATTAGAATTCTGCTTTTGCCAATCCTTCAATTCTTAAAGCAGATGTATCTGCAGCTGCTTTGTAGTACAATTTACCGAAAGGCACTGCAACATTTTCCCTTGCTTCTCCTGCTTTTAAAACCATT